AACCATTTTTGACATATTGGAACGAGCAACTTCATCCCATACTGCTTGTTGATTAATTCCAAGAGTGTGTTCCATGCCTTCAATTACCCATTTAAGATCGGCACATGCATCTGCAACTTCCACGATATCTTCTTCATTCCATGCATACAACAATTCTTCAAACTCTTCTTTAATGAGTTTCATGTAAAGAGTTCCTTGAGCAACTCTATCATATGGGATTCCGGGCGTGGTCTCAACATTTTGCTGACCCGCCAACATAAAAACTTTTACATCATCATTACTGTTCATTTACATACTCCATAATCATTGGAAAAATTGGTTCAATTGCGGCAGCACATGCGAGTGCAATTTCTTGATGTTCTTTCTGAGTTCCGTTTGCTGATCTAAGTTGAATGTAATGAACCCATGACCGCAATGTCCCATTCATGTACATGCGAGATTTGGTATTACCTTCCGGTAAGACTGCACGGGCTTGTTCTTTTGCAATGCCATTATCAAGTGCCCATTTGTATGTTTTTTGCACTTGTTCCAAAAGTTTATTTTGTTGAATTTGCCACATATCATCCAGAGTAAAGTCTGTGCTAGGTAAACTATTTTGACGATTCTTCATATCTTGAAGACGAGCATCACGAGTAACAAAACCTAGCTGAGATGCATCAGCATATCGCTGAGAAAACTCTTGGAACGAGAAGGAACGATGACGTAGAATTTGTCTAGCGATATCTCGCGTAGTATCAATCTCAAGACATACCGATACCATTTCCAGTGGGCTAAAATGCTGGTGTTTAATAAGATAACGTACCAATTTTTCAGCAGTTTCGGAATTATTTTGATTTGTTGGATTTGATACTCTTGCCGCAAATGCAACTTGCTCAAGCAAATTCATGCCATCGGGGCTCTGGGAATAATTAATTAACTTCACATTCATTATATTTTCTTTCAATTTTTAACAACGTTTCCATGCCATGAATTTAACCTTTGCAGTCAATCCACTACATGTATTCTTCTTTATGATATTAAGTGGATCAAGTCCAGCCAATACCATATCATTTACATCTTTTTCTTCAAGTGTCTGGGGCCAAATAACTGTATTGTAGTCTTTGTTGACAATATCACCAAGTATCTTAGAAACATCTTTGTTTCTTGGTTGATTGTCTACGACTACTACCAGCTTATCCTTTGGCAATCCCAACATTTCTATTTTGTTAAACGCAGTGCCGGTTACAGCAATTGCATTTGGTAAAAATAGACTATCAATCGGCCCCTCAACTACGTATATAGTCTTTGTAATGTCTACGTCTGCTAATCCAAAGGACAATATAGCATCTTCTTGGATTTTAATAGTTACATATCTTAAAGACTCTCCGCGCAATCCTCTACATGTAACACCAACCAATTTACCATTGATATCATAGAATGGCAATACCAATCTTGGCTCAGAGGTTTTTAGTTTATCTTTGTATTTATCGGATAACTGCTCAATTTTCCTAATATCATCAATAAAATAAAGAAATTTAAATTTATCTTTTGGTATTTTTCTAGCTAAACAAAACTGAACAGCTTCGTTATCTTCTGGCAGTTTATCCAGCCTATCAAATAACTTATCAATCAACTTTTCTTCCACAAAATTAAATACAGGCGCTGCCATCTTAAACATGGACTCTGCTTTTTGGTGTGGTTGATTTGCTGGAAGACCTTCGGAATATCTCTCTAGTACATACTCTCTATATTGCAGAGAGTCAACAAACTTCAAAATTCCACCGAAATGCATTGATGCGCTACAGTTGTGGCATTTATAATAAAGATTATTTTTTGCACTGTAGAAATACCCCCTTGCTTTGTTCGCTTTAGTCGAATCTCCGCATAGGGGACACCTACAATTATAAAGATTGGTATTCTTCTGTTTGAACAGAACTAACCTATTGCTTATGAGTTTTAGATATTTTAAATCAACGAATAGTGACATGTAGAGCCTTATTGAAGGCGCTAATGTATCATAGAAAGACTAAGTTGTCAAGAAATTTTTAAGAAAAAAGTCCAGAAACGTGTTTTACATTGGAAAGTAGGTAGCCCAAGACTACCGATCCACCAAAAACCATCCATCTCCATTGCTCAATTACAGACAAACGAGAATCAATTTCATTGATCAAAGCCAACATTTCTTTGTGTTGTTGCTTCGAATCTTCGCGGAATTCTTGTAAAGAAATAGATAAATTCTTTAATTCATTTTGTAGCACGGCAACCTTGGTATCAGTATCAAATGATTCCATATTATTCACCTGTCTTCTTTACAGATTTTTTACGGGGAACCGGAACTCTTTTCTCTTCTTCCAATTTTTTAGGAAACTGACGTTTTTTTGCAGGAGTCGCTTTTTTTACTTCTGGTGCTGGGACTTGAGTTACAGCATCTGTAATTTGATCATTTACTGCGGTTGACTCTGTTTTGTGTGGTGCCGAAGGCGAAACTGGTTTATCCGTTCCACCAGTAGTTTCAAAAAATGAAACAATTTTATTTATTAATTTCTCTAACATCTGGTCTCCTAAACATTTTAAATTTATTTTTTGGTTTTATTGTTGTATTTAAAAATTCATCACCAGCGGGAGAATTTCCAATTGGTGTTGCTGCAGTATTATTTGCAGGAGCACCGTCTTCGGAAAATTGCTTAAATGTAAATAATTTTTTTTCGTTTAAATATGTATTAACTTCTTCAATCTCAAATTCAAGATTTTCATTTAGTTTATTTTCATATTCAACCTCTACATTATTTATAGTATAATCATTTTTCATGCCTTCTTTAACTAATGCTAAAGCGGCAGCATATGATACCAATTTTTTGTTTTCAATTGGTGTTCTTTCAATTATGCGCTTAATTCTATACACTAAACGGTGTAATAAAGTGTATGAATCACGAGTTTTGACCGTATTTAGGTCTTTCATTTTAATAAGCTCTTTGCCCTTAGCATCAATTATGCCAAACCTATACGCATCCGTTTCCACGAATGGGGTAGTAAGCATTTTTAAAATTTTATATGCTATGACTGAATCTACAAATTTGCCCATTATAGTGTTCTCAATAATTCTACGATTTCAACATCTACTGATATATCCGAATCAATTATGGATAAGTCTTTAGATATTACTATTTTTTCTGGCATGTAATTTAAAAATATCAGAAATGTTTTTAAATGAGGCCAATATTCTTTTTCTATTTTAAAAAACAGCATTTTAGTTGCTGCCTCTGAGCCAAATAAATTATAAAGTATTACGATATGATTTAAAATTAAACGTTCCCTGAGTTCTTTCCCAGCAGAATGCTTTCTCAATAATCTTTTAATATATTTGAATCTGTTTAAATCATCTAAAAATTCTGACATTCCCTTGCAAGCAGGGTTATCATAATTTTTAATTGCATACATTTCAAAGTTTAAGTCAGTCAATTCAAAGATCATTAATTATACGACTATACGTAATTCGCCCGTCGATGTTTTATATACGGTACTTGCAACTAAACCGGCACTCACTGCCATTGAATTATTTGCGTATGTTGGGATATTTGCAAGTTTCATATTCGCAAATAAGTTTGCAACAGTAATTTGACTGCTAGTAGTTCCATGCACAATATATAGCGCATCTGTACTGCTAACTGCTGTTACTGCTGGGAGTTCTGTTAATTTAAATTTTGCCATAATTGTATTTATGCTAGTGGATTAGTGGGCCAGACAACAGTATCTATACTAGAATATGTCTTTGTAATATCTCTTAGTTGCTGACGATATTCTAACACTGCAGTTAATTGCACATCGGTGATTGTATGAGCAATATTTAATAATGCTTCTTCTTGATGGCGCTGTAATACCCAATCAGTTGAAAATAATAAAGAATTTCTCATTATATCTAGTGTTGGAACATATGTTTGAGGTGGATTTGCCGCAAGATCATCTTTTGCAGCCTGTTTAATAATGTCAATATTTGAAATTATCCAAGCCATTTCATCTGAATTTTGCCCACTTATACATTCCCCATTTAATCGCTCAATTGCATAAATATTTCTTTCTGGTTCATATGCCATGATTCTAATGGTTTCCATATATGGAAATCCAGTAAGTTCTGCAAATTTTTCAGTTGAAGAAAATAAATATGTAATTTCATCGAATTTACATGAAATTGAATCATTATATAAGTCTATGGATAGGTAAGTATGAATCATAGTAATTTTTAAATTAATGGAGTTATGGAACAAATTTTATAAATGCTAGTTTTATATGTGCAGGTAAATAATCAGAAGTGGCAGTTGGTGTTCCGGATATTATATGAGTATGACTGGCGCTATATGTAAGATGTGAGCCAAAATTTGGACCGGCATCATATGTATACGTCTGTACAGGTCCATAATGGGAGTGAGTCCATGTTGAATTGGAAAGAGATCCCAGAGAAGCAGGGAAAGTATAATTAACAAGGGATTCTTGGCCGTGAGTCTGTCCAGTTGTTGCATGACCGAAAAAATAATTTCTCATATCAACTGTACCATTTGTTCCGTCGCATATTTTCCAATATGAAGGCAACAAAGATAAATCACCACAATACATCAATATATCATTTGTACATAAAATAGTAGAAGTTGCGTCATCCCATATTGACAATAATTTTCCTGCCAATGAATCTAAATATATGGTAAGAGATGAAGGAGCATGGGTATGCGATCTAAGATCTGGAGTAGCTCCACGTGTTGCACCAAGTTGACTTGCAGTATATAATTGTTCAGATGGATAAACTTGCAAATCAACATTATGGCTATGTGCGCCGCCGCCGTAGCCGGTAGAAATTGTAGAAGATGCACCAACCTGTGCAGAAAGAGCGTGTCCTAAATTATACCCAACAATATATTTATTTCCAGCTACAGTTGTAGCTAGATCGATTGAACTATTTAAAGATCGAGAAGTTTCATTTATAAATTTAGTATTTGGCGGAAAACGTTTTTGATCGGAAATAGCTCTCAATAATGTAAACTTACTTTTTGCTGGAATTGGATTTCCGGTAATTGCTGACGCAGATAATACATGGGTATGATCTCCATCAATATCGTTGTATATGTAAGCACTATATGCAGATCCACGCCCCTGTAAAGTTGTTGTATTATTTACGTGGGCACCGGCAATACTTGCAGTTAATCCACTGACACTAATGCTTGTAGATCCAGATTCAGCAACAATAGTTCCAATTTCACCTTGAGTGGCAGTTCCCTTAATAAATTTATCAGTTGCATCGGCAAAAAATTCCCACTCATAATAATTTGGATCTGCTCCATTATACAATATTATACTGTCTTTTGGAATAATATACTGAGTAGAAGTTGGGGGAGCTACGACTTCTCCAATCCCAGAAGCAATATTAACTACACCTGAAATTGCCCCACTGTTTGACCCAAACTCGGAATAATATGTTTTGCCATTTCCAATAATTACATATCCACCCACGCCCCCAATTTGTGGTGCTCGTATGCCACTTATTAATGGGGTAGTATTTTGTATAGTAGTACATGATTGGCGAATTAATAACCCATTTGCACCAAGAAGCCCCGAGCCTGCGCTTTGACCATATATCCCACCATGACTACTATTTCCCCCTTTACCAGAAATAGAACCTAGATTTCCTGCACTGCCTACATTATAATTTATTGCTAATTGAGCATATCCTGCCCCCGGCGAATATGCGCCCGGATCACCGCCCACCCCATAATTAACTATAATCGACCCAGCATTATTATACAAAAACCCGTTTGCACCATAGCCCCCGCGACCACCAGCGCCGCCGCCAGCAAGTAATTCTCCAAAATTAACTACCTGCAATGTTCCATCAATAGAACTAGGCATATTTATTACATTTCCACCATTAACTGCACCACTTTTTCCCGGAGCACCCATAATTACGCCATAGTTTACTAAGTCTATGTTTCCTGTCCATGAAACGGTTACTTGAATTGGGGATGACGTAGATGTAGTAGCACCAATTAACACATCTGTATTAGCAATCGCTTTTTTGCTATTTATTTTATCTAGGTCAGTAGAAAATAAAGTAGTTAAGTTTACTCCGGAACTGGAATTAGAAAGATATTTTATAATTTTAAATTCTTTATTTGCGAATTCAGAAAAAGATCTTTGTACACCGGTTGCAGTTGCAGCTACACCAGATTCACCACCAGAATAGAGTCTAATTTTACTATTGGTCGTTGTTGAATTAAATTCCGTTGCAATATCCCGCAAAGATATATTAGATACAGGAATAGATCGTCTGATATGGGTGGAATTAATAAATCCAAAGCTAATAATATCGCTTAAACTTGGACTGGAATTTATTTTAACTAGTAATGCTGCTGCGCGTCTGGCAATCGTGGTGCTAACAGACGATCCCGATACAATATTATTAATACTAATTGAATCAGCATTAATAATATCACCCCCATGTTCAGATAGATCCCCGTAAAAATATCCAGAATCATCAGCAGTACGAAGAATATTCAATATTGCAGTCTCTCCTGCATTTGCTGGAGTAAATCCAACAAGATATCGTGTTATTGCGGTGCCAGTGGTTACATTAAATGATAATGACTGATTCATAATTTGTATTCAATATTCAACAAAATATTAAACTAATCTAAAGTATCTTACGTCGATATATGAATTTGATATGCTATTAGACGTAAAAGTCAATACATTACCCGATACCGTATAATCAACATTTGGCGCAGCAACCAACCCATTAACATGGACAAAAATATTAGCGGGGCCACTAACCGTTCTATTCATTATAAATGTTGTATTTGTACCATCACCGGTAAATGATTGATTCTCAAAAATTCCAGAAACTAACGCAATAATAGTATTTGCATTTGTGGAAAGGGAAATTGTTCCATCCGTTATAATAACGCCGCTACCAGCAGTAAATGCTGCTCTTGCTCTATCATTGGAGAAGTATAAATTTAATCCCTCGGCGATTGAAGAAGATGTTACTGTCGAGGCAATTTTTGAAGATGTGACAGAATTATCTGCAATTTTCGCAGTAGTAACTGATGAATTGGCGAGACTATTACTAGTTACTGCTCCAATCGCTATATTATTAGATTCTACTAATCCAAGTGATCCAAGTCGTGCTCTAGAAACCATTATTGCTCCGAAATATTTTATTTAGTATTTATTTGTTGCTTTAAGGTGTCAACTTCTGACTTCAATTCCTTAATTGCCTGAATTAATAACGGAATAATTTTTTCATATTTTACCGCCTTATAACCAGTATCACGAGTAGTTACTACCTGTGGCAATACTGCTTCAATTTCTTGAGCAATAACACCAATGTCATTATACGTTCTATCTGGATACATTGCAAGTGCTGCATCATTCCAATCAAAAGATACGCCATTAATGTCATCAAGTTTAATTAATGCATTAGTAATTACATGGATATTAGTCTTTAGATTTCTATCAGATGAATAGAATGCAGTAATGTCATTGGTTGCACGAATTTCGCCCGCAAGTCCAGATGCAGCAGTACCAACACCTAAAGAGGATACTTGAAGATCAGTTGCAGTTCCAACTACCGATGAAGATGAAATTCTACCATTGGCTTCAATTACAATGCCGGAACCAGCAATTAATGCATCCTTAATATCAACATTTGATACTCTGGTATATGTAATTACACCAGTCGAGCTATTGTATGCTACATTACCATAACCCTTTGTGCCAGTAACATTGGCATTAGTAACACTAATTGCACTTCTAGCACCGGTATCAGAAAAGGCGGTTAAGGTTGAAAGAATTTGACCGTTAGCTTCAATTACAATACCATTACCAGCAGACAATGCAGATTTAATGTCGGCATTGGAGACACGAGTATATGTAATTACGCCAGTGCTACTATTGTATGCAATGTTACCATACCCAAGTTTATTTACAACATTTGCATTAGTAACACTAATTGCACTTCTAGCGCCAGTATCGGTGAATGCAGTCAAGGTAGATAAAATTTGACCATTGGCTTCAATTACGATGCCGTTTCCAGCAGACAATGCGCCTTTAATATCTGCATTAGAAACACGAGTATATGTAATTACACCAGTTGAACTATCATATGCAATGTTACCATACCCAAGTTTATTAACAACATTGGCATTATTTACTCCAATTGCACTTCTAGCGCCAGTATCGGTGAATGCAGTTAAAGTCGAAAGAATTTGACCATTGGCTTCAAGTACAATTCCATTACCAGCAGACAATGCAGATTTAATATCGGCATTTGATACTCTGGTGTATGTAATTACGCCCGTTCCACTATCATAAGTCAAATTACCATATCCAAGTTTATTAACAACATTGGCATTAGCAACGCTTATTGACCCTCTAGCATTTGTATCACTGTACGAAGTAGCAGATGTAGCAATAGTTCCATCTGCCGCAATGGTAATTCCACTTCCAGCTTTCAATGCATCCTTAATATCAACATTTGAAACACGAGTATATGTGATTACTCCGGTTCCGCTATCATAGGATACATTCCCATAACCTTTTGTTCCAGCAACGTTTGCACTGGTAGCACTTATTGACTCTCTAGCACCAGTATTAGTGAAAGTAGTTAGAGTAGATAAAATTTGACCGTTAGCTTCAATTACAATACCATTACCAGCAGACAATGCATCTTTAATATCAACATTTGATACTCTAGTGTATGTGATTACACCAGTGCTACTATTATATGCTACATTACCATAACCTTTTGTGCCAACAACGTTTGCATTATTTACGCTAAGTTTACTTCTGATTGTGCCATCTGTTGCCGAAATAATATCGGTAGAAATTACGCCAGTTGACTGAACATAACTTATACCACTTCCGTTGGAAATAGCGGCTCTTGCTCTAGAATTACTAAAATATAAAAATCCATCAGAATTAAATTCCGCGACATTCGCAGTAATCAATGATACTGCCCCAGTTTGAGCATTAACCGAAGTAACTGGGTATATAATTGCAACATTTGTCGCAGAAGAAATAATACCGTTTGCGCCAACTATAAACGAAGGAACAATGGTTGCATTTCCATACCCGCCAGCCGTTACTCCACTAGTTGGAATATTTGCGCCAACATCACTTGCAGAAAGTCCGCCCGTAGACGCGATTACACCATCGGTAATGGTAATATTATCACCGGCAGTAAATGCTGCTCTTGCTCTTGCATTAGAGAAGTATACATTTCCAGCAGTAGTATTACCAGATTCAATTACATTTCCGGTATACAATATTATAACGCCAGTTTTTCCATTGACAGATTTTACATTTGCGGTAATTGTGCCGTCTGTGCCAATGCCAATTCCATTGCCAGCAGTAAATGCTGCTCTCGCCCTAGCATTGTTAAAGAACACATTGCCGGAGGTAGTATTGCCATCTTCATATACATTTGATGCATCAATTGCACCCTGCAACTTTCCACCATTTAAAACTGAACTGGAAATTGTACCTGTTCCAGAAATTGAAATTCCAGTTCCACCAGTTAATGCATAGATTGCACGAGTATTGGTAAAGTATAGGTTAGAGCCTTCATGCACATTACTCGTGTTAATATTATCTCTTACAGCAGCAATTGCTCGTACATTAGTAAAGTATACATTAGAAGTTAAATTTGAACCTTCTGGGATACTATCTGTTATAAATGTGGGGTTGTTTGCTTGCTGAACATTAGAATTTGTTATTGATAATCCACCGTTCGCGCTTTGACTTAATTTCAATGTTCCAATGTTAAGAGTGCTTCCAGTCAACCACACATCGCGCCATGGTCTTGTAGGGCTACCAAGATCATATACTCCGGCGGCAGCAGGAATAATATTTCCAGTTACCAGAGTTGCAGTATTTGCAATATCAGCAATCACTCCTGATGTTACACCAGTTAAAGATGAAGATATTACTCCAGTATTACTAATTGCTACCCCAGTTCCTGCAGTAAATGCTGAAATTGCACGGGTATTTGTAAAGTATACATTTCCGGTAGTAGTATTACCAGATTCAACTATATCATTTGCAGATAAAATAACTTGCCCAATTCTTCCTGCAACACTTACTACGTTTGCATATACTGCGCCGGTAGAAGGATTATAAAGCATTCCCGGAGCAAACGTAAATGCTGCTCGTGCTCTTGCATTAGTGAAGTATACATTTCCAGTAGTGGTATTACCGGATTCAACTATGTTTGAAGTATAGATTGTTGGTAATCCAGTAATCGTAGCAGAAGATGATATGCGACCATTAGCTTCAATGACAATGTTATTACCAGCAATCAATGATGATATTGATCGAGTATTCGTGAAATAAAGGTTAGCAGAGCCTTCTGAAACTGAATCAGTCGATAGTCCACCAACAGCAATAGTTCCAGTTAATGCTTCATATGCAATACCCGTTCCCGCAGTTAGAGAATCTCTCGCTTTTGCAGTTGTAAAATATTGATTTGTGCCTTCGGCTACATTGGTGGTTGTCAATCCTGAAACCGACACAGTTCCAGTAGAATTAATCCCAATTCCAGTGCCACCGGTTAATGCAGCAATTGCTCTGGCGTTTGTAAAGTATACATTTCCAGTAGTAGTATTCCCCACTTCAATTATATTAGGAGTATATAATTGTGGGATTGCGCCGCCCAATGTTGCAACTGATGATACGCGACCATTTGCCTCAATGACAATATTATTACCCGCAATCAATGATGATATTGATCGAGTATTCGTGAAGTATAAATTTGCACCTTCAATGATATTACTTGTGCTGATATTATCTTTTACTGCTGCAACTGCGCGGGCATTGCTATAATATAAATTGGAGCCCTCTGGAATGAAAGAGGTCGAAATTGATGTTGTAGTTGTGCTATTAACATTGTTGGTAATAATCAAATTGCCAGAAATGTCTTTTAAGTAAATACTTCCAATAGAAAATACTTGTGCGCTCATGTTCCACTTGTGGGTGGAATTTCCTAAATTTCTTCCAGTGGTAGCAGACGGAATTAAATTACCAACAATCGTAGTAGGATTAGATGCTAAATTGGCAAGTACTCTCGTATTCGTGTAGTATAAATTGCTAACACCTTCTGGAATAATATCTGTATTCCCAGAAAATGCAGTAACCAATCCAGTTATTAAACCATTTGCATCAAGTATAATATTTTGACCAGCAGTAAACGCAGATCTTGCGCGAGTATTTGTAAAGAATACATTACCGGTGGTAGTTGTCCCATCTTCAATTACATTACTTGCATAAATTGTACCTGAAATCGTTGCATTTCCGCCGCCGCCTGTAGCTGGCCCCTGTCCAAATAAAGTTGGAGAAAATCTTACAATAGATACAATACTGTTGGCGAATGAATTGACTGCTAATGTTACATTAGAAACACCAGTTCCAACTGCAACGGAGTAATCTTCAGTTGGCTGAAGTAAAAATCCATCAATATAGACAAATACCGTATCGTTTGCAGTAAATTCAAGCGGGTTACCATTTAAGTCATTGCCATTAAATATTGCTCGTGGAGTAGCTGTAACATAATCAAATCTTGTTACACCAGTTCTAGTAATATTAGAAAGATCTAGATCTAAATTGATATTTGGCTGAACTGAAATAGTTCCATTCGCAGTAATAGTAATACCAGCGCCCGCTGTAAGAAGCGTACCAATCTGTTTTAGGTCACGCGAACCATCTGTATTACTAATTACGACATAGTTATTTCCCGCAGAAACGCCAAGATTTGGCTCGGCGTTATTTAGGGTTAAAAAACTATATCTATTTGGGTCAAGATTACCGGGTGTTGCTGGAACTACCGCGCTACTAAGTCTATTAAGCATTTCTTATTTTTTATTGGTTAGATGTTTCTAATACACTCATTACGATCTTTAATTTATTATTTTCACTGGCGTGTGCATAAAATCCTTGACTTTGCTCTAATACTAATTTTCCAGTTAACACAGTAGATGCGTCATTTGGTGGAATTGCATACTGCTTAACTAATTCCACTGCTGGCTGATTATTTGCTTTATAATAGCAAGTAACATTTGCAACTGTATCGCTTATGTTTGAAACTTGCGCCATCAATATAATTGACGTTACTTCGGTTGGAGCGACATATAATAGTGTACTTGCGGTTGTTAAATTTGCGCCAAGTGATTTAAATACATTTAATGGTACTGTAATTGCCATTTTTTATCCTTATTGGATTGCTAAAATATAGGGAGTCAACACTGCAAACAAACTCTTATCAAATGTTCTACCAATAATTGTTCCCGTTGCTCTATTTATAACCATTTCATTTCCAATTCTAAAGTCACCTATGTGGTCAGTACTGGTATAATACACTGCACCGCCGCGCAATTCAACGACTTCATTTTCTTGGATTGGAATTCCTCCAGATGATGGAAGAGCGGTTGCCAAGTCATTGCCAGAACCAACATATTCAAATGTTTGACCAGATGCAGAAATATAGCTTCTTTGGTGGAAAGATACTCTTGTATTTGCACGAGGAAAGTCCGCAGCCAATAACTTTTCATCCAATACAATAGTAGTCTCGCCAACGCCACCTAAAGTTGGATATGTGACATTAATATAATTAATAACACTAGTCTTGACTGTACTAATATTATTTAGTACTGCAGTCTTAGCTAGAATTTTATTCACATCATAGCTTGTAGTTGTCACACTTAGCGGCACAAGCGTGGATGTATTATACACACCATCTGGAACAAAATCAATAATAATGTTAGAAAGCGTAATTAATGTATTAGCTGAATCCGATGACCCAACTCCCAATGATCTATTTTGAATCAATGATAAGTTTGCGTTTGCTGATCTAACGATTGCCGTATTTAGTACGACATTAGAAACAACACGTTTTAAATGATTGTAACTATTGGCAGTTGGCAATCTTTGTGCAACTGGCAATGTTGCAACTGCACCATTATAATATGCGTTTGCCGCAGTTGCTGTTTGACTAGTTCCGCCATATGCTAAGTCATATGTAAATGCATCTAATACATAGCCAATATCTCTAGCACATAATGTTGGACTATAGGTAGCTGCAATTGTTGGTTCGTTCGCAGAGATCCATGAAGTTATTTCGTTCTGAATGAATGCTTTGTTTACCTGCAATATAGAAGCGGCATTAGAATAACCAGTGGGCGTTGTAAGTGGGGGTGCATAGAATATAGGATCTACTGCAGCTACACCACTATTAATAATTTCAGTAACATCAGAAATTCTAGCTGCAACGGTTGCTTTAATAGCTCCATCACCAATGTATCCCAATACTATTTCTTTTGCTTTATTGATTCCATCAATTGTGGGGTCTTTTTGAACCGTAGCAGTTACGTTGGAGCTATATGATCTAAGGTATGCTAATCCAGCAACAATAGATTTATAATTAGTGCCCAAAACCATGTCATCCAATGCAGCTTCAACAATGTAACCAACATCTCTTGCACATTTAGCTTGGTCATAACCACCAACAACATTGGCTAATGGAGTAGATGAATTGACAGTATAAAACTGAACACTTCCATTGCTGATTGTTGCCCAGTTAGAATTTACATATTCTAATACTTCTGCTTTAATGAAGTCTCTATTTGACAACAATAATTTAGTAGCATTCACCATATTTGGTGATGTATTTGCTGTCAATTCTATTGGAGTTTTTGCTGGAGCAACTGCTGGCCCATTTTCAATAATATTTACAATTAAATCTAATTTAGTATTAATAAAATTAGATTCAGCAAATGTGGCAGCAGGTGCAGCAGTTGTATTTTGTGTAACAGCAGTTTGCAATGTTGTTAAAATTGGCTGCGCAGTTACGATTCTTTGCGTCAATGATTTAATATATTCGTATGCAGCACCAGTTTGAACTACTTGATTAACAATTCTAGTAGTGTCAGCATTGTAATTATAATAATAAACACCAGATTGAATGGATTGTTTATTTCCATCATGACGCAAGTCAAATGTAATGCTATCTAAAATAAAACCAACATCTCGTTTACACTTATCATTGTCGTACAAGAATTGTGGATATGTTGTATTAACATATGCTACGGTTTCTGCTGCAATGAAATCCTTATTCAATTGTAGCAAATTAGATGAATTTTGAACCGCTGTTGCAGTATTTGCTGGGTACTTATCAGGAACAATTCTATCAGTTACACCAACTGTTCCATTATTAATAATATCTATGATTAAATTAAAATCGGTATCAATTACATTTGCGGTCTGGAATGTTCCAACTGCTGTATTAGCAAATACTTGAGAAAATGTAGATTGACGTTTAATTGGAACTCCAACGCTTCTAGAAATTACATTTGCTAAACTTTTTGCATATGTCAATGCAGCAACTGTCTCTGGCATTTGTCCCGGAATAGATGATGCAGTTTGAGTATAATATTGCAATCCAGCAAATGTTGATTGTGAATTACTTGTATATGCAGCATCAAATGCAACGGAGTCTACAATTAATCCTGTATCACGAGAACACAATGCTTGGTCAAAATTTGCAAATAATACAGCATCCCCAATACTTGGGCGCTTAGATACATTCTCCAACAAGAATGTTCTAGAATTTATTTGTGACTTAACTCTGCCGGTATAAAGAGGAAAACTTACGCCATCGGCTACTAATCCATATGTACCAAAGGACGTATTAGAGTTGGTGATAGAACAGAATCCACCCGCCTCACATAGAATACCAATATTACAGCAAATTGTAAATACGGATACCAACTGTGTATATCCGCGATTCAACATATGGATGCCGATACCACCAGAATTTGTCTGAGTATATGCATCACACACCATTGAACGCAATCCACCAACAAATGCTCCATCAACTCTCATACCGGTTCCGGTAGTAGTAATAGAACTTGAGTTTTGAATATATGGGCTTGTTACAATCGTACCAGCAGATCCATCTGGATTATATGAAAATACTGCAGCGGGTGCAACGTGATCCCTGTAGGTAAATCCAGTTGCATATGAACCGTTTTCAACATAAAACATGTCTTTTGTTGGCTGCGAAGGGCGAACTGTAGTTGTACGCAAATTATCGCCAACCAAAGCAACCCGAGCTTTAATAGTGACAGGTTGATTGTGTAATGTATATTCTCCGGGATTTACTCTAACTGTTGTCCATGCATTCGCTCTAGCCAAAGCAACGTGAATGTTTGCAACGGCATTCGCCATTGTTCTTCCATCAAGGGTATCATCGCCATTACCGGATACCCAAATAAGATTTGCAGTTGGCTTTTGAATTTGCGATCTTAATACTGCTCTAGCATTTGCAGTGGCATTAATCGCTAATGTATTTGAGAAATAAAGATTAGCCTGACCCTGTGGAAGATCATCTGTGGTAAATGTTCTTAAATCAAGATTTGCCAAATATGAAATATTTGCCTTGATAGTTCCATTACTTTTATCATATATGATAGTAACGTCGCCAGCACTAATTGCTGCTCTTGCTCTAGCATTAGAATAATAAAGATTTGCGGTTCCCGGAGCTTCTAAAATATCATCGGTATACCCAGAAATATCTGATTTAAATCCCGGAGAAGTACCAAGAATTCTCCAGTTATTATTATCATAGATAAAAAATGCAGTGTCACCAATGTTGTCGAAAAACAGTGTGCGATTTCCAACAATATTCACATTAGGTGAGCGAAGTGTTGCTCTTCCGCCAGCGCCTTTGCTCACCAATGTGATAATTTTTAGCTGCCCGTTATCAATTCCATTTTCTAGTGTTGGAAAAACTTCGGTCTGAAATAATTGTAATTCAGTAATAAGTTTTTTATTGGTGATCGGAAATGTATAAACGTTACTTACATCTAATACTTGCTTATTAGTATCAAGGAAAATATTTCCTTTAAATGTGGGATTACTAATGCTGGAAAATAAATTCGCAGCATCAATTTGTTTACTATCGCCATCTTGCACAACATAAAATGTATCACCGGTTTTAACTACCGATGCTCGTGCAAGATCCGTTATTTTCAAATCAGCCATTTTTTACACTTCTTTATTCTGGAATTACTGTGTCGTCGTTAGCATCAACTTGCAAATCGTTTGTCGTATTTGCATTGAAGTTTTTAGACATTGCAACCAATACTTCAGATTTATTGCGAGTCTGACCAAAAGCATCTGTATAGGTAGAATAATTAACCCATCCAGTATGACTAATACCTTTAGCTTTAACTAAAGTATTTGCAACTTCGTCACGATCAACGCCATAAACATTTTGTTTACTTTGTGTATTTGATCCAACATGACCTGAACTCAATAACCATTTTGGTGATTCTTGAACCGCAACGGTCAATCCGGCATTTGCGCCAGCGCCCGGAAATACATAGTTTGTATCCAATGTCAATACAACATTCGATAAAATTGAAGCAATTGCATAATTGACATTGGCAATAACCAATGAATATCCAACCTGTGCATTTGTATCAAATGATGTACCTGTGCCAATGATGTATGCATTTCCTGATACATTTGCATTAGCTGTGCCAGTAAGCACTTTTCTATCTAATTTTCCCCATTCTGACATAATAGTCCCCTTTTTGTTTTATTTATACCTTACGTACAACACCGGATGCTGTATGAATAGTAATTGATGTTTTACCGTTATTGGTCTTGGAATATTTAAATCCCGGTTTACCTTCAAGTACAACCGATTCTGGATTAGAAATAGTCGTATTAATATCAGCTTTTCTTAGACTTTCAACTACGCTATTAGCATGAGCCATAGTTTTAGCTTCAATCATAACGTTCATATCTTGGGTGTCATATGCTTCTGCAGCAATGGAAATAATTTCACTTTGAATTGATGGGTCATCTGAATTTACAATTGTTTTAACTGCATTCAAATAATCAGAATAAGAAAGATTTTCTTCTAATTCAATTTCAAAATCGTTATGCTTAAAAGTGGTTTCTGAAACTTCTTCTGCAATTTTCTTTTTACCAAAGTTTTGGAATACATCCAATACCTTATCATGCATAGCATTAGTTGTTGCAGTGATTGGATCTTTTTTGAAGCTAACTTTTTGTTTTGGTGCTTTTGCAATTTCAGCGGCTTGGCGAACTGGACTTGCTTTATTTGCATCCATATAATGTTGAGTGTATGCGCCTTCGCTCATTGATTTAGAATTCATGAGCTTAACTTGATGTTCTGCGGTATCTTGAGCATCTTTTTTGCCCTCTTTACCAGAACCATGATATCCAACTGGGCCTTCCCCCATATGCTCTCCATCCTTATAGAAATGGGATTGATATTCTTGATATTCTGGATCATATCTTACTTCTGCGTGATATGTGCCCGTTCCTTTACCGTGCTCAGAAACTTTTCTAAGAGCTTCGTTAAGTTCTTCAACTTCTTCATCAATTTCGGCTTTTTCTTTTAGTTTTGCTTTTGCACGAAGCATCTCAAAATCTTTTGCTGTCAATTCATCCTTTTCAGGTTCATGCAAATCTAATTTTTGTTGCTTTGGTGTTAATTTTTCATCTAATTGTTGTACTTCTACGGTCTTACCTTCAAGAACCATAGTAATAGCATTCATAAAATCTTTCATGGCGCTTCCCCTATTTGTTTATTATTGTTATTTATTATGGTTAAATCCGGCGTCAATTTATTTCAAAATTGACTTAATCATCCATCCGTGTTTCTGATGTGCAGTTATACGATCTTGGAGAACATTGGAAATACCAATCTCCCCCATTGTTTCTGCGGTACGATATGCTTGTAACAATGCAAGAATAACTGTATCATTGTCTCTGGATAAATCCATAAACATATTTCTTGCATCAGCAGGAATCATATCAACTTCCTGAATACTTGTTATATTTTTAAATGATGTGTATGAAGCATTTACTTTAACATCAAGTGTACGAATTAATTCTGCAATAGAATCAACTGCTGAAAATGCGTCAGTGTATAAATCATTCAAGAATTCATGATATTGAGGAAAGTCATTTCCTTCAACATTCCAATGATAATTATGCGTTTTTAAGTAAAAGCTAAATGTATCAGCCAGTGCTTTTTGTAGTAATTGTGCTAATGGGTTCATTTTATTTCCTTGTTATTCCATCATTTTTGCTTTGCGCATCATAGGGTATGCTGGGCTATATAATGTTTTTGCATCAGCAGATTTAATTTCTGCTTCATGTTCATGCTCGACTTCTGGTTTCATCTTTAATGACTTTGATGGAAAATCTTTAAAGGATACCATACCAAGTGGCTTTCCTTCAATTCCTTGATCGTGAATTGGAGCATCAATTCCAGTAAATGTGTCCTTTGGAGTCCCTCCAATTTCTTCCTGCACAACTTCTTCTTCAACCGGAGAATTATATCCAGCTAATTGTTGTTGTACAGTTTGAGCCTGTTTAAATTGGCTTAGTGTTTTAGACATTGGGGGTGCTCCGATTAGATATGGGCCGTTTGAATTTAAATCCGATTGCTTTTCTTTTCTTTTATTTGTAGTAATTCTACGTGCTCTAACTTTTCTACCAGAGGTAGTTATCTTATAATCTGAGCTATATGCAGTTTCTTCAATTTCTCCGGGCTCAGAAACTACCGTAGTATGTGTTCCATATTCATTTGCAAATGATGTATCTGGATGCAAACTGAGTTTAGACATAACTTTAGTATGTTTTTCCATGTATAACATGTCTTGATCGGAGATTCCCAATAAATTCATTGTATCATGTGCAATACTAAGTTTCATAATATATTGATGAACCATTTCTTGCGTAGCAAATCCGCCTTTAACCGCTGCTTTTTCAATGCCAAACATCAAATCCAATGCTTGAATTGCTTGAAGAACAAATTTAGGATTAAGATCAGTTCTTTTAACCAATTCACCCATTTGTTTTGTGGCAGTTGGACACATATCAAAGTGTTTTGTAGTATAACCTTGATAAGAAATTTGTTTGTGAGTTCCTTGCATCTCTTCTAATTGAGATTTTGTCATGCAAAGAGCAGGAATTTTCTTTTCGCTAAATTTATTTCTATAAGTTGCAGGAAAATTTTCTTTTAATGCTGGCTTAGAACTTCTTTTAAAAGAATCATCCATTTCAGAAATATCTTTGATCCAATGTTTTACACGCGCCCCAGAATTTAATTCAACTGTAACATAAGATGCACCGCAGGAAACAATTTCTCCAGTTCCACCACCCTTAATTTGAACCATTTCACCCAAATTAAATATTTCACCATCTACATAACGCTCTCGAATATCTCTATGTTCTTTCAATGACATTCCTCTGCGAACATCGTTAAACATTTGTCTAACATAGCTTTCTTGCATATAGATTGGCGCAAGTTCTTTGAATTTTTTGAAGTCGTTTTCTTCTGCGACTTTTCTCATTTTTGATGAGCTACTTCCTTCTGCACCATCGACGCCGGGGTTTCTATCGCCGGATGACATTACTTTAATTGTTTCAAAATTAAAATTGCCGTGATCGCCCTCGACGCCATTATACTTATTAATTAGATTCTCAATTTCATCTTTTCTATTGGAATCAGTGAATACTGTTACATGTTTATTTCCAGAAGAATATAATTTGCTCAAATGATGCAACATTGAAGGTGCATTTTTTGTAGATAGCTTTATATTTGTTTTTGGAAAAACAGTTTTCGCATATGCTAATTTCTCAGTTGGAGATAGTGGATTATTTTTTGGATCTTTTGAATGTGTTAAAACAACCTCATGGATAGCTCCTTGAGATTTAGCTTCTTTCATTAGAGAATTTATTAATTTCTCATGCCCAGAAGTTAGCGGATTCATTTGCCCAAATGCAAATACAACTCGCTTTTCTTTTTCTTCTTTGATAAACGCTTTAAAATCCATATTTACCTATTAAATGTGACAGATATCTCTTATTTATAATACTAAATTATTCATATAATTCAGCCCATGATAAAATACTCTCATCCCATTTATATAATTTTCCATCAACTGGATATGGAACTGGAGCAGTCCACATCTTAGTTCTTTCATTAAATGACCATGATGCATGAGGACTATCTTCGATTGATAGTTTCTCTAATTTTAATCTATTTTTCCAGTATTCACCTGATACGCCTTCAATGAAATATGGCGAATTACTCTCGGGTGCAATATCAGATAATTCACCATCTTCATCTCGAATAGCAAATACACAATACCACAATACATCATCAGTAATTGCAGTAAATTTATGCGAATGTTCTTTTTTAATAACAATAAAAGTTGGAGCTACAAATATTTTAGGTGGATGCCCATCAATCTGAACTTCAACCGAGCCTGTTGCCAATAAACTAACATGGTCAAATAAATGATAATGTCCATGAGTTGACTCGCCTGCTTTTTTTAGGACATTTTGACGAACCCAAATATTTCCAATGTATCCTAAATCATGCTCAATCTTCATAATAAATCCTTACGGCATAGTTGCAATAGTAGTAACCTCAATCCAAGTTAATGCATCTTTATCCCATGCCAATGTTTTTCCATCATCCGTATAACGAACTTTTGGTTCCCACTGACAAGTTTCTTCAATTAATGTCCATCCTTCATATGGGATAGGCGGAATAAATGCATCTCTGTCTGCATCATATTTATAACCAAATCCAGCATAATTTTTTCTAAATTTACCATTGTAGCTAGTTTGTTTCCAAGTTCCGCCAAATAAATTTTCACATAAGTCTATTCCGGCTTGTTCGCTTTCAATGCCATCTATTGTGATATCTTCGTTATTAACCACTACCCCATCAATAACTATGTTGTTTTCATCTAATTGTACAAAATGTGCCATAATATTATCCTTTACGTTACTGCGAATGTACCGGCACCGGTAAATGTATGACAAACATACCCCGGCCTAACAGTCGTACTAATTGTTCCACCGGTTGCCAACGCAGATGTTCCCGCATAAGATACAATTACAATCCCACTTCCACCTTGAGCGCCTAATCCGTTATCTTGAGATGAGTGAACGTCTGATGTTCCACCGCCACCGCCACCAGTATAAGCATTTCCATCATACCCATATGCTTTAGTTTGAGAACCATACACATTTCCGCCATATCCGCCGCCGCCAAGACCACCGGGGCCACCGGAAGCAGCATCTGCAAGCAAGCCACCTCCACCACCGCCGCCAGCAAAATATCCAGCAGGAACACCGCCAATTAAAGCAAATTCAGGATATTGATATCCATTTCCACCAGATCCACCCGTGTTTGTTGCAATAACTCCGCCAGTTCCACCCTGAGTAGCTGCACCGCCGCCACCGCCTTGACCACCATTTGCAGTTACGCCGCCGCCTTGACCCTGCCCCTGAGTCCATAGTTTAGTTCCAACACCGGCAGAAGAGCCACCAATAACAGTTGAGTTATTACCTTGACCGCCATATGAAACATATGATCCAAATGATGAGTTTGCGCCGCTTACGTTTGTTGCTCCACCGAGTCCAACTGCAACCGAATATGATGCACCCGAGTATGCAATAATTGGCGGGCCATTTGGAATTTTGGTAGTTTTATTATTTCCATAATAAAGTAATCCACCAGCACCGCCACCAGCAGTTCGTTTTCGTCCGCCACCACCACCACCTGCAACAACTAATACTTCAAGTGCAAGAGTTTTATCCTGTTCAAGTGGAGCAGGAGTAAATGCCGATGTATATCTTGCTACGCCCCGCGTAATACGAAGATCATCGATGTAACCATTTAAAGGAGAAGCTAAACTTCCATCAGCACCAATTACTGCGCGAGTAGCATTTCCCCAAATAGCAGTTGAAACACTAGTAGTAGTTCCCGCCAAAGCACCGTTGACAAACCCACGAACAGTACTGCCGGAACGAGTAAAAGCAATATGATTCCAAGTATTAATAGTTGGAACAACTGTAGTGTATCCAGTTGTTCCACTTGATCCATGAACATCAAATCTTATTTTTCCATCAGAGTTAAAGAAAAATACTATTCTACCGGCACCTTCTGTGCCAATTGTAAATATAGATGGATTTCCAGAAAAACTAGTTGCATATACCCATGCTTCAACTGTAAAATCTCCAGCAAGTAATAAATCAGTGGCATCTGAAATTAATACATAATCTCCAGTACCATCAAAATACATAGAATATGGGTTAAATTTAGTAACTGCACTTGATAATTTAGCATCACCAGCAGTAATTAAATTAGTGTTAGTATTTTTATCATAAATTGCAGCGTTGTCAAAATTTAATAGTAAAGAAGTATTTGGAATTGCAGTTAATAATCCAGTTGGGGGAGTAAATCTGGAAGTATACACTAATGACTTAGTAACTCTATAACTACTTATATATCCTTTAAAAAAGCCTGCGTTGCCGTTGTTAATACCACCCACATTAAATGTAGATCCAGCATCATATGTAGTAGAACTATAAGTACCAATTGCACCCGGAATACCGTTGAAATAAGTTTTAATAGACCCTGCACTATATGTCACTGCAATATGAAACCATTGATTAAAGGGATATTGACCGGTTACATTTGCACCCGAGCCATCATTGCCCTGCCAGCCAAATACATTTCCGGGGTAATTTCGTATAATGTTAGATTGTCCAGAGCCACCATCAAATAATCCAACCAAAGAAGTTCCGGTTAAATATACCCATGCTTCAATTGTCACGCTGCCAGAGGATGTTAAAACTGACCCCGGCATAGATAGATAATCAGTAGTGCCGTTAAAATACCCACTCGTGCCATGAATATTTTTATCATACTCAACAGTTTGATTAAATGGTGAATTGGCAATGCTTCTTGGGGTGCCTGCGACGGTTGGTGTAATATTAAATGGAGAGTTATCTTTGAATCTATTATCCTGACATGTCAATAAAACTGTCCCCGGAATTGCGGTTAATGGGGAAGTTGGTGGAGTAAAGTAGGTGGTGTAAAGTACGACCCCATTTAGTATGCGTACATTACTAATATATCCATTAAAATATACTACATTTGAAACTCTTCCAATTTGGAATGCTGCAGTGCCACCTAAATTGACACTTCCAGTGTATGTAGAGCCTTCTTGTACGCCATTCAAGAATAGTTTCCAGTTACCAACCGATCCAGATAGTGCAACGTGATACCACGTATTAGGTAACAGTGTTGTTGTGCCGGTAATATTACTGGTATTACCATTTAAAAATATTAATAGTTTAGATGCATTTGTTCTAATTGCAACGCCAGAGTTACCATCAGTATATCTAGATACTATCGTTTGATCTACTGACGGAGTAGATGTATTAAACCAAGCCTCTATAGTAATCGCGGAGGCAGAAGATCCAGAACCAAATGTGGTTCCATATGCTACCTCAATCGCATCGGTGCTGCCATTAAAATAAGCACTCCACCCAACTGGACTAAATGGAGAAAATGATCCCTGAGTAGGGGTTCCGACTGAGGTTATCGCCAATCCATTGCCACTAGAATCTACCAATGTTTTATTTTGAAACCCTACACTATTTTTTTTCTGCCCCTGTATCAGCAATGCGGTATTTCTATTAAGACTTTCTGGAGTGAGTGTCGGCGTTGCAGGAAAATATCTCGCTACTTGACGATCATATGCACCCGATAAATCAAAAATACCTTTGGAATTTTTTTCTGCCATTTTTTATTTAACCAATAAATTTATTTTAATATTTATACCAATTTTATGGCAGTAAACCAAGTCTTGGGGGTGGAGTAAAGTTAGTTGTGTATTTTGCAGCGCCACCTATTGCACGTAAATCATCTATATAGCCAAATATATTTGAACTAGTAGTATCCCAATTACCACCACCGATTCTAGAGCCATTATTATCATTAAATTGGAATGCAGTAGCAAGCGTCAAAGGAGTTCCAGCAACACCATTTGTAAATACTTTAATAGTAGTACCACTTCTAGTAACAGCAACATGTGTCCATTGATTAAGTGAAAGATTTGGACCAGTTGCAGTATTAGACCCGCCACCGGGAGCAACATTAATCATAGGAGTTAATCCATCAACCCTAAATGCACAGGCACTTCCAGAATATGCGGCAGTCGCAGACGATAAAATAGTCGCATAAGTATTTTGAGCAGTTAAATAAACCCATGCTTCAATTGTAAAATCACCAGTACCAAAGTTAAGATTTGGATTTGCTGGCAGTGTCAAATAATCCCCAGTACCATCAAAGTACATGCTATTATTGCCATATTTTTTAATACTTGTGCGAAGTTTCGTATCAGCAATCGTACTTATATTATTTCTTCCAGTAGCATCATACATACCGGCATTGGCACCTTTTACTAATAGCACAGTTCCGGGAACATCTTTTAATATTGTTGGTGGTGTAAATGAGGCGATATAAAGTGCAGTGCCTTTTACTACACGAACTGAAGAAATATATCCAAATGAGCCACCATTATTTGTACCATTTCTTCCAATTTCAGCCGTTCCAGCAGCAAAATTAGTGGTAGTTGCAACGGAAATAACTTGAACTCCGTTAAGATATCCTCGCACCACTCCATTATTTCTGGAAAAAGCGATATGCTGCCATGTATTTAATACTACCGTTCCACCGGAAACTTGCCCAATTGCAGAATTATACCAGTACAAAGTTCCCCCAGACGTAAAAACTTGTATAGAATTACCGGTCATTGATATCAGGGTAAACTGAGAGGATGCAGTTGGATATACCCAACCTTCAATAGTGAAATCAAAAGTACCCATTCCCAGTAAAGGCGAACTTGGAATATCTAACCTTTCATTGCCACCATTAAAATACATACTACCATTTTCAATAATATCATATTGCGCAGTAGTAGTTGCCGTAAATGGTGTCAATGACTGTATTTGTGGAGAGCCGGTTTGAGTAAAAGTCAATGCATTTATTGAATTATCTCTAAATAAACTGTCTTGACAAGTCAATAAAACTGTTCCGGGAATAGCTGTTAATGGCGCAGTTGGTGGAATAAACGAAGAAGTATATACCGCAGTACCTTTTACAACTCTAACATTGGAAATATATACGCCACCACTGCCACCAGTTGGGCCAATATATCTTGCCGTACTGTTATTAGTATAATCAAATGTATTTGCAGCACTATATAACTGCACCCCATTAATAAAAACTTTTAATACCCCTGATACTCGACATACAGCAAAATGTGACCAAGTATTTAAAACTATAGATCCAACATTTAATAAATTGCCACCATTTTCTTGCCAATATAGCTGACTACTATATGTCAATAGAGACCAAGAACTGGAACTGGTTGCCGCCGTCAATAAATTATGAGCGGTGCCAGTATTGTATGCCCACATTTCAACCGTAAAGTCACTGGTACGAAACATTTGACCATCGCCCATACTTACAGTTAAGTAATCTGAAGTAGTTGGAAAATAATTACTATTTCCAACATAATCAACCGTTGTACCAATTGCTTTTTGAGCAGGATAAAAAGGCGAGAATGGTTGTATTGAGGGTGTGCTAGTAATAGTTAATGCTATTGCATTGACTGAATTATCTTTGAATCTATTATTTTGACAGGTTAATAATATAGTTCCGGGGACTGCAGTTAGTGCATTTGTAGGAGGTAAAAAATTACTAGTATATAAAGCAGCCCCATTTACTAATCTAACATCAGACAAATATCCAGTCCATAGATATCCCCCAGATGGATTCGCCCCTATTGTAACACCGCCGCCATTTCCAACGGTTCCAGAAATAGTGTTAGTTCCTATAGAAATTCCATTAACATAACAGGTTACGGTTGAACCAACTCTAACCCATGCAATATGTGTCCACGCATTTAATGGAACCGACGTAGAAGTACCCCATGAATAATCTGCACCGCCATACACATTTACCCATGGTTGACCGCCGCTACCAGTTAATGCGAAATACAATCTGCCTGACGCTTCGCTTCCAACGGTAAAAAATGCAGATGTTGATCCATAGGCAGTTATATATGCCCAACATTCAAAAGTAAAATTTCCAGAGCATTCTACATTATACGATGCGGTTTTTAAATAGCCGCTATTATTTAAATAATTACTCCATCCATTTGCACTAATAGGAGAAAAAGTTCCCTGTGCCGGAGTTCCTGCGATAGTAATTAAATTTTTAGCCGAACTAGAATCATAAAAAGTACTATTTACAATTTCATTATCATTTTGGAATGTCAATAATGTAGTATTAGTAATTGCAGTTAAGGGGGCAGTTGGAGGAATAAAATTACCACCATAAACAGCAGTTCCATTAACAACTCGGAAATCGGACAAAGATAATCCTGCTGCAATTTCGCCAGCATCGTAATTTCTTCCAATTGATAATGTAGTAGAGGCATAATTGACTGCCTGTGTAAATGGCGTATTTGCTAATTTCCCATTTATATAAACATAGACTGCAAGTAAACTTCTAACAACTGCAATATGATACCATACGCCGGGAATAAATGTATATGAAAATCCTCGCTCAGTTCCATTTAAATATAATCTAAGTCCAGTTGAAGTTCTACCAATAATAGTTCTAGTAGTTCCATAGAATTCATAAGAAGTTTGATTCGAGGCAGTAGTAGCTCCCCATTTCATCCAAGATTCAATGGTAAAGTCTGCCGAAGTACCAAAATTCGCACCAGTAAATGCGGTATTATTCAATAATGCTGAATTTATATAGGCAGAGCCATATGATGAATATAATGAAGGGATAGTTGAAGAAAATGGAGTAAATGATTTTATTGACGGGACTCCGCTTACAACCATTGTAGTTGGATTACTTCTTTCTACGTGATACGAATCCATGCATGCCAATATGGCAGTTCCGGGAATTATTGTCAATGGGGAAGTTGGTGGGACAAAATTTGAAGAATATAGTGCAATACCATTAACTAATCTAAAATTTGATATATGACCAACCCATGATCGAGAATTTCTTATATCAGATCCAATATTATGAACTCGCGCAGTTTGCGACATTGCCGCCAATGCCTGACTTGCATTCAATATTCCATCGATATATAATTTATAATTTGTGCCATCATATACAAATGCAATGTGATGCCACTTACCATCAGTAACGGTTGTCGTACCATTTAAAGTAAGAGTACCCGAACCACCATATATCCAAATAGAGTTTCCAGACGAATCTAATCCAATTACAAAAATATCAGTCACCGACCATTCAGCAGTAGCGCCATTTTTACATAATCCAGCATACGCAGTTTTATTTACGGTATTCACCCAACACTCAAGGGTGAATGCAGTTGCGCCCATAAAAACTGCCGAAGTGGTAACATAATCCGCAGATGTAGCAAAATAATTACTATAATACCCCGGCTGATATGGATGCTCATTACTGGCTCTTGCAGATGTTGGAGTAAGCATCCATTTATTCGTAGAAGCATCATCAATATATGTAACTTCGTTTGTCCCAATTAATAGGGAAGTCTTTTCAAAATAATCATAAAAAGCGGTAGGCCAAACTCCACTAAGTTGTTTATTATAAACTTCAGATAGAGTAAATGTTGATTTAAATGACATAGAATATTAGTAAGTTATTGAGCCGGATGAAGTCCACTTATACACATAATTACCATTTACAAGCGTAATGGTAGGACTTCCAGTTGTTGATGTAGCTAATCCATATTTAGCTGCGCTATAAGATATGATAACTACACCGGAACCACCCGATCCACCGTAATTATTAGCTCCACCGGGATTACTTCCCGCACCACCGCCACCCCCAGTATTAGCTACTCCAGCAACTCCGGGAGAACTGTACCCCATATTTCCACCGCCACCCAATCCACCAGTAGAAACATGAGTAGTGTAGCCATTTTCTACGCCGCCTGCTCCCCCGCCACTATAATATGTTGGAGTTCCAGTAATGCTACTTATTAACCCATTTCCACCATTGCCACTCCATTTTTGTTCACCGGTTGAGCCAGAAAATCCATATTGACCAGCGCCGCCACCGCCACCGCCAACTCGTGGGCCTCCGCCTAAGCCGCCCCGTGATCCCTGTCCCTGAATAATAGTTGCTGTAGGTGCAACAAATCCGCCATCGCCACCTGCTCCGCCGCCACTAGATGCCCCAGAGAATCCCGGATTATTGGCCCATGATGCTCCGCCTCCGCCGCCATATGAAATTATATCACCAAAAGTACTATTTACCCCAGCAAACGCATTTGCTGCACCAGAAGCATTATCAGAAAGACCGCCTGCACCAACAGTAACTGTTACTGTATTTCCGCGCATTATTAAATAATCTTCAACTGCAACAAAACCACCAGCGCCACCGCCACCGCCAATAGTAGATCCTCCGCCGCCACCGCCACCAATAACTAAGCAACTAACTGATGCTACGTTTGGAGTATTAACAGTTGACCCCTGATTAAAATATACTGTATCATTTGCACGAATGGTATATATTTTATACCCAGAAGAATATGATACATCAATTGCGTTTGCAGATTTTCCAACTATATCATATGCAATTGGGTGGCGTAAAATTACAACCCCAGTGCCACCATATCCACCATAATTCGGGCCAGCATCAGATGCGCCGCCGCCGCCACCTCCGCCGCCCAAATACATTCCACCATAGCCGCCGACAGCAATATTTGCATCACCACCGCCGCCGATGCCACCGTATCCAGAACCATAATATGAATTATATGTTTGTCCACCGCCGCCACCAGCATATGCAACATTTGAACCAGTTATACTAGAATATAATCCGGCTCCACCATTTCCGCCATTGGTTCCGTTTCCTTGCCCCCCAATGCCACCAGCACCACCACCGCCGCCGGAACCATATAATGACCCAGCAACAATTCGAGTTCCGCCGGGTGAACCTTGCCCATATATTCCAGATGAACCACGACCTGCTCCGGCACCAGTTCCAGCATCCCCGCCACCGCTTGCCCATCCATTTGGAGCAGTTCCATTTTGATTTGATCCACCGCCACCACCACCAATCATTTTTATCTCAAATGGAGATGTTGAATTGGTAATAGATGAAGACCCCAATTTAGTAATAACATTAACAAATGATGAATTATCTATAAACGCCGAATTTTGTAAAGTTAATAAAACTGTTGCAGAAATTGCGGTTAACGGAGAAGTCGATGGCTTAAAATTTGTAGTATAGAGTGCAGTACCTTTTAAAAGTCGTACATTAGATATGTACCCCGACCAATTATTACCTGTGCCCCAGTTAATTCCACCAATAAATATATTATCAGCAGAGATATTACCGGTACTAGTAGCAGTAGCAACCGATATTCCATTTATATACAATTTTGTTTGATTTGATCCAGTACCTTCTCGCACCAATGCAAAATGATACCACTCTCCAAGGACGGGATTAAAGTCATAAGTTATAACTGAAGACCCTTCAATCTGAACTACGATATTATTGCTATTGCTTCGGTAAAGTACAATACCATAATGACCACTTCCACCGAGGTGGAATAAATGTTGCCAATGTGTGTAATCCACACTTTTAAACCATCCTTCTACGGTAAAGTTTCCAGTTCCAATTGCGAATCCGGTAGCATTTGAATCAACTTTAATTACATCAGATGTTGAGTTATTAAAAAATCCAGACCAGTTTGAATTTACGATTGTATTTCCACCATTTCCACCCAAAGTTCCGGTAGCAGGCGATCCAGTTCCACCAATTCCAACATTCACGAATATCGGAGATTCAAATGGGCTTCTATTTGAAATTTTTGGATTACCGTTTTTAGTAATTACTAAGTTATTTGTTGAACTATCGTCAAATGACGTTCCCAATGTTAAAAAACTCGTGTTGGTTATTGCGGTTAGTGGTGCAGTTGGTGGAGCAAAGTTTGCAGTATAAAGTGCAGTTCCTTTTAATACTCGCAAGTTTGAGATATATCCGGGGAAATATTCGGTAGAATATGTAGGATAATCTCTACCAATCACTAAATAATTTGATGGTATTTGATAAGTTCCAGTTCCTTGCCCATCCAATACCCCGTTAAGATATAACTTAACATTATTTGTAGCAGAACCACTGCGAACTAACGCAATATGATACCATGTAAAATTTAAAATTGGAGTGGAGCAAGATACTATTCCAGTTTTTGTACCAGTTCCACCTGCTCCACTATTTGATCCACCTAACCAAAATTGTAAAACACCAGAACTTATTCTAACCAAATTACTATCTGGATCTTGAGATCCTATGCCAAATATCCCATTTCCGTCAGCCGCTGGATTAGTTTTATATATCCAGCATTCAATCGTGAAATCTCCAGTCAAATTAAATTGACTAGATGATGGAGTTATTAAATAATCCGTACTACCATCAAAATATCCAGAATATGAAAATGGAGCAACTGTGACTGGAATTGTCCCAGTTGAAAATCCACCAGCGCCGCCACCAGCGCCTGCAGCAGACCCGCCACCGCCGCCACCACCAACTGCCAAATATTCTAACGATGTTATTGGGCTGTATGCTGGATAGGTTCCATCTAATATATCATCAACGGTGGTATTTAAAGTCAGTGCGCCTTTAGTTGCCATTTTATAATGTTCTTCCAGATAATAAAACTGATACTTGCGATGCGGTAGTTGCTAATGCGCGAATTTTGTGTCCAGATGGAATTCTTTTTGGTGCTTCGCATAATTCAACTGAAGAATTTTGTGGTACAATAAAAGTAGAAGTTAAATATGATTGAATTACATTAGATGCATCAGTCCAAGTAACGGTAATTGCAATATTACCAATATCGCCGCTATTAACTAACTTAATACTATCAATAATTGTAGATACACCAGTTGAAACATATACATCACCAGTTGCTGTGTCAGCATTAACGCCAACCCCAACATAACCTTCTACGCTTGATTTGTTTTCATATACTACGATTGAGTGCAATACGTTTCCGATTGCGACACCAGAATCAAATGATTGCAATTTAATCAAATCATTTGCTTGTAAAATCTGTGGCTTGCGTAATAATTCTAATGAACTTCTAGCTGGAACTGGGATTTTATTTGCAAAAGATACATTTGCCGATGGAGATGAAAATACAAAGTTTCCAGTGACAGCAACGTTATTACTTAAATTTGAATCGATATTTGTTACATAGATAGAATGAACAATATATGTATTTGCTGCACCAGAAGGAATAACTAATGCATTTGCTAGTGCAGATGTAATAGGATATGGAACTGCATTATTAATTGTTCTATTATATTTTTCTGAAACATTGCCAGATGTTCCACCACCACCGGATGCAGCAATTGTACCGCCAGCAGAAATTGTAATACCTGTGCCAGCAGTTAATGCAGAGATTGCACGAGTATTTGTAAAGTAGAGGTTAGCGCCTTCTGTTACATTACTTGTACTAATATTGTCTTTTACTGCCGCAATAGCTCTAGCACTTGTGAAATATAAATTAGCAGAACCTTCTGGTACAAAATTTGTATTACCAGTGAATGCTTGAGTTGCACCGGTAATTGTACCAGTATCTGAAATAGTAATATTTTGACCAGCAGTTAACGCATAGATTGCGCGAGTGTTAGTGAAGTATAAATTACTACCTTCAGTCACCGATGATGTACTGATATTATTTTGAACTGCTGCGACTGCTCGAACATTGGTGAAATAAAGGTTCGCAGAACCTTCTGGTACAAAGTTTGTATTACCAGTGAATGCTTGAGACGCCCCAGTAATTGTACCATCAGTTGCAATGGTAATATTTTGACCGGCAGTAAATGCTGAAATTGCTCTGGCATTTGTAAAGAATACATTTCCGGTGGTAGTAGTACCACTTTCCACGATTTGGCTTGCCGTAATTCCGCTAATTCCAGTACCGTCACCAAAGAATGTTCTAGCTTCTATATTTGCTAATCTAAATGAAGCATGAGCAGTGTTGATATATATGTCTGCGTCCGGTTCTGGAGTATATCCCTCAAAGAATTTCCATCTTGAATCAGTTGCATCTCTAAAAACGCCGGTGTGAGCATATGTTCCATCATTATAATTACCAGCAAATCCCAAATCTGGATTAGTAATATCACTGTTAGAATTCAGATAAATCATATTATCTGAAACTTTTAAGTTCAATACATTTATAGAAGCAATATTTCCAGTTACAAATAAATTGCCCTGAACAGTTAGATTACCAGATACATTTTGATTACCCAAAACAGATAAATTGCCACCAATTGTCTGATCTCTAGTAGTTCCAACTAAACCATTTGCAGCAATTGCAATATTTTGACCAGCAGTTAAACTTCCAACTGCACGAGTATTGGTAAAGTATAGGTTAGCAGTGCCTTCTGGTACTGAATTCGTGTTTCCAGTAAATGCTTGTGCCGCACCAGTAATTGTACCAGTATCCGAAATAGTAATATTTTGACCAGCAGTAAATGCGAAAATGGCTCTAGTATTAGTAAAGTATAAATTACTGCCTTCTATAACATTGGAAGTATTAATATTGTCTTTTACTGCTGCAACTGCACGAGTATTCGTGAAATATAAATTAGCAGAACCCTCTGGAACTAAATTGGTGTTTCCAGTAAATGCCTGAGATGTTGCTGTAATTGTACCTGTGCCAGATATACTAATATTTTGACCAGCAGTTAACGCATAAATTGCACGGGTATTTGTGAAGTATAAATTTGCACCTTCTGTAACATTGCTTGTGCTAACATTATCTTTTACTGCTGCAACTGCTCGTGTATTGGTGAAATAAAGATTGGCACCTTCTGTAACATTACTTGTGCTAACATTATCTTTTACTGCTGCAACTGCTCTGACATTACTAAAATAAAGGTTATTACCTTCTGCTACAGAGGTTGTAGTAATGCTATTTTGAACTGCGGCAAGTGCTCTTGCGTTTGTAAAATATAAATTTGTAGCAGATTCAACAACGTTGCTGGTATTAATAAATCCATTTACGGCAGTCAATGCTCTGGCACTAGTAAAGTAAAGATTTGCGCCCTCTGGAACATTGGTCGTAGTTCCAGTGAAAGACGAAGATGCTCCGGCAGCAGCAAAAACAAAAGTATTACCCTGAACAACGAGGGTATTTCCGTTATTTCCTATTCCTGCGCCGATTTGTGTAATATCTATGCTTCTTTGAGCCATGTTAAACCTTTTTCGTTAGATACTTATATTTATAGTTATTTTATTTTCCGAATAATTTTACAAGTAGCGGAAGAACTATTTTTAAATTTGAGAAGTTGATAATGAAGATACTTGCGATGTACTTAATGCTGAAATGCTATCTGTGCTCAATGATGAGATACTACCAGTACTTAATGCTGAAATAGTTTCAGTGGTTAATGCTGGAATGCTACTGGTACTTAATGCTGAAATAGTTTCAGTGGTTAATGCTGGAATGCTATCTGAACTCAACTCGGGGATAGTTTCAGCAATCATTTCGGAAACTTCTGTAAAAGTGATAGTAGTTGTGGGCTCAAGTCCTTCGACTACAACACTACTCATTGGAATGCTTTCAATCCAACTCGTGGTTTCTTCATTCCAAATATACATTTTACCATCAATTGACATTGGAACTGGCGGTAACCACATGCAGGTGTCAGTATTCAATGTCCAGCTTGGATAAGGCTGGGGTGCATAAAATGCATCTAATTCAGAATTATAAGTGTAACCAATTCCTGCATAATTTTTACGAAGTGGAATTCCACCTAAACGATGAACGCCACCGTATGTATTATAACTTGTCTGCACCCATAACGCAGGATCGCCAAATAATCCAGTATCAACCACATCTTGTTCAATAACAATAACTTGTGTTACAATTCCGTTTTCAACTTTTGCAAAATGACTCATAATTTTTTTCCTTGAATGAAATATAAATTTTATATATTTTCCGAATAATTCTATTTTTTAGCAGAATCATTTAAAACATTAAAAACATTTTATTAGTTGCTGCCGTTACGATTGGAGTGTAGGTTATGATAATAATACCGGGAGCGCCAGCGCCGCCGAGTGAGTTTATAGCAGAGCCACTACCACCACCACCGCCACCATAGTTTCCACCCGCTCCACCAGAAGTGCCACCTGTCCCGTCACCTGCGCCGCCACCACCACCGCCTGAATAGACCGATGTTCCCGCTCCACCAGCACTGCCACTAGTATTAGAAACGCCACCTGCGCCGCCAGCGCCAGCGCCTGTGCCAGCCGCGCCAGCAGCACTACTAGTACTTGATCCCGCTCCACCACCATTTCCACCGCCACCGCCACGCCCAGTTGATCCAAGTGTCGAGGTATTTGTTCCTCCAACGCCGCCAGCACCATTTGGGCCAGCAGCACCACCGCCACCACCGCCTGCGGCAGCCGAATTCAGTCTGTTTGCGCCGCCGTTTCCCCCGTTAAAAGCAATAGTTTGGTAGGATACTGTATTTATAATGCACTGCGCCGAGCCGCCACCAGCTACACCAATACCCCCGTTGTTTCCATCTCCACCTTGACCGCCTTTTACCAATGTCCCGTAAATCGGGTCTCCGGTTTCTCCGTCGTAAGACTGAATACCTTGCCACAATCCATCGCCAGAATATGTTTGCGCACTCACATAGCCAAAGGTGTTTGAGGACTTTAGCGGTACATTGACAGCCCTTACAAAACCACCACCGCCGCCGCCACCGCCAGAGTAAGTTGTAACGCCCGTTGTTGCTCCCCTTCCCCCTCCGCCATAAACATCAATAACATTGTCAGCATCGTTCCAGTCAGACGGCAGCGTCCAAGTACCACTTCCCGTAAGAATAATCTGCGCCACAGTTTAAGCCTCCTGTGACACGGCTATTGCATCCCAGCGGGAATCAGTTGCGTTATATATGCAACCAACATACATCATTTTCAATGCAACGGTAGTCGTAGGCAAAGTTATGCCAATCGCCCTAAATGCATTCGTAGAACCAGTAGTCCATGTTAAAGCACGGGGAGTTCCATCATCTTCGAATCTAAACATCATTTTTTGACCATCGGCAGGTGATGTATTTGCATCAGCATTAATTGTCAGCGCATTAGCCAATGCTGAAATAGCATAAACATCAAAAGAAGTACTATCCCAAGCCAAAGGAGAAGTGACACTTACTGCACTATTTACCTTTGGTTTAATGCTAGTCGTAATATTTACACGACCAGTTCCTTTCGGTGTAAAAGTTATGTCGGTATTTTGACTTGTTCCTTGGGCTGAAAGTGTAACCGCAGCATTACTAACTCCACCAACAATTTGCAAATAATTAGCATTATTAGCACTGAGTCTTGCTGTTCCATTAATATTAATAATGGCACCATTTGTCGAGCCAATTGTAATATTACTCTCAGCAACTAAAGCTGAAATTACTCTGGCATTAGTATAATATAAATTAACTGAGCCTTCGCTAATTGAATTAGTATTTCCAGTAATTGATGTAGCAGGGATATCAGTTAACCCAAGCCCACTCCCAAAGAATACATTAGCCTGCACATTTGCAAGTCTAAATGTAGCATGTGCAGTATCAATAAATGCAGATGCATCTGGTTCCGGCGAATAATTTTCAAAGAATTTCCATCTACCGTCAGTGGCATCCCTGAACATACCAGTGTGATGATAGGTTCCATCATTATAGTTAGCTGCAATTCCAATATCCGGATTAGCAATTAAACTATTAGAGTTCAGATAAATCATATTATCCGTAACACTAAAATTTGCAACATCAATTTTTGCAACATTGCCCATAATAAGCACATTACCATTGACTGTCAAATTACCTTCAATTATCTGATTGATTGTAGTGGTAATTACGCCGCCTGCTGAAATATTTAAGTTTTGACCAGCAGTGAAAGCAGATATTGCACGAGTATTTGTGAAGTATAAATTATTACCTTCTACGACATTACTGGTATTTAAATCAGCAGTATTAGCTTTAACATTTATCAAACCGATTACATTAGAATAAACTCGTGCATTAGTATAATAAAGATTGGATGATACTTCAGGAACTGACCCAGTGTTTCCGGCGAATGCCGGTGAAACGCCGGTAATTAAACCATTGGCAGCAATACTAATATTTTGACCAGAAGTTAATGCCGAAATTGATCTTGCATTGGTAAAGTATAAATTAGTTCCTTCTGGAACTGAGCTAGTATCACCATTAAAATTAGAATACTCTCCATCGGAAATTCCAACTATCCTAACATCAATCGTGGCATTTGATATAGTATTTCCAGTGAATGTTAAATTTGCACCACTTATATTATAATCAATTATCGGAAGTTGAATTAATCCGTTAACCACCACAAACATTCGATTTACATCTAAAGGAACGGCATCTAAAGTATAATTTGAGTCTCCACCAACAAGCGTCTGTTGAATTACAGAAGAACCTAAAATATTAGCAGTCGATGTAATTAAACCGTTTGCATTTATACTAATTCCATTGCCAGCAGTTAACGCTGAAACTACCCGTGCATTAGTAAAGTATAAATTAGCTGTGCCTTCTGGTACAACATTAGTATTACCTGTGAATGCGCTAGAACCAGTAATTAATCCGTTTGCATTTATACTAATTCCATTACCAGCAGTTAGTGCCGAGACAACACGAGAATTCGTGAAGTATAAATTAGCTCCCTCTGGAACTAAACTGGTATTTCCAGTGAAATTGTCAGCAACAGGAATTCCACCAACGGTCACGCCATCGCCGATATAAACTAATTTAGTATCGGTTGCATATATAACCTCACCCTCTAAAGGAGTAATAGTTAATCTATCGGAATTTAATCCTCTGCGTAGTTTAAATGCCATGGTTTGACCCGAAATTATAATTGTTCATTTATTTATATGACACCCAAATCGTATATAATACCAGAAGGGCCAGTAAAAGTACCAAGATCCAATAAAATATTAGAATCATTATTTAATGTACCGGCATCGATGATTGCACTCTGAACAATCGGAGCCATATTTATCTCAATCAAACGCTGGATATAGGCTGTAGTGTAAGCGTTGGTTGCATAATTCTCAATATGCAACTCGTTTATAGCATTAGTAACGAAATTAGCAGTAGCAAAACCACTTAAATTTATATTGGCAATAGAATTAGTGACAAACTCCGCAGTGGCATACCCACTTAAATTAATATTACCAATAGCAACATTGGCTATTTTTGCATCAACCGATGAAATTGTAGCGAAATTTGATGTAACATAGGCATTAGTAGTATAAAACTGTGCAACATTTGCATCGGTTGCAATGCCAGAAAAATCCGCACTAATAACATTATTAGAAACAGAAATCCGATTTCCACCACTTATATTAACGACAGACCAGCGATCCCCTACCCAAATCCAAGATTTAGTTCCATAAGTATAAACTTGATTTAAAACAGGATTTGCAGGAAAACTAATCATTTACATGGCAACCCATTGACTAACTCCAGAGACTTCCAAGTAAATATACATAGAACCATCAGATGTATTGTACCATAACTTACCGGCAATAGGATCAGCAGGAGCAGTATCAGAAATAGTTGCAACCGCTTCTGCACCAGAAGTAACAGGAGTATCAAATACTAACTTTTGACTTGCACCATCATACTTCAAGTATTTACCATTACCAACCGTAGAAGATACTACGTCATCCATTCGTAAAACTCTAACTTCACCACCACCAGCACTTGTGGCAGCAACACGACTCATCCATTGTTCCAGATATTTAATCTTCTGAGTCAATGCATTAATTTCTAACTTAGTAGTATCAAGTTCTTCTTCTACGTTATCATCTGCTCTGTCCGCAATAAACTTAGAAGCAACATCAACTAAAGTATCAATCTTCTCAGGTACAACAGGCTCTACAATTTCTTCTACGGTATCAACAATAACTTCTTCTACGGGTAAACTAGTAAAGAACTCAGTTAATTCCTCTAATGAAGGCGGTGTAGGATAAGAAATCTCTTTAGTTTCAACCAGAGGTACAATAACATCTTCAAATTCTAAATTAACAACATCACTTAAAGATGGTGGTTTTGGATAAGAAGCCTTAGTTTCTTCTATAATCTGCACACGTTTAGCAGCAGTACCAAAGTCTTTAGAGAAATTGGAACGAATAGAAGATTTAAGTTTTTCTTGAATACTATTATAACGATCAATCTCAGCAACAATTTTAGGATCAGGAACTTCACCAAATTGCTTTGCTAGATTAACTAGTAGTATTTTTTCTTTGATGTTATCTTTAATGGACACGATGTAAAGGGAATTAGAATTAATTCTATATTTATTAGAATAGAAAACTCTAGAATCATCCTTTACACACCACATAGCGAATTTAACACAGGTGTCAATACAAGTCAATACATAAAGCCCCATTGTCTTTCTATTTCATATAAAGCCTTTTTTTGACGATTTTTTTGGCGGGAAATTTTTTCCAGAAAATCGAGTCCACCTCTTTTTTCAGATTTAAGGGGTAGGGTGCTAAATAAAGAATGATTAAAACTGACCCTATAGCATACTCCGCATACCCACAGGATTGCCACCTGTATAATAAACTAGCACTGTCACGCATCCTTGGCTATACATGTGGCACAGGACATATTCCTTATAGCGGAACATGGATTGTACGCCCAATAATCAATCTAGATGGAATGGGACTTGGTGCTGTTATAAAACACTATGAGTATGGTGAAAGTATACCAGAAGGAATGTTCTACAGTGAAGTCTTTAAAGGTAGACATATCACGATAGACTATGAGAGAAAAGGCAATGTATGGAAACAAACAGATACATTTGAAGGATTCAATACGCCAGATAATCTAATCCAGTTTAGTCACTGGAAGCGCGTAGAATTCCCATACCATTTGCCGCTGCTATTACGCTCAGTAGAAGCAAAGCATATCAACATAGAAATTATAGATGGAAATATAATTGAAGTGCATCTACGTAGAAATCCAGATCCAGTAATGTATGATGAATTTTGGCCCATCTGGTTAGAAGATCAGAAGCCATTTGATGGATATAAGAGAATCGTAGACGTAGAAGATCACATTGGGAGACTTGGATTCTACGTGCCAGCTTCTTAGAATTACTATGGTATTGGAGAGAAATTTACTATGGTATAGCAGAAAAGGGTGATGGGGATAGACTTAGAAGCACCATAGGATGGGCGTAGAGAAGGCGTAGAAGAGCCGCAGTATAGACGTAGAATTGACGTAGAATTGACGTAGAAGGTTTAGAAGTATAAAGGTTAAAAGATGTTAAAAATAGGGTGGCACTAAACCCGCCAAAAACGACCCCACCCCGAAATTTCAAAAATGCAGGAGGGTTGTCTTTTTGGCAACTATTACCACAATAAAAACCCCACGACCTGTGGGGCTTCTACGTCTCTTTTTTACAACAAAATATATATTTTTTTCTGTTGTATTTTCACCACAGTTCTACGTTGTATTTTTACAACATAGCCTTGAGTTCAGCCTTAACGCGCCGCGCAGTCTCCCCACGGTACGTCCCAGCGTTACCCAGAAAATACGACACCACGGAGCGCCCAGAATCAAGGCCGTAGGCGTCACTGATGGACTCTAGCCCCATCATGGCATCAAGGTAGGGCTTGGCACTGTAGTGTACCTTAGCGCCCCAATCACGGCGAATCTCACGGGCAATCGTAGAAATGGTTCGGGAAATGGTTTGCATTTTATCGTTCCTAATATGGTTGTGAATATGGATTATCGTTTAGGCGCGAACAGTTTGCATATTGATAACTGAATTAAATTCGTTCATGAATGGTGTGTCATCAGTGGCCGACACTGTTTCATCATTCTCGCAGCCGAATGGTATAACCAAAGCCAACCCCACAGTTTTGCCCGCTGCGTCACGTATGGTCAATCCAGCTTCTTCTACGCTCTCAATGGCTTCAATGATGGCCTTGTAGTCGCTGCTACGCTTTGCGGCGTAGGCTTCGCCGTCATACACAGAAATGGTGAAATTACGCTCCAGAGCCATGTTGACCAGAGTGATGTAGGATTTTGGGAAGAATTTCATTTTGTAGTCCTTAGTGAGTAGAAGTCTAGTATAAGCGAAAAGCGATTCTTTGTGTAAATTATTTTGCAGTGTGTTGTATTTACGCAACACACTCAGTGCGACGATCAATATACCCTGCACCCTTACGAATCTCAGCAGCCCAGTCGCTGTTAAAAACAATGTCGCGGATTACAACCGAGTAGCCAGCAATTTTATGGTTGCAATATGCGTCAAATGCTTGATCGTAAGTATCAAATTCCATGATGCCGTTTTCAAGGGTTTCAACGCAGGCATAAGAGAGAAAGTAGTTGCAGATCATTTTAGAGTTCCTTGTTGGTAGGACTCTAGTATATCAAAAAACAGCCCTTCTACGTAGAAATTTACAAATATATTTGCACTGTTGTTTCTACGTCACACTCAAAAATATTCATTGACATTTGCCGAACGATCCCGTAACTTCTCAGCCTGCTTGATTCTACGTTTAAGCGCATCAATCTCAAAGTCAATACGTTTGTCTTTTTGGCGAATCTCATCACGTTGGTCAATGAGTGCATTCAGTTCGTCGTACAGTTCTTCAATGTTTTTCATAATGTTAATCGTTGTCAAGGTTGATAAGGTCATCTTTTGGTTCTACGTATGCAACAGGCTGATTCCACAGCAATTGCACAATGTTATCAGAATGTATACTATTTTGCGTACAGAAATCAATGGCAAGTTGTCTACGTATAAACAAATGGGGAACAAAGTCACCCTGATGATTCCTAACAGTATAACCAGCAAATTTAATCATAGTATAAAACGTAGAAACCCATGGAATAATCCAGTGATAAAACCAGTGAATGCCACAAGTATAATTAGATCAGTGAATGACATAGTTACCATAAGTATAATATTAGAGTTTCTCATTATCGCCCACATGGCGATTATTACATAGAGTCAATAGAATGTCAATAGAATCTTTGTAGTGTTGTATTTACGCAACAGAGTCAATTTCGTATACTTCTTCGTCCTCGCAGCCAATCCACGTAGAATTAATTGAAGGCCCACCAAAGCCGTGAACGTACTCAGTGGTGACATTGTATTCAGATTCGCCAGTACCAGCGAGTTCCATTGCTTCATGCTTAGAATCAGCTTCGACTTCGATTTCTACGACGAAATACTGACGAACAATATAAGTAGCCATTTTGATATCCTTTGTTGGTAGAATTACAGTATAACACAAAAGTCAATATTCAGCGTTGTTTTCGCGCAACATTTACGTAGAATAACCTGTCAAGCATTTCGTGGTATAAAAGAGACACATTGACGTAGAATCTTATATAAGTAATGGCTTATTCAATTGTTTAGTTAAATAGTTAAATAGTTTAATAAGCAAAGACTTATACTTCAAAAACGCCTTATTTATACTACTAAATTCTAGGCCCATTTGCACAATTTACCACTTTCACCCACTTATTCTACGTTATTGCCCCGAGTTTTCTTTTTACGAATATTTTCATATAATTTCCATAGTATCGCCCATAATGGTAATTGCTTTTCTTTTTCTACGTAGTATTTTCCCTCAATGCCGCATGGATTCTGTGGTATTCTATACCCAAAAACATTTTCCCTATGGTCTGAGCACTTATAATATACTTTATTACCATTAACCGGATTAGAATACATTGCAGTATACTTGCATATTTCAGTACCGCCACTCATGGAATAATAATACTTACAGTTTATACAGAATTTGCTCATTTTATTCCCTTATAAAATACGTGTGCCCCAGCCGTTGCTACTAATGCGGTTTTATCCCCCCATTTTGGTTGCACGTATGTTGCATGATAATGTAGTATTTTAGTTGATGCCAATGGTTCTACGCGCATACCTTCACGCATCATGCCTGTTGCAATGGTCATATAATAGTCTTGCTGCTTTGCTGACCAATTGACCACTTTCTTTTCCAGTGTCCAAGAGAATTGTGCCTTAGCAAACACCACTTTGCACATGCTAGAACCCCAATTCCCGGCCTTTAAACGGTTGATGTGTACCTGACCCACTGCATACTGGTCTTGGGGCTTCTGGTTGCCTGCTTCCCTGAATATAGAGTATGCCAGACACTTTACATCTTTATTTGTTTGTCCCTTGATTGGAGTATATCCGGGCTGTATATCATCATCAGTTATACTATGCAGTTTAGCTTTAACTGGTTTTTGTACCGGCTTTTTAAACATTGCATCTAATTTGGCTGTGATATCTTTTGATAATGCAAATTCTTTTGCGGTTTCTGTCCACATAGCATTTGCTGTTGTGCATACTAATGCAGATAATAATACTGTTAATTTAATAGTTATCATGGTTTTTTACCGCTTTATCCATATCATCATAGATTCGGTCATAATCTTCTTGAGTTATCTTTTTTTCTAACCACTTCGCTGGCTTTCCCTTTGTGGTCAGCACTTCAAAAGTATTATCATTGATATAGTCGCCGAATGAAGTAATCTCAATGATGCAGGGAATTCCTTGGATTTTAGAATCAAACGGTATCATTTGGTTATACTTTGAAAAACGATTTAATCTGATCTGATGCGGCATTTAATACTGCACTATCGCCGCCTTCTACATCTTCCAAATTAGTATTGCGGACAATAGACGCGCATTGGGCAATGATTAACTCAGCGAATTTCTGAATTTGCTCTAATTGCGCTTGTTCTGTTTGAGTTAACGCATTAACCGTGCCATAGTGGTTCAGCGCGATGACTGACCCAAATTTGGCTTGTAGAGCAAGTTGTTTGATTTGCTGGTTCATCTTGAAGTGTCTTTTCGTTGCGATAACTGATTGTAACCGATTTTCTGGGTGAAACACCAAAATATTTTTTAGTGTCTCTTTTTTACAACAGTTATACTCCGAAAAACTCTTTGATTTTGTTTTGTACCTGAGTTGCTGCCGCATACGTCAATTCCGAATCTTCATCACGCAATACGTCCCTGACGCATTCAGTGGCGTGATTTATAATTAACTCAGCGAATTTATTACTGTCAAAGCCTGATGTAAGTAATTCACCGTTGATGCCGTGAATTTCAATCTGACATTGGTCAGCGAGTTCTTGGATTCTATTTTGCATATTAGTCCACGTAGAATTTAAATACTGCCAGAATGCGTGTGCCCGCTTTCATGCGTCCGGTATCAACTAATTGACCATTTTCGACTACCGTAGCATGACCGCGCACAATCACGATAAACTTACCAAAAGGATTAGCTTCCATGAACGATTTGATGGTCATACTTTTGTCATGGAATACACCGCTGATTTTGCGATACTTTGCCCAAATCACAGTTTTTGCGCCGTAGAATTCGGTGCTGATTGCGCCGTTACGCTTATAGCATTCGATCACGTTTTCTATGGTCATACCGCGATTTTTGGTGCGGTATTTCATGGTAGCTTTGTGCGCTTCTGGGTACTCGATTTCCAGAGCATTTGCCAATGCACGAACTGTGCAGTCACGGGTTTCGCTGATGCCGTGAGAGGAAGGATTTTCACCGCGAGAGACTGGAGCAATGTAGGCCATAATTCAGTACCGTTTTTTGTTGCGATAAGGTATTGTAACCGATTTTCGGGGTCTTTTTACAGTTTCCCCGAAAATATTTCTAACCGTTGTTTTTAAGCAACTTCTGCAACTTCCACTTGCTTTTTGTACGATAAGCGAGTAATGATGGTCTGATTCACGCCATCATAGACATTGTGTTCTTTAACGCTGAATGAAGCGGTCTCAAATGCCTCATACGCGGGTTCGCCGTTAGTGGTGTACCAAGTCAACACATTGCCCTCTGCGGTCTCCAATTTGACCACATAGCGCGTCAGAAAGGGGTAGAAATCAGTCTTACCAATTGCAAAGCAGGCGGTCACGCGAACCTGAGCATCTTTAACACGTTTGCCAATTTGACCAACGTGTTTGCTGTTGGCGCGTTGGGCTTCGATGCGCTCAGTGGCTGCAAAGCTGGACGCTACGGCGCTGGCGTGGCGGTCAGTCAATCGCCCCCACAATGCCAAGCTGGCTTGCGAATCGAGCAAGAACTGATTGATGCCATTGTATGCGCGTAAACGCGCCACTAATGCCGCATTCCCATTGCGCCATTGCTCGGTGGCTTCCAAGCGAGTGTGCAGGCGCTCAAGGCGTTCTGCTGCCACTTTTGCAGCGCGTTGCTCACGGCGTACAACTGCACCAGCTTCGCGGCGGGATTTGATGTTGGCTTTGCGAACCGTATCAAAATCTTCAATCATTCCCGTTTTTTCTACGCAGTCGCAGCCAACATGAAAATGTGCGCCATCAGTGGATTTGATTTGATACGCCCAGCGAATTCCAGTACCGCAATACTGACAAGCGCCACCGGCCTTAGATTCACCACCGGGCATAGTGAACACCATTTCTTCTACGCCAATGCACCGAAAAGGTGCTTTACCGAGACCAGCTTTTTCAAAGGGGTGTGTCATAATGTCAGTACCAATTTTGTTGCGATAAAGAATTGTAACCGATAAATCAGAGTAAAAGTGCAGTTGTAGTAAATTTACAACAATTCTGCTGGAATATCAACTTCTTCGCCCAGCTTGGACGCTACGTAGCAGCGCATTGCTGCAATCAGGGGTGTGGGGCCGTCCTCTTGATACAGCGGTGTGTCAAGGTCTGTCGAGTCTTGCGTTGTAGCTGTCCAGCAGTCGTGCTTGGGGTGCGTCAGCACAATGATCTCCCTTTCAATGATCGGGCCGCCGTGTGACCAATTGGTGGAGGGACTGAAATAGCCCCAAACATTCGCTTCGATCTTTGCCACCGCCCAGTCAAGGGCAATGTCTGTTAGTTCTGATGTTTTCATAATGTCAGTACCAATTTTGTTGCGATAACTGATTGTAAGCGATTTCCGAGACTTTTTTAACTTTTTTACAGAAATATTTTTTCTGTTGTTTTTTTGCTACTTTAGAAATTGTAGTCGTAGAATCGGCGTGGAGCATCAGCAAGACCGAATTTGCGACCATTGGCGTCTTTCCAAGTACCAGCTTTATTCAAACGAATACGAACAACCGGATTATTTTCATTTTGGGAAATAACCCACTTTTGCTCATTCTGATTAGTACAATGACCAGCAAAGCCGCCAACAACCCAATTCAATTCTACGCTTGCGTCTTTTTCGGCGTCCATTTCACGCACTTCAACGCATTTGTCGCTGATCTTGCGAACTACTTCGTAAGGATAAACATCAGAGTAACCGTATTGATTTGCGTACATTTTGAAGTCCAGTTTTGTTGCGATAACTGATTCTAGTTGATTTTCAACTCTTTTTTACAAAAAAATAAAAAATAATTTATTCTGTTGTATTTTTACAACAACCATAAAAAAACACACTGTAAGAATTGCACCCCCCAAGTTCCTACGCTTGGTTACGTCTAGGGGTTACAGACCGATTCGGCAGTCCTGCAAGAAATGTGTTTTTGTATGTAAAGACCCCACGCCATGCAGGGTCTTTGTTTTTGTGTTATACAATCACTGCGAGTTGATTTTCCATTGCTACCGAAATGATAGCATCACGATCAATTGCGCGATAGCCTTTTTTGGTCATGTCGTAAACGATAACGAATTTGTCAGCGTCCAATGTAGACTGACCACCACGCAAATCTTTTGTCACACCAGTGCGGCAATTCATTTTGCGAATGCTACCGTCTTTTTTAACGAAATTCACTGTGAGAAATTTGCCCTTAGAGTTAGCAATTGCGGATGCGAGAGAGCGGGATACTGCGTTCATTTTGAAGTCCTGTTTTGTTGTCGATAAGTAATTATAAGCGATTTCGGGGTCTTTTTACCGATTTCCCGAAAATAAATTTCTTTTGTTGTTTTTAAGCAACAGTCTCTTTGATAGTCACTTCTACGTCTTGTTTCAGTGCGCGAATCATGCAGTCCATTGCCACTCTGCCCGGAATTGCGTCGAGTTTACGATCAAATTGTCCGCTGTTAAGTTTGAGTTCGTCCACAATTCCAAATAAAATAGTCATTGCTTTGTGGGCTTCGATCAAGTCAAGTGAAGAAATTTTCATTTTAGTCCAATCAGCAAACTTGATGCAGTTTTTGGACTTCATCAAAATAAAAATCATACAGTTTAATGGCACTGCCCCAAACTGCCAGCTTCTTCGAATCATATTCGAATTGGTTGTTCCAAGTTTCCTCGTCATCCCACGTTGTGAGATCAACAACCTTGCCTTCGCGTAGATAGATGATGTAGTATTTCATTTTGAAGTCCTGTTTTGCCGTCGATAAGTAATTATAAGCGATTTTCAGGGAATTTTTAGAGTTCCCCGAAAATAAATTTAACTGTTGTTTTTATGCAACTTCGTACATATAATTTTTAACGCTTGGGTCAAGTGCGATCAATTCTTTTACTGCGCCCATCAAAGCCTTATAATTCGCATTCACTTGGCTTGCAGACAATTCGCCGTCACAAGTGAGATTCTCAGGGCTCAAATCTGAATCAAGAGATTGTGCAATAGATTTGCGATCATCCGCATTTTGAATACTAAGTTGCTTGGAACCAACCAATTTGGCAAATGCGTTCTTGCGGTCTACGTAGGCGGTGAGTTTAGACATTTTGCGAATCCGTTTTTTGTTGCGATAATGTATTCTAGTTGATTTTCAGGGAATTTTTACAGTTCCCCGAAAATAAATATTTCTGTTGTTTTTACGCCACAAGTTCGTATGGCTTGTCCCATTTGCCAATGTTTACGCCAACATACCAACCCACATCAAAGTAATCAGATTGAATGTCAGAACGATTATGATTGCCAACATTCATTGCTTGCAATACTTCATTCAAAAACGCCACAGCTTCGCCATCAAACTGCTCATGATACCAGTAAGGATTAACGCCGATATATTTTATATCTTTATTATTGTGATAATTATACTCAGGACGCTTTGATGTGACATTGACAAAGCTATTGATAAAGTCAATACTTCCAGCTTTGACATTCAATTGCAAGCTAGAATGATTGTCGATTGACAACGTAGCCTTCACGCCGTACTTGGCGCAAATTGGCTTGATGACTGCTGCAATTTGCTTCTTTTTGATTTGGTCAATGTATGCCATTTTAAAGTTCCAGTTTTTGTTGCGATAAAGAATTATAACCGATAAATCAGAATAAAAACGCCATTGTGGCGAAAATACAACAAATCTGTTTATGCGTCAAAAGTGTGGTAGCGTTTCTGTGTGTCATTGACCAAACGCTCATGTTCTGCTTTTTCCAATGATGATTTCAATTGTTTGAACAATTCCCGATTGAAGTAACTCATTTCTGCCAAAAAAGTATCCATTTCTTTTTTTGACAAGTTATTCAATTTGCGAATGATTTCTTCCATTAGATTACATCCATATTAGAATTGACAACGATTGGGTCATCATACTCATTGAGTTCCATTTGTGCGCCTGAATCACTATCATCAACGAAATCATATTCAATATCAAGAGCTTTATCAATTGCTTCTGCTTTTGATTCTGCTTCCACTTCAACCCAAACCGTATAGGTGCGACCCACATAATATGTTGCCATTTTTATATCTTTCAGTAAATTAGCAAACTTCGCACATATCAATGGAAACTTCTTCCATGATATAACCTTTGGCAATGATTCTAGCGTCTGCTATGCTATCAGCGCAGCCAATCCAAGTAGTACCCCTAGCATCAGAATAAATCTCATACACCCATGCAACATCATCATAGCTGCAATAGATTTGATAACCATCTAAATCAAGTAGTAAGAACATTTTGAAGTTCCAGTTTTTGTTGCGATAAGCTATTGTAACCGATAAATCAGGGTAAAAACGCTACTGTGGTAAATTTACAACACCGTCAGAATTACTTCATCATTCAATTCAAATGGGCAATCCATTTCAGTTTGGAAAGCATTGCCACCAGTTATAAAGATTGCTGTGGTATCGCCCGTCTTTTCAAAGTATTCACCAGAAAAGGGGTCAAAGAAAGTGTCACCCGTATTGAGTGTTTGGAATTGGGTCAGTGTATCGGTCATGTGTTCCCCCTTAAATTTTGATGCCCGAATAGCTGAATACACGGCGCATTTCTGCGACTGTTTCGGCTTGCGCAATACTTCCCAAAAGAGAATTCATATATCCGGTCATGTAGGCAAATTTATCTGATGGCTGACTTGTTGGGTGTGCTGCATCATACTCTTGCATTTTAGCTGCAATGGCAGCGTTAACAATTTCACGGCGCTTTTGGGCGCGATCAATGGATTTGTTCAGTTTGTCATTGGTGGAGAATGCTGCTTTGGACATTTTAAACTTTCGTTTTTTGTTGCGATAACTGATTGTAACCGACTTCCAATGCTTTTTTCCAAAAAAACTAAAAATAACTTTCTTTGTTGTTTTTATGCAACAAGTTACGCAAAATTATAGTAAGCGAATTTTGTATTAACTACTTGCCCAATACCTTCAACGATTCGATTATAAACTTCCTTTTTGCTCATGTAATAAGCATAATCAGAATCAGATGGATTAAAATTCTGCCATTGATTATATCGTTGATTTTGGAGAATATCACGCACAAGTGAATGAGTATCGTAATAATCAATGAAACCATTAAGGTTATAGTGAGCAATAAACCCACTTGCCAAATTGATAAATTTGTAACCCGTAGAATTCAGTTTTGTAATATCCTGCACAGCCTTGAGGACATTTGACACAATAAGGTCTTGCTGGCGCTGAGAGAGAGGTTCAATCATGATAAAGATTCCGTTTTGTTGTCGATAAAGTATTGTAACCGACTCTCAGCACTTTTTGTAAAAAATCTTCTACGCTGTTGTTTTTTTACAACTGCACAGCAGCGTAATAATCGGCCAATGCTGCGTCCATACCAATGCCTTCTTCCCCTTCCCATACCCACACGATATCGGCGTCAGGTTCGGCGTTTAAACACTGTTCTTCGGCGTGATCTACATCTTCCGCCCAGCACTGAAACCCAAATGGAGAATCAGTTGCACACATAATGGATTCAATACGAAAGAGTACGATATAATTTTGCATTTGATTTTCCTGTTGCAGTTGATCTTGTTTGAATTGACGTTTTGAATTAAATCCGGTCATTTACTTTTTTCCAATCTACTCATTGCAGTTTGTAATTGCTGCTCATACTTTTCAAGGTTTTCACCTAGTTGCAATATTGCACTCTGAGTTTCTTCGATGCACATTTTCCAATGTGCAATCTCTGCGTTTAGAATATCTGCGTCCATTATATCACCAAGACGCCTGATACTCAAAATCGAATCCTTTGAGCAATGGATTATTAATTAGCGCAGTCAATTCATTTTTGGTGCGCTCCAATTCTTCAAAATAATAATCATCATACTCAGTTGAACCAAAAAAGAATCCTGAGCCAGTTGGTAGAATTTCTTCTGCTTTGCCTCGGTTTTCCAATACAGTTGCAATATCATTAATCAATTGCTCAATATTTTCTTGACTAACATTATATGGCGCACAATTATCTTCACCATCTTGAACATTTTCCACAAACCAATTATGGATTGCGTTTGCCTTGCGCCAGTACATAGCGCGGACACTAATTTCTTTTACATCAAGTCCACCAAAAATTTCGCATACTGCTACGCGCTTTTCTGCGACTGCATCATCATATTCAGACAAATATTTCTTTGCGGTCAAGTACATATCCAAACCCATAATATTCTCCTAGTTAAAATAAAATTATACTGCTTTGTAGCTGTTATAGCTACGAATTTTGCTGCTTTTGTTGCTAGATTTCTCAACAAATTTTACACCAATGTTTCGCGTAGTCAACTCACGCGCCAACAATCCCAAATCACAATCTTCTTCCAAGTATACATGATTTTTGCGCTCATAACTGTAACGGCTGATTTTATTTGCAATGCCAAGAAAATCAATCACGCTGCGTTCAACTTTGCCCCATGCGTGGGCTGGGTCTTGGTATACTGTGATGGTCAAATTTTTCATTTTTAAGTCCAGTTTTTGTTGCGATAACGTATTGTAACCGACTTCCGAAACTTTTTGTAGAAAATCTTTTAATCGTTGTTTTTACGCAACGCCACACGCTCTTTGAGTTCTTCGAGTTCAATTTCCAGCGCAGCATTTAGCATTTCGACAAATATTTTCAATTCCGTTTTTTTCATACATGCAACAACAACTTCCCCCATCATATCGGTGACTTTAATAGCAACGCCATAATTTTCTTTTGTCCATGACGCTTCGATAATGCCATCACCCTCGGAATCTGTGATATAAACCCTTCGCTGAGTATTATCAGAATAATCTTCATCAATTTCATCTGTCATATCACAATATGATGTAAATCCCATTTCATCAGTAATAATCAATGGTGAAATCATTTCAATTAATTTTCTCATTCTTCAACTCCAAAATGTTCTAAAATACCACGGGGGCCGTCATATGCAAGTGTGGCGCATTCTTTAACAATCAATTCGGCAAACTTTTGATCATAAACATGAAGGAAAGTATAATCTATTTCTCCGCCATCATCAAAAAAACTACCAAATTTTTCTTCGGTGTCATCCCACGCCTGTTCAGCAAGTTCTTTAATTCGTTCGTTCATGCGCTTCCCCTAGTTTTTAACGGTGCGGCGCACAGTACAAAGACGATCATGCACAGTCTTTTCCACTTTTGCATCATTGACCATCATAAACCCGATAAACCCCGCCAAATAGCCAAGAGTCATTTCTGCAATATCATGATTGCTGGTCTCTGGACTACGATTCTTTTCGCGTTCTTTGAGGGTTTTAATCAACTCGGATGCCATTTGCAGACATTTATCGTCGTGGGACATTGTGGTCATATTAAGTATTCCATTCAGTTACTAGGGATTCTTTGAAGTCATCAAACAACTCATGGTTTTCCATTGCATTGATGAGCATTGTACCATTTCCGATACTCATGTGTTCCATGATATACTCGGCATATTGGTCATCGAGTTCATATCGGTCATACATATCTTCAAATTGATCTTCTGTCATGGTCATCCTTTGTTGCTATGAAAGTATTGTAACCGATTTTTAGACTTTGTGCGCGTTTGTTGCGAATTTACAACAACTTAAATATATCCAATGTGGCGCTGAAATACCATGTCGTATACTTCAATGCACCGCTTATTGGTGATTTCATCATATGCAACATCTAAAATATATTCTTCGCAAGTATCTTTATCAACCTTATCAATAAACTTATTTGCCAAATCAATAGTGGCAAAAAATGTAGTTGGGTGTGGCTTTACTTTAATCATATTCTGCTGGTGCGTAGTGGTCTTGAATATAATCCATTAGGTGGATAATACCATCAATCAATTCTACATTTGCCAATTGACCAGCAGGTGGATTGTCTGCCAATGATACAAGATATTGCTTTTGTACTTTAAACATTTCCCAATCAATATTCATCATACAACTGCCCCATAATTTAGTGGATTAACATTATATGCAATTGCTTTATGAATTGCATTATTTAAAACTTGATAAGTTCCAATTGCTTCACTGCATTCTGGATAATTGTCAAAAAGAGAAGTTGCTTCAATGCAAGCCGCCAGCAACTCGGATGCAATTTCTTCAATGGTTGGAGTTTTCATGTAATTATCTCTACTGTTTTTGGGTTGCCAGTCTCGCCGTCAAAGGTGATTTTGAGATTGTGTTCGTTGTATTGTTCTTCGCAAAAGCGCAGCCATTTGCCTTCATGGGCATAAGCATAAGAAACAATATCAGGTTTCGGCTCGGGCTTGATGCGGTAGTCTTGATATTCTTCCCATGTTGGTGCGGAACCTCCACATTCAACCCACTGTGCGCCGTATTTTTCCCAATATTCAATTTCAGCGCCATCTGCCCATGCTTTGATGAGGGCTGCGTGTTTGTGTGGTGTTTTCATATTAATGTTGATTCAGTTGAATTTGATGTTGTGACCAAGTTCCTGCAATTCCGACTGTGCATTGATCTGCAATCCCCGCGCCGCCCTTGCTGTTTTCAAGCGCAGCCAATGCTTGCTGAATGCCAAGATTAACACTTGTAAAATCACCTACGCCATCACGAATTGCTTTTGCAGTAGTGTAAAAAGACACACCATTGATAACTACCCGAAATTTTTGTGTTTGCTTAAATTTCATAACAGTCCTTCGTTGTTGATGTGTCAAGTATACACGACTTTTTACTAAAAAACTGGCTTGTGGTAAAAATACAACAAATTATGCACCAGCAGTCAAGACGTATTTTGCCAAGTTTTTCCAGTCGCCACCATCATCTTCTGCGCGAATTTTTACAGTAGAAATCAGTGAGCGCAAAGAAAGATTGTCAATTTTATCAGCAACTGATGTAATAAAATCTAGTGCGTCCATCTTGCATTCTAGCGAATACTCGGGCATAAAATCATCATCCAGCAAAATAGATTCCATGCGCTCAATTTTTTGTGCATCCGTCATGCCCACATCAACGCACATTGCCCGACTGCGAACAGCTTGGTCAATTTGCTCGGGCATCATGTTACTGATAAAAATAACCGACCCAGTAAACAAAAAACTACGTGGCAAATCTTCATCTTTCATGTCGGCATTCCATGAAATGTAACGCTCACCATAAGAGTCAAGCGCACCCTTCAATAGATTGAGTGCCTTAGAATCTTCCAATACGCTATCGCAGTCATCAAAGATCAAAGTCATTCCATTGCCCTCAAAAAGAGTGCGATACAATCCTTTTGCAGAACTATAACCCTTAATGAAACGATAACTATTTGAACTTTGAAGTTTGGTTCCTTCTTCAAATTTTGATAGATCGCTAACATCTACCATGTTTTGTTTCTTTAACGCTTTGGTAACAGTATGCGTCTTGCCAAGTCCACCCTGACCAGTAATGATTGCTGATGCAATAGTTTTCTTTGAAACCATTGTAACCATTTTGGAAACGAACTCGAATCGTTGCGTAATTGAAAACTCTGAGTTTACTTTTTCAGGGGCAACTTTTGTTTGCATTTGATCGGCTGGAATGCTTGCACCCAGAGACAATACTTTGCTTTCTACGTGCTGGCGTGATGCCGACCACGATACAATTTTGCCATTAATAAAACCATCGTAACGACCTTTTGCGTCATTATAAACTACTGTGCCATTCAATTGCATACGATTCCTAAGTTGTTATGGATGAAGTATAACAGAAAAACAATAACCCTTTACTTAAAGGGGTCATAGGGAATAATGTTGTGTTTGCCTTTATATTTTGTAGCTGCTTTGATCTTCAATGCTTCGATGTGCTTGATGTTGTCTGCGTATGCGACTTTCTTTGCGCCAGCCAAAATTGCAATCATGTTTTCCCAAGGGGTCATTTTAAATCTCCAGTTGTTGATGATGAACGAATTGTATCAGACTTCTAATACCCAAGTCAAGCGTAGGGGCATTACAAACAAAAAAGCCCAACTACGTGTGCGTTGGGCTTTTTCATGGGCATACACTAATCAATAGGTATCGTCGTAGTCATCCGAGTAGCTATCGGTATCCTCTGCCATTTCAGGGATAAAGTCATTGGACGCAAGCATATCTTGCACATCAGCAAGTGACATATACTTTAGACACGCCGTAAGCATATCTTCTGCGCTCACAATACCATCATTGACCAGTTCATGTGCCAAGTCGCGGGAATGTTGATTTTTTGCCATATAGTTAGCTCCGGTGGTTGAAAATTAAATTTTAAGGGAAAATCAAATCGGTGTCAAGCATTTTTGAAAGAAAGAATTTTTTCTGGCGACACTTCAATAAATTTGTAGTCATCAATTGATTCTTCAAATTCAACTTCTTTTTCGGTACACTCTTTCATGTATGCTTCAACGAAATCGGGGGAAATCCAGCGAAATTGTTGACCATTAATCCATGCTTGCATTTCATAGACAAATTGCGTTTTCTTATCAAAAACGATTGTAAAAATTCGTTCATCGCTAAAATGGCTACCATTCCAAGAATCCAATGAATAAGCATTTGGGCCATATGAATTCCAATGATACTCACTTCCTTCGGTAATTTTGTAATCAATTGATTCAAACCAGTCTTTTAGCGTGGGGGTCATTTCAAATTTCCTTTAATATTGTTAATTACATCATTTGCATCGGATAAATCGGAATAAAATACTGATTCATCCTGCAACTCTCCGAGAGAATTTTCATAGCGTCTTAGCAACTCCTGTGCATAGATAATATCGTCTGCATCTGCCTGAGCATACCATCGCTTAATTGTATCCGTGCTTGATTCAATGAGGAACTTTAAATTATCTGCATCGCGTGGATTCAAAATATGGTTCCTTAAAATATCGTTTTCCGAAATATTGTTTTTGAAAGTCAACGAAATATGGGTTATCATTTCTGATTACCGGTAATATCCGACTTAAACAGCAATCCACACAAAAACATAATACCCCATGCTTGCAGCCACTCAATTTCATGAATGGATGGAATTGCGGGAACAAGACAGGCATTCCATAGCAGCATAATTGGATATGACATAATCAATCCAAGTACAACCATCAGCACAAGAATACCAAATAATTTTAAGAATAATTTCCATGATTTCTCCAGTTAAAAAATACAGTTTACCAAAATATCGTTTCGTTGTCAAGCAAATTCTACGACAGTTACACTTCCAAAAAAATTACTTTCAATTTTTTCAGAAAATGATTCAAGTAGTGCCATGATTTTTTCTGAATCGCCGCCAGCCAATCCCATTCCAATCATTGGAAATCCAATCTTTTTATCGTTATAGCGAACAATAAGTTTATTGAGAATTTTTTCAAATGAATCATATTCAAAAAGGTCTTTCATATCATCGCCACGATTCATGCCATATTGAGTATATGCGTTAACGATAACCAAGTCATGCCAATTACCAATAGTATAGCAGCCAAGTTTATCGGTATCGCCCCATACACTATGCTGATCTGCTAACCAAGCATCGGGAAAATGCTCTTTAATTTGACGCGCAATGCCACCGCCCATTGTATTAAAACAATTTGCGCCATGCACGATAACATCGAATCTACCCTCTTTTGCGAGAGCAATCAAATCACCTTTAATTTTATTCATCTTTAAGCTCAAATATTGATTTAATTAAATCCACGCATTCTTGTGGAGTTCCATCTGCAATTTTTACAACATTGCAAGCTATTATTGCATGATCTAAAATATTAAGTGCAAAATATTCAAGTTCTTCTACTTTAATCCATTTTCCACTGGTATCAGTAGGAACCAGTGAAATGTATTCTTTCAATTGTTTATTCATAATATCCTTAATTAATTATAATAATTTCTGAGTAACCTTCATCGGTGGTTGGCATCTGAAATTGAGAAATCATTGAGTCTACCACATTTTTTGGAATATGCTTTCCTGCCCGACCAGACAATCGTACATCCAATTCATCACGCCTTGGAGTAGGAAATACTACTGCAATATGAGTATATCGTTTCAACATATTGAATTTCTTTTTGCGACTGGCAATTGTCGTAGAAGTTTGATCCCAAATAATATCTTTCCCTGTAATGCGCGCATTGATAACATCATCCATCATCAAATCAATTGCAGTTGGCATATATTCAGCAAACACTTCATTATAGGTAAGATCAAGTTTTTTTGCTTGGGCTTCAATATGATGGTCAGTTGAAATATAAACGTAATCCTTCGTGAGAGTTTGATTCTTAACCCACGTAGATTTACCAGCAGCAGGGACACCAACTAACACGTATACTTTCAACATACTTTCCTTTAATGATTATGACGTTTAATTTCGCCCTTTAATGCCATATCAATCGCCGTACTTAATTGAATTGGATAGCAATTATGATTATCCATACCAACATCAATGCAACGATATTGTTCCATTCCACTTTTGCCGCCATGCAAATGTCCATGAAAATGAACAGACCCACGATGCATCTGATCCCATTCGCATATGGGGTAATGAAACATTATAACTTTAGTTTTATCAATTGTCAACGAATAATAATCTTGAATTGCATCAAACTCATTGCAAAATGCTCTGTCGTTTATCAGTTTAACATCATGATTGCCACGAATCAAGGTTTTATTACCATTGAGCCGCTTCAAATATCGTACTGCTTTTTCTGCATTACAAAAAGCCACATCACCCAAAATATAGGTATGGTCATTGGGCTGAACTACTGAGTTCCATCGCCGAATAATTTCTTCATCCATTTTATCCGCATCACCTTCGCCAAATGCCCGTGATACAGGACAAAAGCTCATGATGTTTTTATGCGAAAAATGAATATCGCTTGTAATAAAATCCATAACTATCTTTCTTATTTTTGCTCTAATGCCTTAAAAAGCATTTCCCATTTTTCGGCTGGAGTAATTGTACCCATTGCCATTTCCTTTAATACTTCTTTCATTTCTTCTGGATGTTTAAAGTAAATGTTTGCATAGGTGCAATCAAAATCATCATCATCATCGTAATCATACAAAGGATGCTCTGACATTTCATCAAAAACATCTTCATAATCCTCGCGGTTTCCACCGCCATTGCGGGTATGAATAACGATATGAGTATCGGTAACATAGGCATCACGATAACGACCAAAGTCTCCTTGGGTCTTGCCAAGCAATTCAAGGAGAAATTGAGAATGGTCAAAATTCTCACCAAACAACATATTATACAAACTCATTTTCAATCCTCCAAAAAGTTACGAACCCAAGATAAACGCGAAAATTGCATTTTATATAAATAAGTATAGCACAACATTTTGTGCGTGTCAACAAAAATGTCCATCGCCGTACTGGTAATACGCATGGACTCTAACAGTTTAAAAGGAACTATCAGCATGACTATTTATTGCGTCTATCTAACCATATACCGAGGAATAAGACTTCCCCCATTTTACATTGGTTCAAGTTCAGTAGAAAAAGTTCAAACCGGCTATCATGGATCAGTATGTTCCAACGAGTATAAGTCTATTTGGAAATCGGAACTTAGATTTAACTCTAACTTATTTGAAACAAAAATAATTTCCATTCATTCGAACAGAAAAGAAGCAACTCTTAAAGAACATACGCTTCAAAAGAAAGTCGATGCTGTTAAAAATCCTCTTTATATTAATAAATCATTTGCTGTATATGATGGTTTTACAGATATGGATCAGTCTGGCAAAAATAACCCAATGTATGGCACCTCCCGCACCGGAGAAGCAAATCCGTTTTATGGGCAAAAACACACAGAAGAAGCTATTGCTAAGATGAGAGGAAGAAAATGTTCAGATAAAAACAAAAGGTTATATAGCAAACTCAAATCGGGCATTACTGACTCTGCGGAAACTAAACAAAAAAAGAGTATATCCAAAAAAGGGAAGCCGCCAAACAGTTCCAAAGTTCTCAACTTGATATTAAAACAGAAGTTTATCTGTATGCTTGATACTAAGAAAGAATATACCTATGTAAATGCTTGTCAACGGCTCCCTGAGATTAAACATCTTTTTTGGAAAAAAAAGTTAGTTTAAAAACTCTCGAACCCACTTCAATTTTTCTTGTTCAGTCTTTGTGGTGTATGCGTCAATATTTTCACGAATCGCAGAAAGCAACGGGTAATATTCCTCATCAATTTGTTCTTTAAACTCCTTGGTGAGCAATTTTTCAGTTTTAGGATTGCGTGCTACCCATTTACTTACTAAATAGTAAGGGCTTTTAATTTTAAAAGACTGACTATCTTCTGTGTATGCAATGAATCCTTCGTGCTTAACCTTCTTTGATTCAGCAATCAATTCACCCACGGTCATACGATAAGATTCTACCGGATGACATTTAATTGTATCCTCAGAAAATATCTTCCATACTACATCACAAACAAAGCCGTTAACCTTAGACTCCCATGAGTTTTCACGCCAGCCAAGAAAATACATTCCTGCTTTTTCTGGGACAATGTGTGGGTCACTTGGATGCACACATTCAAACATGAAAGTATGACCTTCATTGCTGGCAATATTGATAACCCAATCCTCCCAGCACATATGCTTTAACATCATTTCTTTTGCATAGTCAACGTAATCGTTGGCAGTGCTTCCAGTGGTGGATATTAAAATATCGTTATTGTGCCAAGTCATCGCAATCATAAAGCCATTAACTTTACGATATGCAATTACCGGAGTATCATCCGATAAAATAGGAGATTTATCTTCTACGCCATAATTATAGATTTTCGTGAATGGGCGTGATATTACATTGAAATCTTTATCAATGATTGTACCACGACATTCCTCAAGAAAATCGTTCCATAAATTATCATAAAATACTTTTTTAGAATATTTTAGTACAAAAATTCCATCACCGGCTGGCTTCATTGAAACCAGAGTTGGATTAGATTCTACGAAATGTTTTAGTGCAGCTTTGTTCATGGATGCAGTATAACGTAGACTTTACTATGCGTCAAGCATTTTTTGATTTTAGTTTGGCTTCGATGGCTCGGGCACGGCCCTCTGCTGTGAGGTAGCTATCTAAAATTTCATCGCGTTCCTCATCCGTCAGCCCTACCCACGGGCGCGGTTGTGGGGTGGTGTAGAGTTTGGTTCCCACAGGCAAATCCTTGAACAACATACCTTCATTTGGTCGATCCTCACCGACGTACTCAACGACGGCCACCGGCTCCTGCGCTGACCTCAATTCGTGGGGCGCATGTTGTTCAAGCCAAGCAGTGCCTAGCAGCGCCATTGCCTTAGCCTGTTCTATTGTGGTTGGCATTGAAATGCGGGCGACTGGCTGTGATAGCCCATCGGGGCGGTAGGCCATATCACTGGATTTCCACTCTTGGCGCATACGCTGCTCCATTTCAATGCGGGTAAACTCATCATCTTCATCGTCTTTAGTCATTTTAAATCCAATATTAAAATTTGTCAATCTGTCATTTATCAAACTCGTCTGCTGGATAGTAACGACCCATCTTCAAGTCATCAATATCAACTTCCATGCGCAAAACATTTTCATGGCTAGATTCGTACATACACAGCAGCCATTCTACGCGCTCAACTACGCTTCCCTCGCGCCAGTCTTTGCTATCCTCAAATAGCTCAGTTGGCAGCAGTTTTTTGATTCGGTCTAGTTCGTTCATTTTAAAAAAGAATTTCTAATTGCAACTGCATCATGGAGAGCATTATGTGGGATTCTTGACTCATATTCAATAGCAAGATTCAACTCAAAATTAATTTTTGTGGGCATCAAAATTCGTTCACCCGGCCCCGTAATCAAAGACTCACAGAAATATTTAATATCATCGGGCCAATCCGCAACAATGGTGCATTTATTGAACATGAAAAGATAGGATGATAGTTTGGATTGGAACTCACCCCTTGAAAGTGGAACATGAAACATATGCGGCACGACATTATCCCGAACCCAAGGGTCAAGTTGATCTGTCATTTCCAACTCACAATAAAATACTGGAATATTTACATCTTCTGGCACAAGCGCCATAGACATTAGTTTACCACCAAATCCATTAAATTCTGTATCTAAAAATAGTTTCATTTTTCTATCCTATCATATTTAAATTTTTCATGCAACATAATAATATAATTTGCTTTAGCAAAAACCCATGGATTTCGATGCGGAAGATGGTTTCCGGTTGCGCCAGTCCAATCTTTAAATTCCCAATCGTAAAAATCAATATTACAATCCTTTGGATTTTCTTTCTGCAAAGTTTCTAATTCATCTGCCCATTTTTGCCATAAGTGGTCACTCACTATTTCCGTATTCAGTTCATAGTAGATACATGAATGAATAAGCATTTGTGCCCTTCGCTGCCGTATCTTATCTTTAATGCTTTGCTGCATACTCATTTCAAAAATATCGACTATCAATTAGTAAGACATATTTCCCATGCGATCAAATGCAGTTTCACCTTTAGTCTTTGCATTCAAAATATAAATATTTTTTACATTGTACCGCTTTTCGTTAACATCGTCAAGATAGACGTATGGATTAAGTTCCCATTTACAGACTTTATTATAGTTTTTCTTTAGATCAGCGAGTTCTTCTGGGGGGAGTTGATAGTCCCAATCTTTACGATCAATGCATTGTTCTAAGCGACATGATTCCAGCCAATATTTCTCAGTCATTTTTACAAGGTCAGATTCAGCCAACTCTGGGTTAATATCCATCCAGTCTCCAACCATGCCATTCCATAGTTTGATTTCTGGGTCTCCTTTTAAGGAATTCAATATTTCAATCAATTTAGATTTCTTCATTCTTCAACTCCGAAATGTTTATCAACCTCATCAAAGATATCATCAATGTCTCGTTCAGGGTCATGAGGATTCATTTCCTCAATAACGCTTAAACATTCCTTCACAATCAACTCGGCGAATCTAACTTCTTTTGGCATATACGTCAGCATATCAAAATCATCAAGATTGCCCTGCCCATAAATCATACCTGCTTCTTTAGCAAGTTCTAAGATTCGTTTGTTCATTTTTCAACTCCAATATATCGTTTAGCTTCTGCCATGAGAGTTGCATCGCCCTTAGTTAATACTTCAAGGAGCAATCTTTTTTCTTCAAGATATACAACTGCAAAGTTTGGGTCATACTGCATAATACTTTTCGTATTACTAATCAAGTCTGCAAGTTTAACTGTTTGCGCTTCTGCTGGAGCATTGAAAATATACTCTCTGTCCATGCGCTTGCGAAATTCTCTGTTACCATATTCTGGTTTAGAGATATCGGTCAACCAACCAACCAATCCAGCAATAATACTGCCAAATTCTTGGGTAATAATTTCGTTGGTAACTTTAGTATCTTCTACAACATCATGCAGCCATGCAGCAGCAATCATATCAGGAGTGCCACCCACACGTTTTACGATGCTGGCAACTTCTGCTGGATGGACGATATAAGGCGCACCAGTGTATTTCCTGCGCTGGTCAACGGCTGCGTGTGCAGCGGTGGCAAAAATCCTTGCCTTTTCCACTTTGTCCATTACTATTCTCCATATGAATGTCTATAAACGTAGTTTACAACAACATTGGAGTCTATGTCAAGCATTTCTTCTGGTGTTCTATAAGAAAATGCTTTATTTTGACTTTTCCACCACAATTCTATTAAAGCATTGCTGCCAAGTAATGCTAATAGATACGGTTGCAATTTTTCTTTAATTGCAATATTATTTCTGAGTATATTCTTTGCCATCAATAATAACTGAGGTGGTGCGAGCTTTATTGCCCATTTGTACCGTAGTTGAACTTTCTGGGCAGCGACCAACGGTAATGCGGGAACCGGTGCCGTTGACTATCTCATAAAACTTACAATCCTTTAGCTCATCAGGTACGGCAGGAAAGTTTATTTGTGTTGCGCTTGGTGTACATCCAACCAATAATGCTAGGGTTGATACTAAGATAAATCGTTTCATTCTTCAACTCCAAAACATTTTTTTAACAAAACTAAAGATAATCATAAAAATTGTAAAGTAAGCAGCAACACCTATCATCAATAAAAATAAAGTAGCCAACCAACCTGCTTTATCGCCTTCACTCATTCTTCAACTCCGAAATGTTCTTTAATCCGATATGCTGACCAATTTGCCCCATGACCAAACTCTGGACTACCATCTAACTCATCGCTTATATGAGCATGGCCTATTTCACTGCAAATTTTAGCACATTCTTTAACAATCAACTCGGCGAAATTTGCAATTTGATTCTCGCCCCAGAGCACATTTTCAGGCATACCATAACCTAGCGAACACTCTCTCATTCCAGCCTGTTCAGCCAGTTGTTTAATTCGTTCGTTCATACCTTCGCCACCTGTTCAGGAAATTTCAAACATTCATCGGCAGAATAAGACCAACATTTATTAGTAAGTTTTATCTTCACCTTCATCGGCGTAAATCCAATAATGACTCCCATTGACAACTCGTGTGTATAACCATTTTGCGGAATCAACACGATCTTGTCGCCTACTGCCAATTCTTTACCGGTTACGTCTTTCATTCTTTTACTCCCGTTTCCCAAAGACCATTACTAATCATCAAGCGCAACCAGTATGTAAACTTACGATTGCCAAACTTTCGGCGATACTTGTTTAGCATGGCCTTGGCTTCAACATACTCATTGCTATTGATAGCGTCCGCAATTCTTTCAACTGCTGTTTTGACTTTCATTCTTCAACTCCGAAATGTTGTTTCATTTTGAATCGCAATATGTCACAAGCCGCTTCACCCTCTGTATAGATTTTCTTCATCTTAAGGTCTGTTTGTTCTTTTCGATTATTAAAGTATTGTGCTTCCAGTTCGGTTGCCATTCCCATACATTCTTTCACAATCAACTCGGCGAACTTTTCAGCAAAGTCTTTACTGTATGGAATAGTCACAGGATATCCATCAGGACTTTGATGTGAAGCCTGTTCAGCCAGTTCTAGAATTCGTTCATTCATTCTTCAACTCCGAAATGTTGTTTCAAGACCAACTTAAATTCAATCTCCGGCGTGAGCATTGGATGCTCAACTTTGTCTTGGATTAGTTGGTGTCGCCCTTCGGTATTTGATCTACCAAGCAACACACCATTATAGTATACTTCCCACTCATAATTTTCGTAAATCATTCCTCAACTCCGAAATGTTCTTTTACTCGTCTTGCCGCATTTTGAACAGCATTGGCGCTTTCAAATTCATCTTTATCCCAGTACCACTTTGATTCTTTAAGAATAGTGGTCATACATTCTGCCACAATCAACTCGGCGAACTTTTCTAATTCATTGTTACGAAATACAAGCCCGCTAATGCCTGCCCTTCGTCCAGCGCCAGCCTGTTCGGCAAGTTCTTGTATTCGTTCGTTCATTCAATCCGTTCCTCATATACAGTTGTTGGCGTATATGGGAATTCTACTGCAACTCGGCTCTCTCTGCAAGTAAAATGTGATTTACTTTTTACGCCTGTTTCTGGGTCGGTATACCAATCCCAAAAAACTTTACCGTCAATATCATATGCGCTGCCATCGGCATCTTTAAAAACCCTACTGGCGCGTTTATTTTGATAGTGAGGTGTGCCATCGCCATACCCTGAAACATCTACCCATTCGTCATCTTCACCAGTAAGTGGGGTCAATGGATCAAATCTAAGGAGTTTTTCAAGCACATTAACAGCATAACTTGCAGAGAATCCAGAAAATCCAGAATTACTAAATACTAATATGATATTCAAAATAGATTCCCGCATCATGCGATTTATTTCATCGGGAGAATCTTCGGTCATTCCAATAATATCCAACTCTCGCTTACTAAATTCAATCATAAAACTATGCCCCATATAAAAATTAAACATACTTGCACGGATAGAACACCATATACCTATTTAATTGGCTGGTCAAACATGAATATATATTATTATGGTAGACGAACCGCAAAAAATTGTCATCCCAGTGATCTATTTGTGACTTATTATACATCATCAAAATATGTCTGTCAACATATAAAAGACCACGGAATCCCCGATATTATTAAAATTAGAAAAACATTTAATTCAATAAAAAAATGCATTCGTTGGGAAGAAAAAGTTTTAAAAAAATTAGATGCAAAAAATCATAAGCAATTTTTGAATCACTCAAATGGGCCAAATGATTTTCATAGCACCAATAAAGTAGCAGTTAAAGATATGAATGGAAATATATTTTTTGTATATACAAATGATCCAAAATTTATATCAAAAGAATACGTTGCACTATCAAAGGGAAGAAAATATTCTAAAGAAATTAATTCAAAAAAGGCGTGTGCAATTGGAAAGGTTGCGGTTAAAGATAAGGATAATAATTATTTTCAAGTGTTAAAGACCGATCCCCGATATATTTCAGGAGAATTAATCCCAGTTGCAACTGGAAATAAAAGGACTAAAGATCAAAATAAAAATTGTGGAAAACATATGGTTGGATTTCTTCTTGCAAAAGATTTAAATGGGGATACACTAAAAGTAAAAAAAGATGATCCATTAATTATTTCCGGAGGTTTAATTCCAATTGGAACTAATATGCCAATGGCAAAAGATTTAAATGGAAAAATATTTAGAACTACGCGAGATGACCCAAGGTGGCTCACTGGAGAAATAATAAACCCAAATACAGGAAAAAGTTTTAATAAGGGCATATCAAAACCAAAATTATTATGCCCACACTGCGATAAATTAATTGCAATTAATATGTTCAATAGGTATCACGGGGATGCATGCAAATTAAAATCAATATTTGAATAATTATCCTTTTCTTTCATTCATATTGATTATATCAAGGTCTAAGTTTGGATGGACTTCAAACGAATCTTGAATATATTGTTCCAGTCTTTGAATCTCATTAGCAGCTTCTTCAAGCAAATCTGAAATACGATCAGGCTTACCTTCTTCTACGCTTTTACGACTTTGAATCTGTCTGCGTATCTCTGCGCGTTTACGCAGACGAAATACTAGGCTTTGTTCTGAAACTGGCAAATGACTCTCATCTTTTAAAATATCGTTTGCCATATGTTCTTCAAAGCGATCAAATTCTTCCTTCATCTTTTTTCGCTAAAGAGTGGAGAAAGTGTTCATATACGCTACGTAAAATGAGATAAAGCATTCCAATTAGTAGACCAAATATAATAAAATTGACTCCAAAATATTGAATTGCAGAACCAATCACCAATGAAAGCAAAAGCATCCCAAAAAACACCAGTGCAGTAAAAAACGCAGCAGTGAGTTTATCATTTTTAAACATAAAATATCCTTTATAAAAATTAATCTAGGGTAACGTCAAACATTTTCTTTTCCATCGCATGCAACTGAACTCGCGCAGTTTCAACATCACTATCATATAGACTACGTTCAATATTTCGGAAGTCTTCCCTAAACTCTCCAAATATGGCTTCAATTACTTGGCGCTTGGTGCGCTGAACCGCCAACTCAATCGCATTATCATTTCTTATTATTGCAAGGTCATCAACCCAACATTGTGAACCTAGAGTAATTCCAATCCTATATTGCGTCTGAGTCATGGCTTGCACTTCTGCAATATCTTCTCTTACAGAAAATACATCTTGAAATAGCCTTGTTTGTTTAAGTCGGCGGCGATCACCTTTAATTGCCGTGATTGCGTTTACTACTTGGCTCATACTTTATCTTTCTCTTGAGTGAATACAATATCCCACATCTTATACTTGTCAATACAATCATTCAAATCAACATCAATAATAGTTGCATCTTGTTTCAAGATTTTATTGATATAACCAGCAGGTTCTCTGCTCATGTAGCAGTCATCATATTCGCGTTCATAAACGACAACTTTACCAACCATATCCCGATACCACATGAGTGAATCGGAACACTGTTTGATTAGGATTGCTTTAATGAAAGATGAGTAGTTGTGAGTGGTCATAATATGATTGTACCTCAAATATCGTTCTGTGTCAAGGAGTTTTTACCCAAGTGCAGCCAAGGCAAATTTTCATCATCCAGCGAATGAACCAGTTTGGTACTTTGCCTTCAACTGGCTGATATGTAATGCCGTTAGTGCCATCGCTGCCAAACAGGTGACACTTCCAGTTAGCGTGTTTTGGGGTTTCAAAGAAAGAATATTTGGCATTTGATGGATCAATATAATGATCTGGGTAATGATCTGGGGTTTTAATATCTGCTGTAAAAAATTCGGGGGGTATACCAGTGGTCATAATTTTAATTCTGGGTTATCGTTCACCAACGCCAAAATTGCATGTGATGCAAACGTGACTTGTTCATGAGACAATTTTAGATTATATGCCATATCAATGATGTGCAATACTTCATGATACAGTGCTAGGTTTTGAGATTGTTGAGTAATCTCCAAGTTAATGGAAATCTCTTGTTTATTGAAATCTGCTAAACCAAGAGTGCCATTCATTTCAGCGGAAGATTTATAAACAATATCATAAATCATTCCGCATATTTTTATATTTTTCATAGTCTATCAAATTTAGTTGTTGCTCCATGATATAAATCATATTCTTTAATTGGAACCCATTCTTCAATTGGTTGTTTTCCATGAACATTGAGCAACAAGAATTTATGATTAGTTAAATCGGCATCTATCTTTTTTTTAATAGATACTTCTATCGTAATCGGATTTCCTTCGTTATCGGTTCTTGGGCCGAGCATTACAATATATTCAGTTGTCATTCTGTTATTCCGAAATTCTTTTTAATCATAAACTTAGCAAAGTCAATATCACCATCTTCCATATATGACATACATTCTTTCACAATCAACTCGGCGAACTTTTCTTGAAAATCATCATCAAAAGAATATTCATAATCTTCATCATCGCCTTCATTGGATTTATCCAAAGCATATTGTACAGCCTGTTTAGCATGTTCTTGAATTCGTGCGTTCATAGGTTTACTCCAAGTCGTTGCTGAATGCGTTTGTTGATGGCGTGTGCAGTGTTAATTGGTTCCGCTGTGTTAGTGTTTGCTCGACCTACCCATGTGGCGCAACTCATGCATTCCTGAACAATCAACTCGGCGAACTTTTCTAAGGCATCTTCGGTAAACTCAACTCCCATCTTGCCACTCTCATATTCTATGGTATATACACCCGGCATTAAAAGGGCAGTTTTATCGGCTAAAGATTTAATTCGTTTGTTCAATTGTATCACCCCACGCTTTCTGGTATTTTTCCATCACATACTCTCGTTCCCAAAGACCAGCATACTTTTTTAGCAGCAACAGATATGCCTTCGTTTCTTCAACAGATAGGTATTGTTTCATATTTGTAAGCTGATACTCAATCTCCATCAGTACCACTTGCTCACGTTGATAATGTGATAATTGTAGTTCAAACATTATTCTATATCTTCCAACTGATTACTGACCAACTCAAGCTGTGCAATTAAATCTTTGCAGAGCTGCTTGCTCATTGTGAATGTTGTATGGCCAAGATTGAGTGTCATATGCGTATCGATATCAGTTCTACCAATACTATACCATACTTCTGGCTCTTTTAGTTCTGGTTTAATATACTCAGTTGGTTCAGGCAAGTTATACTCGCGTCTATTGAAGAAATTCATCATTCGTTCTTTCATCTGGGTCTTTCTCATAACAAGTTAAACATACTGCATCATAACATGGGCCACCCATAGATGCAATAGCTCCACGACAATATTTGCATAAAATAAATGCCGCAGTTACAATATAACCGCGAGGTATTTCATATAAAGGATAAAATCCTTCTTCTCGCTCAGTATACCCGATTAGTTTGCGTTCGCTCATCGCAATTCTTCCAATGCTTTCTTTACATGCTTCTTTTTGTAGTGTGAAAAATATTTTATGATATCCTCATCAAACAGATAGTGAGGATTGCTAAGATTGTGCTCTCCAATAAACTCTTCTATCTCATCTTTTAGTTTATCGAATTTCTCTTGCCTCATACTTCAATCCTTAAAAAGGGATGTCATCATCCATCATATCAACAAACACCACTGGCTCACGTTTAGGTGCAACATAGTCAACATTATCAAAATTATTGAACACCTCTTGATATTCACCACGCAACCTATCTTGATTGTCTGACAGAATCTCTACTCGATCAAGTGAACTGAAGTCGCCCCCCGGTGCTCCGTAGATTGTGATCCATCCATCAATGTACTTGCCTTTCCAAGCACCATTGACGACCCAGAATTCAAATATGTCAAGATCAAAGTCTTCGGATACATCGACCAACAGACTTGGATTGTCTTTGGTGCCTAGCATAAGTCTCATACTTCATGCTCCCAGTATAATGGTTCTTGTTTTATAATTTTCCATTGAAGATTCCGGCGATAATATCCATCGCCATAATTCGTGGGAATATTTTTGTACTCTTCGGTTATTTCATAAGTCTCAAGCCAAACATAATACAATTCAGTGTCGATATAGAAATGCACTGGTAGCCAAGCGAACTTACGGCGAACTCGAATAGTGCCTTCTTTTTTATTTGATTCTGCTTTCCATTTCATCCCTCAACTCCAAAGTGCTTCTTGGCAGCATTCCAGCCGGTTTGGAAGGCATCCCATTCAACTTCATCATAACCAACCGCACCACTATGATGCCTTTGCCTATCGTAGAAGTCAGCCGTTAGCTTAGTCCACTCATCAAATGCATTACATTGTTCTTCGGTATCATAATCATCATTCTGATTTATCATGTTCAACCTCAATCACTTCTGACCAAAATATATAAGATTCCGATTTACCAAACAGACCAAATTTGCCAAAATCAGATTGTAGTTTGGCGTGATCTTCACAATATGGCTGGCTTCCCTCAAGCTCAGTGAATCGAATGTGTTTAGCGGGTTTGGCGCATTCTACGCATACTATTACCATGATGATTCATCCACAATGATTTTACTAATGGTCACTTCATCCCCATTTAGTTCAGTGGAAATATTGGCTTTAATAATAGAACCAATTCCAGAGGATGAATCAGTAGTAATTTCAACATAACTTACATGCGGATACTTATCCATGAAACGTATAATTTCAATTAAGGCATCTTTTCTCAACGTAACTTCTTGCATATATTATTCCTGTGTTTCAGTTTTATATTTCTCATCTAATTGTTTAATATTGGTGAATCCAACTTTAAACAAAAAACTTTCGACTATTGTAAGCCAATGTGGAGTACCGTCGGAGCAAATTAATAGAGGGCCGTCAACATGATACCAATTGATATGTGGTTCACCATCTTCTGGATAACTAAACATTATTTGACCTAATCTTACGCCATACGATCTGAAATGTATCTGCTTTAAACAGCACTTCCCATCCAGCGGGAATATGTTCTGGAAAAAGACTACGAGTACCATTACTATGTGTATATAATTTCATTTTCTATCCAATCCATTCCAACAGTTAATCAATTGCGCTTGGGCATTACGTATATTCCAGAAGTCAGCATTAAGGCACAAATCCATTCCGCAGTTCTCATCTTTCTCTTTAGTACATTCAATATAAAGAGTTTGCCAATCATGATGAGCTTCCATTGTACCAGTTGCATCTAAAATTGCAGGCGACCCACACATCGGGCATGGCAATATTGAGTGCATTATTTTACTTTGAACTGTTTTTTTAATTCTTTAACATACACATCATACTGTTCGCCATTATCAATAGACCAGTATATACGGGCACATTTTCGTATAATCAACTCGGCGAACGTTTCCAAATCTTCTCCCCATGCTTCAACAAACACTCTCGTTGGTGTTTCAGTTGGGTCATAAGTAAATTCTAGTCCAGCTTGTTTAGCAAGTTCTTTAATTTGTTTGTTCATTCTTTGACTCCGAAATGTTCTACCAATGCAATATATGCCGTAGGACTTGCACACTTTTTAGCAACAACATCCATACATTCACCCACAATCAACTCAGCAAACTTTTCAATTGCTGCGCGATCATATGCGTCCATTGTATCCCAACAACCGGCTGCTGTCAACCCCGCGTGATACATTAAATCTTCAATTTTTTTGTTCATCTTTCACGCTCATCATAAATAAAATTGCCAGCAGATATGTCCACATACTCCAATTGTAATTAATTACAACATAAGTAGTTCCTGCAACTATTGCAAAATTATATAGTAAAACTCCGATAATTTCAACACTTTTCATAATATTATTTTAGTTTAGATATTGGTAAATTGTAGCAATTACTTTTTACTTTAAAATTATTTGATGGGTCAACTTGACCCTTGATTAAATATGTCGCATCACGATAATAGTTATCTTTTTTATAGACGCCCAGAAACCATCCGACATTGCGTTCTACGTTTACTCGAACAAATGCGTAATAATCGCAATCTTGTTTGGTATTAAGTTCTGCAACACTGCATTCATAATGTGGTAACGGCGCAACTGTTGTGCGCTTAGTTTTAACATCTACCTTGAATCCGGTTTTGCTAACTAAATCATAATCATATGTGTTAGTTATTTTGCCACCGATTATACTTAATGCAATTTCTTCACCTATGAATCCAGCAAGGTTGCCTTCGCCATCGGTAATACTATTTCGCAGAGTTCCCATTTCAAATGCCTTTGCCTTGGCATTTGAAATCATATTTGGGGTAATGGATACTTCAATCATTGGGTTATCGAAACGGACTTATTGACATTGCCGTTACGCACACCGCAGGGATTTATTGTGACAATCTTACTTGTTCATCATCAAAGCATTGAAGTTTGATGGCACAACAATTGTTTGTACTTTACCAGTCTTAATACCTTCTGAGATATTCAACATAGCTTGGGCTTGCATGAATGCAATTGAAGAACCGGAGTTGTTAGCTAGTGCAGCCATACGACGAGATTCGGCTTCGGCAGTTTTAACTTCAACTTCCTTTTGTTTCAGTTCGTTCTTAGCCTTCACCAATTCGTTAGCACTTGCTACAACTGAATCTGCGGGCACTACATTACGAATCAAAACCTGACTGATAGTGATAGAACCATCCAGCTTTTCTTCGGTGAGGTTACGGACAATTTCTTCCTTGATAAAGTTTTCCATATCGGAACGAGCATCTGCCATATCCAAGGCTTCGTATTTACGCGCTGCCTTGTAAATGGAGTTACGAGCATTTTGTACAATGTAGTTATACATCACATAGGTATCACCTTTGGCTTCGGCATGGAAGCTCTTGTTCTTGGTGGAGTAAAGTTCAGCCACTTGTTGTGGGTTGATATTATAAACAACCACCGCATCAAAGTCTTTCATGGTGGAGTTGTCTTTAGCAACCGGAGTCATGTTCTCCAAAACTACATTAACATCTTTGATAGGGAAAGTTAGCACATTACCAATCAATTCTTGATTAAAAGACCCCGGCAAGAGTTCACCACTTTGAACTTGCTTATCAAAACCAACACGAACACCAACTTGGCCGGTTTCAATACGAGTACATGCGGAAGTCAAAGCAACGGCAGCAACAACCAAAAACAATTTTACAAAACGATTCATTTCAAATTTCCTTTAGAATAAATTAACAATAACAAACAAAATTACAAACGCAATGGATGCGAACACAGTAGCTTTAAACAGTGCTATTAAAACAAAAGCACGTTCTTCCTTACCTGCTTGCGACCACATATTATATGTGAAAGCAATAACCACGATCAACACTGAAAAAATAAAAGCCATACCAATCATATTACTTTTCTCCTTTTGCTAAAATTAGATTTTTACCAGTCTGCCAAATGCATTCTTCCAGAATTAAACCTTGTTTTACCGTTCCATCACATAAAATATGATATAAAGATTGAACAGTAATTTCAAATTCAACTCCCCGTGGATCTAAAATTTTAAACAATTTATTTCCACGATAACGATTCACTGTGTCAATCAATTTAAATCCACTGAGAGGAACATTATCCCATATTCGGGGAGCATAGTCAAGCTCAATTGGTCTATCAAACTTAATTTCATTGCGTTGGCGAGTAACGGAGTCATATGCAAATGTTGATCCCCTTTCCCACCATTCGTTTCCATTTTTATATGCAGTTCCAGTATAAGCCCAATGCATTTGCGTTTCTTTACGCGCAGCATCGGTTTTTTTATTTGGTTCATGTGGATGAAGAAACCCAAAATTATGGGATTCTTCATTATATGTATTCCAATCACCTTTAATTGGATAACTACGCTCAGAACGATTCTTTGAAACTACAAATATTTTATCTGGAATTTTAGTCATTGCGTTTCTCCAAGCAAATATTTGTTGCTGATGCTTTTAAAAGTCATTCCCCCCGCAACATGCTTAAACACAATACCTTCACGCTCCACACTAGGATTCAGTTTAGACTTATCCTCCGCCCATTGTAGAATTTCTTCCACTGAACCAACGCCAAGGTCTTTATCTACAAACAATACGGGGACATGAAGTAGTTCAAGAGAATCTACAAAATGACGCCTTACTGCTGGCTCAAAATATTTGCCGCTATTGATATGGTAGCAATCAAATACGCGAAACTCTGGCTTAGATAGCTTATAGATATTACCCTGAATTCCGGGGCCAATCAATTCACCTTGAATAGCAATATCATATGGCAAAGACATAATCTTTTCCTTAATATTGTTTTCAATTGCAGCTTTCCAGAATGCGTTATTCTCATCTTCCTTCAAGTCAAGATTGCGTGAGCATACACCAAATGTATCACCAATCTTATATACAGTCATCGAAGAGCCTTCCAGCTTTTCAGTGACTTCAAAGTGCATAGTCTTACATGCTGCAATTTCTTTGGTAAGATTTTGGGCACGTTCTTGATCGGTCTTAGGAATCAGTGATGGGAAGTTACCCTTTGCCATGCCAGCCAACTGAGCATTCATAGGCTTTTCCCACTTTTGAATGCCAAGCAGTTCAGATACATCTTGCTCCATAGTAACTGTCCATTTGTGCGGGCTACCGTTGGCGTCAATGCCATGGATGAAGTTGCCAACTGATGTTTGATAAACCGGTAGCAACAGACCCTGAGACAATTGACCGCGCAACTTTACAGTACGCAGACGTTCGCCTTTCACTCCATCGTATTCCCGTGGTTCTTTGCCTTTGCTAAGAAAAGGCGCCAACGCTGTAGGCACCCATGAATCGATCTCCAAATAAACTGCAAGCTCTCCAACATTATATTCGCCTTTTTTAACAACAACTTTCCAACCACCCACGGTTGCGCATTCAATAGCATCTGCACCCTCGATAGGATTCAGTGCATCAATCTTTCTAATAGTAGCTAATTTTCTCATAATATAATCCTCAATAACAAATCATGATGCAAGTATAACACATTCAATAAAAAAAGCAACTGGCTTGTTGCATTTATACCACACTAAAATGGTGCATCTTCTAATTCATTCCAGTTAATAGGTTCTGGCTTATCTGGAAAATATGGTACATGCTCAAGTTTTTCTGGCAACTTAGACGGAAAAGGCCATGTAACTTTTTTCGGAACTTCATTCATATTTGACTCCCAATGTAGCTGGATTGTGATCTAACAACAATGTTTCTCCATCTTCATAGAGAGTTGCATCTTCATCATCAATTGTAACATACAAATCAGAGTGAAGCAACTCATAATCCTTGAAGCTAAAAGTTTTTTCGGTATAAACACGAAAGAAATATTTACCGCCCATTGTGCGAATTAAATGACCGGAAACGCCATTTGCCGATTTAATTTTCATCTGGTTGTTCCTCACTGAACCAGAAAACTATACGGGCAAATGCTGCCGTGATAGAAACATAGCAAAATGCTTCAAAAAATAAAGCTGGATTATGCCATGCATAGTTTCCACTGAAAATGAATAATATTACTGCGGAAAGCCATACGCTAATTGGGATACTTTTCATAATTTAATTCCTGTTAAGATAATCAACTGCCTTCATCACGCCTTCAAGTGTATCACCAAGAGACCCAATAGATTTATTACAATCATCGCATAACCAGCCCCTGAATGTTTTAGTAATCGGGTCATGATCTAGAACAAGTCCCCGTATTCTTCTATTCGGATTTGCATTTGGGCCACTGTTTGGGGCTTTGCCACAACACTCGCACACACTTGTTTTTGGTGGCGCGGTTAGTCTAATTTTCTCTACTTCTTTACTTCGCGTTTTAATGCATACCCGGCATCGAGTATCATGCCCATCGGAAATATGTGAATGCTTTGGAAAATCAGTTAACGGCTTATCTTCTTTACAGTATATGCAGGATTTGGTTGTAACTTCATGTTCTCCAAATACTGTATTAACTTTCAACTGCGCCACCAATAACATGATATTTCAACTTAGCTGCTTGATATGCTTCACTGGCTAGTTCTGGGGTTTCATAGTGACCAAGGCAAATATCCTTGCCATTCAACATAATTCGTGCCCGCCAAGAACGAGATTTATATTTAGACACACCCAAATATCCAGATTTTGCTAAAATCTTGTTGATATTAAATTGATTTTCCTGATTGGTAACATCCCGCAAATTACTGAGTTTATTATTTGATCTATTTCCGTCAATATGATCAATATGATTGGTAGGCCATTTTCCATAAGTAAATAGCCAAGCCAAACGATGGGCGCGATAACTTTTAAAATTAAACTTAATACCAATATACCCACGGCTTAAACTACCAATAATATCACCCACTTTAGATTTAGATTTCAATTTAACTTTAATCCAAGTAAAATGACCCGTCTCTGGGTCATAAGACAAATATTGTTTCATTTCTTCCAACAGAGCCGTAACATCATCAACTTTATCCATGCGTCCCCCAATTTTATAAGATTCCAAAGTGTATACTAATTTTACCCGATTGTCAACTACTTTTTAGAAATCGTTATCAACTTCCCATATGCTTCCATCTGCAACATAGGTTGATGGTTCAACATCATAGCCAAGTTCCGGTAACATAAAAAAATCTTCCGCTGTAATTTCTTCCGCATCAAGTTCAGGATTCAGCCCAAATAATCTTTCGTTTTTAATTATCTGTGTCACTTTCCATTTATGCAATTCAACTTCTGGCGTATCCTTTGCCATGTATTCAGTCTGCTTCTTTGAAAAATTAGCTTTCTGTTCATCTGACCAAGTTCTTGAAGCATTGGAGCAAGATTTTGAACAAAATGGCCCACGCTGACGGTGCATCAGACTACAAGTAGGACAAGGTTTTTCTAATTTTTTTCTGCGGCCCATATTATTTCTCTATGCAAAAAGCGCCGAGTGGCGCTTTGTTTTATTCCTCTGTTTCAATTATTCCTTCATCCTCAAGATATTCTATCGTATCTTGAACTCCCTTTACGTGACCAGCTTTGTAACATGCATAACATGCTCCGAGCATTAGAAAAATTTGGCCCATATCTAACCAAGAAAAGACATTTTGTGACATTGGTATATTCCTTATATTTTTTTATTATCTTGCATGGGGCAACCACTTGGTTACTTGTTCTAGCAAGTTTGGCTTTACTGCACTCCACCCTTCCTTTTTAAAAGATTGTTTGTAATAGTTATATGAATTGAGTTTTCGCTTTTTATCTATGTTATTTAACACTTCATACGGGTCTTGGTTTTTATAATAAAATTTTATCTCCATTGCAATATCATGTCCACGCGCATCCATTTCATCTGGGTCAATTAAGTATTCAAGCGTATCTTTTTCAGATACTTCATAATTTAAATATAGCTTCTTAAAATTGATTTTCTGAATTGGTTCTCTGCGTTTAACTCTTTTCCATTGGTCTGAGTGTATTGTTTCATGTTGTATTGTCTGGGATATAGAAAAATGAAACTCTTTAAATTTAGTTGGGGGTAATCTAAGATCATCTACATGTTCTGAAAAAAATAAAACTACATGTCTAATGTTTCTATAAGAATCATATACTCCCCCAACTGCATATTCATCTGGGGGAAGATTTATCTTTTGGAAATTAAACTTCAATGTTTCACTGCCCAATTCAGACTTGAGTAGTTTAACTATTTTTTTATATGAATTTGTCCCAATTAATTCTGGTTTAATATTACGAATTCCTTCGTTTATTTTATCAGCAAAATGCATATAGTTCTCCCAAACTTTATAAACTTATTTATCGCTTATAAAGTTTAGGAGAATTTAAAACTTAATCCCAGAGAAATCTGCCGCTGGTTTGCGACCAAAATCTAATTGACTATTGTGTTCCTTTGCAATTGGCTTTTCTGGCAGTGGTTGCCCAGAATCGGTCAATCCTTTTTGTGCATCCGGCTCCAGATCATACAATTTCATTTTTGCTCTATCAATCCCAAGAACAAATCGCTTATAACTATTTGGATCACCATAACGATTTTTCAATTGCTTAACCATAATCTGATTCATTGCATCCAATTCCTCTGATGCAATCAATGCAAACATCAAGTCAGCAGTAGCAGGGAGTCCAAACGATTCTGAGGTATCAGTCAATTCAACATCGGTGTTACCATAGCCACCACGAGTAGTTTGTGTAGCACTTAGAATTGGGACATTCATTTCAACCGCAAGTCCCCGCAATTCTTCTGCAATGGATTTAATAATGGTGTAACTGTTTACGTTTGATCCACCTTTAAATCTAGAACTGGTACAAATGTTCAAATAGTCAACAATAATAATATCTGGCTTAAATGATCGCTTCATGGACAATTCTGTTAGAAGACCTTTGAAGTGTCCAACGTGAGCACCAGCAGTTGGATATTCCTTGATAATCAATCTGCCTTCGGTTTTATTGCGAATCTTCTCAATTCTACTATCAAATACTTCCCGTGGAATTTCTCTCAACTGATCTAATGTAATATTCATTAGATTGGCATCAATACGTTCTGCAATGCGTTCCTCTGCCATTTCAAGGGTAATGTATAGAACATTTCTTCCTTGCGTCAAACAGGCTGCTGCTTGGTGACACATGAATAGAGATTTTCCTGCACCAGTTCCAGCAAGAATAATATTAAGGGTTTTGTTTGGCATTCCCCCGTTAGTAATCTTGTTCAACAACTCCAAGTCAAATGGAATTCTGGTTGTTAACTTGTGGTAGAAATCGTAACGACTTTCGGCATTATCAATATAATCGTGTCCAATATTTGTATCAAAGCAAACACTGAGTGCAGCTTGTAGAATTGATGGAATTCCATCTTTAGATGCAGTGGAATTCTTTTCGTCAATGAGACTAATTGATTCTAAAATTGCATTGTATAATGCCTTATCTTTGCAGAATTTTTCGCTCTCGACAATCAACCACTCCAAATTATTATCAGTTGGCTCCAGTTGATGAATGATATCCACTACTTGCGCATATTGCATCTCTGCAATCTTTTTATCATTTTGAACTGAAATAATCAACGCATCTTGGTCAGGCAATGCATTATATTGATTTATAAAATGAACAATTTTATCAAACACTACCTTCTCATTACTATCACTAAAATACTCCCGTGTTAAAAATGGGAGTACCTTTCTCATGTAAATTTCGTTATTAACTAGATTCGCTAAAATTACCTGTTCGATTTTCATGCTCTTTAACTACCTCTTTAATCAGTGTTGCAACTATGTCTTGTAAGATATATTGGAATTCAGTATCAGCATAAATGCTTTCATCAATTCCTTCTGGCTTGTTTACAACATGGTAGTTTAGTTGCACTTCATTATCATCGCCAAAGTCAAGTTGTTGAATTTGGATAATTGTTCCATTAAATTTACCCGCAGCCGTTAAAGTTACTCCCCAATCAGTTTCGCTTACATACCACGGCTCAAAGTTTTCAGACATTTTTAAGTTCATCATCCAGTTCCTCATCGGTCATAGTTCCACCACTTTCAATTTCTTCATTAATCATCAATCCGCCGTTACTTAGCTGGTATTTTTGTTTAACAAACTCATTAAATCTTTTATCAGCAAGGATAGAAGTCCAGAAATCAGATGTGTTCGTATCTGCTTCACGATATTTCTTTGCTTCCATTTCTCCGGTTTCCAAATCTACTTTTGAATACCAACCATTGCTTGGCTTTATGACATGCTTTGATTCAAGAGCAATGTCAAGTAAGCCAGACCACTTGCTGATGCCACCATTATAAGATAGAGAGACAGGTATTTTAGATTTTTCTTTAACATAGCGAGATTTTTCTACATTGATAATAAAATTGTAACCAGTAACTTCTGTGCCATCTTTTTCTTGCTGGCGACCAAGAATAAAAATATTGTCTGCGCTGTAATAACTTCCAGTGCCACCACCAACAACATCTTTTGCATATAGCTCAAGAGTTTTATAGGTATGGTTCACCACAATCATTGGAATATCCTTCAATGATAGATGCGGAGTTATCATGCGAAACAATGACTTAACTTGTTTTGCTCGGGACATGTCTGCAACAGATTTCCCATCCATTGCATCATCAACTTCCTTCTTGGATGCAAGATTGCCAATAGAGTCGATGACAATGATTAGATTATCTCCGCGCTGAACTTCACTTAGCTGCTTCATGATATCAAACTTCAACTGTTCAATGTCGGTGAGCGGCGTATGCAAAACCCTGCTTGTATCAATTCCAAATGCATCAAAATAACTTTGTGGAGTTCCAAACTCCGAATCATAGAATAGCAATGCTGCTTCTGGGTACTTGTCCAAATAAGACTTTGCCATCAACAACGAGAACCCGGTCTTAAAGTGTTTTGATGGGCCAGCCCACATAGTAAGTCCCGGAGTCAATCCACCATCCAATTTACCAGACAATGCAACATTGATGATTGGAATTGATGTTGGAATCATATCCTTCTGATTGAAGAACTTTGACTTTGATAGAATGGCAGAATCCTTGATGCTGCTATTCTTTTTAATTTTATCTAGTATGCTCATAATTTTCCTATAAAGCTGAATTCTAACTGACTATTATAAAAAATGCAATACTTAATCGCACCAGCTTTTCTTCGCATCGCCATAATATTCTCTAGCATATCCTTTTTTGATTAGCATTTCGCGTAGACTTTTTCCATCAAGAAAAACATCACCTAAAACTCTGCCGCCGTACTTATCCCAATCAATAATGACAATCTCGGTTTTTTTACTATCACGGATAGTTTGCTTGGTAAACTCAGTCGCAGTTTGCCCCAATGTATTTTCCTTTGGACACTTTGCTCTAAATCCTTTTTCTGGTGTATCGACACCAAATACTCGAATAGATAATTCTTTCTTCAATGGCTCTGGTAGAAAGTTTGCTTGAAATGCAACAGTATCCCCATCAATTACGCGGGTCAAAGGATAGTCATATGTTACTCCATCTTTTTGCTTTTGTGCAAATGCAGATGTTGCCAATACGGCAAGTAAGATAAATGTTAGTAATTTTTTCATTCTGATAATCCTTTAATTAAATTTTGTATTTCTTCTTGGGTTAGATAGTATTTTTGTACCGTAGGTGCATCTTTTAATCCCAAATTTTCAGAGATTAATTTAACCTCTTTAATATTGAATTTTGGTATTTCACTGACTACCATTGTAAAACGGTATGCTGGGGTTTCACTGATAATAAAATGTTTCATGTAAATAATCCTTCAAGGGTTGCTTTGGGTTTGGCTGACCATTTGATGCCTTCCAAAATGGTGTTCAATGGTTCAATGAATGATTTTTCAAACATCAAATCATAATCAATATATTTGTGAATATCGAATTCTGCGGGTATGTTATTTATAAATGCAATGCAGTTTTCTCCAATAGTATTTGGCTCTCTCAAGTAAATAAACTTAACTTTACTCCCTTCTTTAATTTCCTCATAAGTCATATCTAGCTTATGCTTCTTTAGATGGAAATTATAAAGCAATGATCCCCTTACATGAATCGGAGTTGCTTTTTTGTATATCATTGAAGAATCGGTATACTTCATCAATCCATTAACGCCACGGGGAAATGCAATATTCTCAGGAGTCATTTTCATATACTCAGCTTCAAACTTGGAGATATATTTCTGCAATTCGCTTTCGGTGGATGTTAAAGCCAGATTAACTGCCTTTTTTAACCCTTTACGGATTGGCTCAGGCGTAGACGATCTAACAATCTCCAATCCCATGACCTTCAATTTTGGTTCAGCGTATTGCACACCTTCATTGTTATAAACATTTAATGCGTATCGTTTCTTTGCTACCCAAATTCCTCTATCCGCAATTGCTTCGCGCTTAAAGAAAATCTTATTCTCAAATGCATTAGTATTATTTGCAAGTTTCTGACATGCAATATTCAATTGCTTCTCAATCTTTTCTTTGCAAATCTTATCAAGAATTTCAATGATCTTTTCTTTGCTGGCATCTTTATAATACTTATCAACCAATGGGCCAAATGTTACATAGCATGAATCGGTGTCTGAGTAGAATACATAATCGAACCCAACAGTACCACAGACACCATTCAAATAGTCATTCAATGCCGCAGCAACTTCACGAATGATATATTGCCCAGTCATTGTAATACCTTCTGCGATATATGAATCATAGAATCTAAAGTATTCATTGGAGAATGCCCCGAACAATGAGTTAAGCAAAATCTTGTATGCCATTTGCTTATTATTGAACTTGGAAATCTCATTCAAATACTTTTTGTCCTTAGTATCCTCATACTTAGTCTGTGACGCAAGCATCAGCTTCTTTGCAGTCTGCCTATTACCAAATAGCTTTGCAGTAATCTCTGGAAACAATCCTTGCTTATCTCTGGAATAGCATCGACCATTTGACGCCATTGCATAATCAACTTCTGTTAAGTCACTTAGATCAACATTATTTTTCAATAGCTGTTCAACGGTAATATCAAAGTGTTTAGTATAATTAGGAATTAATGTCTCGGGAGACATATTATATTGCATAATAATACTTGGATACAAACTTGTTGCATCAAATGATACTACCCAATCATACTGACCGGGAACTGGAGTCTGAACATATGCACCAACAATGCTGCGAGAAGGCTTGTGATCCTTCTGCGGAATCATGATATTCTGTTTCCATAGGTGATTATATAAAATACAATCCCACGTTCTAACCGCAGAAAAGATATCCACGAAATTGCACTTGGCATCATATGCCATAGTCATAATCAAGTCAATAAGACGCATCTTATCTTCAAGTTGATCGACTCGTTCAACGTCAACAATATTGTATTCTACGAATAGATTCCAATCTTTTGTATAGAATTCCTTGAATGTGGAATATGGATTTTCAAGTTTACCTGCCCCCAATTCAAGTTTTGCAATATGATCTAGCTTATAACTTTCTTGCACGTTATAAGTAAACTTCTTATACAATTGCAGATAGTCTAGAATAGAAATGCCAAAAATATCATAAACGATATCAATGGATTTTCCGCGTTCTATTTCTCTACGATTAACATTTTTCCACGGTGACAATCTATTAAGAAAATCTTTTCCAAGCATCTTCTCAATTCTGGCACATAAATAGCCAATGTCAAATAGTTCAACATTCCAGCCAGTGACAATATGCGGATAATCTCCCTCAAAGAACTCAATGACGCGCTTCAATAAACCAATTTCACTGTGGCAGTTAATATATGTTTTATTCGGGTGAGTTTGCTCATATGGCTTTATGCCAAATGTAGTAATAGCCTTGGATACATTATCCTGAATAGATACCAGAATAACTTCTTCCATGGGGTCGGAAACATCGGGAAACCCATGCTCGACAGTAGTTTCAATATCGAGTGTCCAGATTTTCATCTGTGACGAATCATATTCTATTTCTTCGGGGAAAGTCTCGGTGATGTACTGATATGCGTAATTAGTATTCCCAAAGACTGGGAAGTTAGAAACTTCGCTGTACGTTTTCACATATTCTTTGGCATCATTGATATCCGTAAACTTAATAGAATCAAGAGTATCGCCAAAAAGTGATTTGTATTTTGTTTGTTCTTTTGTTTTAACAAACAGGCTTGGGCGAAAGCCTACCTTTTCATGGACTTGCTTTCCTTCATTGATTCCGCGAACAAGAATCTTGTTTCCATACTGTATGACTGACGTATAAAATCGCATAATATCCTTAGACTCAAATTCATATCTTACCACACCCCAACACGAATGTCAACTGATCGCACATGGAAATACCAATTCCTGAACAATTTCTTCTGCGGAGTAGCTGCTATAATAGCCCAAGTTTTTAAGTTTAGAATTATCCATGTACATTGACTTCACCTGTACAATTTTATGGAAGTCTGCCTGCGGAATATTCTTGATCTGAGATGTTGACAATGATATTTTTTTAGCATATCTAATAATATCACCAAAGTTCACTGGAATCCCATTGCCAACATTATAAATTGTATTATACTCGCCAACAGTTACAATCATGTTGATTGCTCTACACAAGTCTGATACATGAATATAATCACGATAAAAATCACCGTTATCGTATAATTCAATATCTCTATTTGCGCTAATTTCATTAACAAGATATGTTAATGCATTTTTCTTTTTCGATACTTTTTTATCGTTTCCACCAACTACATTTGCAAATCTCAAAATGCGATACTTTATATTAAAGGTTTCGCAGTATGAGATAAGCAACTGTTCAGCGGTGCGTTTGGTGATGGAATAAAATCCTTTTGGATTACATGGTGATGTTTCTTTTGCTGGCAATTCGGTATCACCATAAACAAACCATGAACTAACAAAATTGAAAACTGTGTCAGGATTATCCTTACACTTTTCTAATACTCGCATGAGAGTTGTTAGATTAGTTTCAATATCTATAAAAGGATTTGTTGAAACCGAATAGTTATCAACTGTAGAAATCATGTATAAAATATCATTTAACTTTGGGGTCAAATCATTTCTATCATTGACGATGCACATATACTTAGAAGCATATGCTGAACCAACATACCCCTTTCCACCAAACACATTAATCATAATAAAATCTTATTGGTTAATAAATTCCATAAATGCAGTTTTAGTCATTCCACCAATCTTACGATGAGTCTCGACTCCATTTTCATCAAGTAAAACCAATGCAGGAATACTTCTGATATTGAATTTATTTGCCATTTCAGTATTTTCGTCAATGTCAATATTTTCAAGTTCTACTGGCAACTCTTGAGAAATTCCGGCAATAGTATCTGACAACATTTTACATGGTTGGCACCATGTTGCATGGAACTTTAAAACTTTTTTCATATCTTTTCCTCTATAATTTTTACATAATCGCTGCAAATAGCATAGCAATTGGTGGGTAACTTTTTAAATTCTGGATCATTCCATTCGGGTAAAACTGCAATGCTTTTTTGTGTCAACTCTTTATTTGGATATGCCCATATCCATTTATGGCTGGTTATAACATAATCGTCATTTTGATGCCAAAAATAATTGTAGGAAGTATCGGTTAGCCAACGTAATGCGCCCAAGTTTTTTGCATGTATCCAAAATCCAATATCGTTTAAAAACTCCATTGATATTGGATATGTTGGTTCATCATGCCCCAAATAAAGTTCGGAGTGTATTACCCATAAATCTATTTCACAATCAAACCCAAGTTTTCTTGCTAACAAAATTTGTGCTGGGCTATTTTCTATGGCGGGATTTGGGCCATCAATTAAGCCACGATGGGCAATCAATTTCATTTTGTATTATTTAAGAAATAATTCAAATCCTCTGGAGTACCAATTCCCCACATATTTTCAATTTCTTTGATTCTAATCTTTTTATTATCTTCAATTGCTTCATTGAAAACTGGACACACATAAAATTCATTGTTGACCCGAATATTTTTCTCGATCATTTTTTCCGCATATTTTACATAATCCGAGCCCTTAGACCAATAATATACCCCAACGGTTGCATTATCGGAGATTGGTTTTTTCTCTGCAACTTCTGCGACAAACCCATCATCGCCAAGTCTTGCATAACTCCATTTTGGATGAGTGGATTTAAATGTTAACATACCAGCATCTATTCCATCTGCTTTAAATGCATACATTACATTGTTGCTGTTCCATTCAATATACTGGTCACTGTTTGCAATGACAAGTGGATCATCGTTATCAATCAAATCCTTTGCCAACAAAGTAGTACACGCTGCACCCTCAGTTATCCCATCCAATTGAACAATTTTACAATTTGGAGCAATTAGATTAAGCAAATATTGCAAATTATACTTTTCATAATGTGATTTTTGAACTAAGAAAATATAGTTTGCTTGGATATTGAGATTCTCAACAACCACCTGAATCATCGGCTTACCTCTAACATCAATTAAAGGCTTTGGAAATGTGTAGCCCTGAGTCTGGAATCTAGAGCCAGCCCCCGCCATAGGAATTAGCACATTTAACTTACTATCTTTCCATGGAATGGAAGTATTAACAGAATTTTTCATATCATTTATTTTATTAAATATTTTCTCAAATGTAACATCATGGCTATTTTCAACTGCCAATAAATTAGCGCCGCTATTTAATGCGCCTTCTCTTCCAATGTGACTATCTTCTACGATAATAGTATCTTTGGGCAATACATGCAATGCAGTCATACATTTCCAGTACATTTCTGGATATGGTTTTGGGTGTTTAACGTCCTGATTACTTACAAAATAATCAACATACTCAATTACACCAATTTTTAGTAAACTTAATTTTACTGTTTCTCTGATGCTATTACTTGCAACGGCAATTAAATATCCGGCACTTTTAGCATACTTAAATATATCAATTAATTTTTTATCTATTGGAAAATTAGAAATCAATTCCAATGTTGCAGATTGCTTCATTTCCCAAATTAAATTGTGGGAAGAGCTTGGCAATCCTTTTAACTTTGTTAAAATTTCTAATTTTTTAGTAGTATTTAATCCATCATATGTAGAAAGATGTTCTTCTCTAGTAATTATATACTTCTCATCAATTTTAGCCAATGACATATTGAGTGTTTGGTAATGTAATTCTCTGCTTTCGATTAGAACTCCATCCAAATCAAATATTATAAGTTTATTCATAATTAATTATCTATGTAATGCCAATAGACGCATAGGATATCCAATAATATTATCGGTAGCGAATCTTTTAGCAAAAGTTGCAAATTTATATTTCTCTGGAATTGGGTCATCAATATCTTTATAAACATGATTTACATCATCAAACATATTGCTAGTCCATTCAAGGTATTTAGGATTAAATACTAATAGATTATCATCAAATGTTTTTCCATCAAAATCTACTCGTTGAGTATATAATTTATTCGGGTCAATTGTATTTAAATTGGGAAGATCCCAAATCTGTGAATCATATCGTGTCATAACAACCGCATCATATTTAACCGAATTTTCAATTGAATATTTTTCAACTAGTTTTGATGCCTGCGAAATAGAATATAGTTGAGATAAAACATTACTATGATTAACTGTCCCAGCAGTCCACCACAAAGTTTTTGTTAAATTTTCATCGTGATATTTTTTAATCTCAGTATCATATTCAAATATTCTAGGCGGTTCAATCGTTAATATTTTAGGACGAAATACACTATTCAATACTAAAATTGAATCAGATAATTCGACTGGAACTTTTGAAATCTGTGACCAAGTAGAATTGACATATGTTTTATTCTTTCCAGACCACCATACATGCCCAAACACATCAGTATTATATTTTGATAATATCTCATGATGCAATGTATTAACTACACTCCCATATTCAGGAGTATTGCTAACATGTCTAGCTTGCCCATAAAATAGTAGAGCAACTCTCATATGTTAGAGTTTACCGCCAACGATCTGAATGCCAGAACCAAAAATTCCGTTATATTGATTGTAAATTTCTTCGATGATATCGCCTTGCCAAATCACATGATTGGCTGAGATTTCAATTGAGTGGTCTTTGGTATATGGGCCATATGGAACCATTCCCATTGCTTGCTGTCCCGGCTGATCGCGGGATGGTACATATGCTAATGCGACTGGCTTATCAATTCGCATTCTGTTATCTGGCAATGGAGTAACATCACCGATAATTTCTTCGCCGCTAATCAATTTAGTAATTTTAATCATTTCATCAATTCCTCTAATAATTCAAACGCTACATCTTCATTGTAGCACATTTTAAACATAATAATATTGCTATTACTATCTACGCATAACACTAATACTTGATCGCCATAGGTGCTAACTTTTAAAATCCGAGAGCCATATCTAATAGCCCTCAGATCACAAAATTCTATGTGCTCACGCGCATTAGTCTTTTTTGGATACAAATCCATACATTTCTGTGGCTTTTTTAGTCAACTCATCAATTGAATATTGTGCTGGCGTAAAATCTTTCCATGTTTCAGCGGTGACTTTTCCGGCACTCAATGCAACATCATATGCACGTTGTGCAAATTGCATATTGATTTCTTGTTGACGATCCATATAATCTTTAGCCATTGCCAAGATATCGGTACGAATTTCGAATGGGTTTTTATTTGACATATTTTTCCTTGTGTAGTGTGTTGTGATTATAGACCAAATTGTCTATTATGTCGATTCTTTTCATATTGATTTATCCAATATTCCACTTCATGAGTGGTAGTTGGATGCTTACTCGCAATGTATAGCTCAAGGTTATACTGTGAGTTCTGGTCTGGAAATATTTTATTGAATAATTCCGATAGATATTTTAACATGGTAATGTTTCTTTCTGTGATGTGTGTGTGATGTGTACGACATAGATATTTATGCCTTAGTGGATTCAGTCAACAACTGTTTTTTAGATGTTGGCTTATAGTCACTAACTCCAATAGAAATTTTGCGTGGCTTCTTTTCTTCTGGTATAATCTTCTCGACATTGATTACGAGAATACCATTAGTCAATTCAGCACTATTCACGACTACATGTTCTGCTAGTCTGAATGAACGCGAAAATTTGCGGGAAGAAATCCCTCTATGGGCATATGTTCTAGTATCTTCTTTTTCACCTGATACAACCAAAGAATCATTTTCAACCTGAATGGTTAAATCTGATTCGGCAAATCCAGCAACAGCTAATTCAATAGCAAATTGGTTTTCACCAAGTTCTATGATATTGTGTGGGGGATATGTTTCTTTTGCTGCGGTTGCAGATGATATTCGTTCAATTTCTTGGAACAATTGTTCAAAGCCGACGAATGAAGAACGTGGAACGTAAAAATGATCTCTAGTCATGAGAATCTCCTTAAAAGCAAGATTAAAAATGCCACCCCGAAGGCATGGCGGTAAATTCCAGCTTACTGTATACTGGGATAGATATAAATTATACCCATCAGATATGCTGAATTGTTCTTTTCAGCATTTTATTTATATTGACATAATCATCAATATAAAGATTTTTTCTCTGCGTATTATTTACGCCTTCATCTAAATTAACTAACCAACCACCAAATGATACTAATCCAAATATATCAATGAGTTTTGATTCTAGACATAATGCTTCTTTTTCGGTAAGAGATGTTTTTAATATTTTTATTTGAATCTCTTTGCCGGATTTTTCTATCATTTGTCGCTTTTTACGATGACCATCATTGCGATTTATATTGTATGCCCGATCACCTTCGCCTTTACCGACATAAAATGGCAAATGCTCTATTCCCAATGTTGAAGCAAATGCAATTTTACCATTGGCATCTGCTTTCAATTTAAAAAATGGATCGCAATGAACATAAACATAAAATTTTCTTTCATCAGACGATTCAATATCATTATAAAGATGAGCTATATCATATTCATGGATATAATTACATGAATCAAAAACAGATGAATGCATTTTTTTCTGCACTTTATCTACTACTATTAATTGATTTAGCCGTCGATCTATTTTAGATCGCAGCGCCTTTAAATGTTCTATCGAATCCCAATCTATATGCATACAGCTTCCTTTAAGAAACCGGTTACAAATCCGGTGATGCCTTATCGGAGCATCTGCTCGATTTTCCCGCTATATGTTAATCAAGTGGCGTTGATATTTTTTTACGTTACATATAGTACAACGGACGCCTGAAATTGCCATTGCTGGCAGCTTCTAACCGTTAGCATCAAACGGCCCCAAGGTAGGGTGAATCGGCACCGCTGGATAATTTTACTAGCCTTCAACGGTATGCTAGTTCCCATCCCTGAGAATATTTAACTATTTAGCAATTCCACTTTTTCAGTGCCAATGCTTTGCGGGTCGGTTTCCCGTTTTCATCCTTCATTGGCCCATCTACGCCACTCATACGGGCACAAAAGGATTTACGGCGATTATATGCCTTACTTCCTTTTTTCAACTCCGACGGCGGTGTAGTAACTGCCATTTTTAAATTTCCACCAGTTTCTCTATTATAAGCATCAACGCCTTTTTGCGTCAACCCACCCTCAGAGGACTTATGCCCCTTAGAGTCGATTGCATATTCTGTAATGAATTCTTTAAAACTTTGCATAGTGGATTATTTATACTGAATCTTGTTTCTTTTTACCAATATTATATTTAGTTTCAAGTGTCCAATCATATTTTTCTTTGAAAGAAATAACTTTGATCTGGGATAATGGAGCAGTATCTTCAAAATCCTTTGCATCAATAATGGTGATTAATCCCCAATCAACGAGCAATTTTGCAATTGTATTTCTACGTTGAATGTCATTCTCAGCCAAATCAGCAACTTTTCCATCAAGCGCAAAAAGTTCTTTAAAGTGAACAATAAAGTAGCGACCTTGTTTATGTAAAATATGGCAAGACTGAAATAAAGTCTTATCCTTACGAGAAGCTACACCAATTCTAGTAAGCGTTTCACGCACCTTTAAGAAATCATCTGGTTCTTTTAATACTATTTCCAACGGCTTATAGCCGGGGAAATTAATGTGAAATACATCATCTGCCATTACGTCCACCCTTTATTGTTTTTATTCTCAAATTATCTAATTCTTGGTCATTGAATAATGGCAAAATTTGGCGAGCTTTTTCAGTGCTATAACCATAATATTCCTTTATCACATCAATTCCATCTAGTTTTTCAGCCTTGATCCATTTGTTGAATCTTTTCTTAGCTCTCAAACTATTTATAAGAAATAGAAATTTGAATTTATTATCAATATGGGGACGAGAATTCATCTCATTTGCATAAATTACAGTGTCATTTCCAAACGACAATCCTCGATTAACCAAGTAAGAATTGTACTGTTTTTCTGACCAGTCATCTACAATTAAGTTTTCCTTTGTAAAATGGATTGCATTAATGAAATCAAATGGGCTGATTGCTACTTCTTTTACCTTTTCTACGGTATATTCTTTAACGGGCAATTCCCCAAATAAGGTATTCATTTTTTAAACGAGCATCTAGCCATAATTTCAGTTAAACATGCGACCAAGTTAATTTCTTGATCTGATACGAATGCACTTTTATATGAGTAATCTGCCAGTATAAGAATTAGCTGTGGAATCTCTGCGACTTCTGTTGTGAGGGTATCATACAACTTTCTAAAAATTGCGGATGGCTCACTGTCGATATTATTAACTACCCACCCACGCATCTTTTTCCAGTCCTTTTCCCGCAGAGAAGCAATCAATTCATTGATATTTGTATCTGCCATATTAACAAGGATTCCCTCATCAATAACGCCAGATGAAGAATATCGTTGCAACTCATTAAGAATTCGACGATAATCTGGGAAATGCTTCTCAACGACCTTCGCAACTACCTTTTGGTCAAATTGAATTCCTTGGTGAGTTAGAATGCCACATGCACGTTTAAAGAATTGACCGGCAATCTTTGGCTTATCTTCTTTTAGTAATTTAAACTCAATTACTGCACAGCGAGAATGCAATGCAGGAATGATTCTGTGTTTGTAATTACAAGTTAAAATAAAGCGGCAGTTTGACGAGAATTCTTCAATAAATGCACGTAGTGCTGGCTGAAATGAATTGGGATTCAGATAGTCAGCTTCATCTAAAATTACGACCTTTGGATTTCCACTGAATGATACAGTGGATGCAAACTGCTTAATTTTTGTACGTAGAACATCAATGCCAGATTCCTCTGATCCATTGATAATCATGTAGTCAGTATTCAATTCTTCACATAATGCACGAGCAACAGTGGTTTTACCCATTCCTGCACCGCCACACAAGAGCATATTCTGAATCTCGCCCTTCTCCAGCATTTCCTTAAAGATATGCTTTTGATCTGCTGGCAAAACGCAGTCATCAATTGTGCGTGGACGAAATTTCTCTACCCACAAAAACTCTTCTTCACGAATATCCATAATAATATAATTTCCAAATTAGATTGAAGAATCGGGTTCCATCGCAATAAAGTATTCAAGTTCCTTTGCAGAATTTTTAAAGTGCAGTAGTTTCTTTTTGGATACAGTCACAGTATATGCACCGGGAATAATCTTAAAGTTCTCAACTGCAACATGGCACTCAAAGTCGTTTTCTGCATCGCCAATAGTTTTGCGATATGTATTTGCAGTGTCGTTCTTTTTGTCGCCAACAACCAATACAACTTTTTCATCGCTGGACACGATGGAAATTGTTGGTGCTGCTGTAATTGCAGCCGCTTTCATAAGCATATTAACTTCTTCTGCCGACAACTTAAATTCAAAGTAAGAATCCAATTCAATGGTCTTATCTGGTGCAGCAACAATAACATTCAAGTTAGAGTAGAAATATTCAAATTTGCCATTATCTTTGGAGATAGTCAATGATTTTGCACCGAAGTCTACGTTTTGATTTTCCATCAATGTAAGCAAAGCAAGCAATGAATTAAGATCATAGATTGCGACTTCCATTGGAAAATCTTCTGCAACAGTTGCTTTAGCAAAGATGTTTTTAGCAGTGCTAATTGTGGAAAGGGATTTGCCCTTACGGATAAGAATGTTACCATTGATGGAGGCAAAATTCTTTAGGATTTGGATTGTTTCAGTGCTGATTTGCATAATATAATTCTCTTAGTTAAACGGGGTGATAGTCTACGGTTTTTGTTTTGTGCTCTTCATCATGAACATGCAATAGCATGATTGCATAGTGTAACACCTTTAAAATGTCTTTTCTATTTGCACCTTCTTTTTTACCATATCTTTGTGCATATTTCATGACATTACCAACAGTAAATCCAACTCCATGCCCAGAGTCAATGATAAACTCCGTTGCTTGAAATTTATCCTGTGAGTAATGTTCGCCATATGTTTTATCAATATATTCAGTCAATTCTTTGAGTAATTTGTCCTCATTGTATTTGTATTTTATAGCCATAATAAAAGTTCTTTCAAGTATTTAAAAGCGATTGGCATTTTTCATAAAAACGCTTTTGATTTCCGGGCATTCTGATTTGGAAATTATGATAAGACATTTCTCCAATAGAATCATTGCCATACGTTGTTCCAATGCCATATACTGGCATGCCATCGGCTAGGGGCCAATTGGGAGCTTCTCTGGGAGCAGCTTCAAATTTGATGGGCATAAACAACTCAATAGGTATATTACACTCTTCTGCCTTAAAAGTCAATTCTTCTGCCATATCTCCGCGATAAGTTTCTCTAAAAGATGGGCGACCAATTTTATTATAAGTTTCCATACTAAATGCAATCAAACTTGGAGCAGCAAATACGTGTTGATTATTTTGAATATGATTTGATCGTTGAGCATTACCAATTAAAATTCCTGATGCAGATTGGGTGGCGAGGTAATCCAATGTTTTATCGGACAATGGAACACAATCAATATCAAGAATGATAATATTATCATATCCCATATCGTCTCTGGAATCATTAAGTTTAATAAATTCATCTACTCCATCTCCATTGTTATCAACCGTGGGCATTGGGCATTGCACCCGAATATGTGGAAATTTAGATACATTAAATTTTTCAACCACCTGTCGTTGAGCCTCAACTGTTGCCTCATGAATGTTTGGCATAAAAAATGATACGATGCAAGTTCTCATGTGTTTTCTTCTTTCCATTGTTTAATGTGTTCAATAACGTCAATTTTTGGGTTCCAGTTAGGAACATTATTCTTTGTACAAATTGTATCTTGCAACTCATACTTTCTATCCTCGATAAGCTGCAATGGATGGGTAAATGCTCTAGCCAATTCCATAATAGATACATTTTTACCGGTTCCAAGATGATATGCATCTTCATAATCAGTAACATTAACTAAAATGTTCAATGCGTCAACTGTATCTTCGACTGAGGTAAAATCGCGTTTACGAGTACCATCGCCAACAATTGTAAGTGGCTTATTTTCCAATACTAGCTGCTTGAATTTTCTAATGACGGTGGTATGTTCTCCGAGATCTTTTTCTCTCATTGAACCATATACGTTGTAGAATTTAACCAGACTATTTTGAATTTTGAATACTGTGCGATAGAATTCTAATAGATAATCACACATATATTTTGAGAACGTATATGGATTATTGAATCTATCGGTAAATTCGGTAGTAGAAGATGACGCAAAGAATAAATGACCTGAGCCAGTACGTCTAATATATTCACATAATGCAACAGTGCTGTTGTAATTATTTAATAGAGTTTCCTCTGTATATTCAAACGATCTAACAATTCTGGCACAGTTTGCAAGATGAAAAATCTTATCATACTTATAATCAAACTTGTGGCAAAACTCATCAACGCCCATTACAAAGGTTATGGCTTTATCATTTCTATTTTCGAGTTTACCTGTGCTAATATTATCGACTACATGAACTTCATGTCCGCCATCAATAAATTTATCAACAAGATGACTTCCAACAAAGCCAAGCCCACCTGTCACTAAAATTTTCATTATTTACTTTCTTTCACCCAAGGTAATTTGCCGTTTAAATAATTCGACATTACCTTATTACCATTTATAAAAAATTCTTTTTGCACAGAATTTGGAGTATTACCTGCTCGGTAATTAACTGAGTATTTATACGTAGAATCAAAATCCAGATACTTATTACTCAAGAAATTATAAATTGCCCTATCAATTTCCATGACTCCCGGCTGTCTAAATTTCCTATACCAAATTGGCGACATTTCTATTGCAATATTTTTTGGAATAATGTAACAATTTACATCAACAAAAAAGTCATTTGAATTTATAACAGTATGCCATTGCCCAAGACTTTCACAGTTATCTTGGCACAAGAAATTGCTATCTGCATCAATGATGTTTCTAAGGGAATATGCCCATACATTAGGCTTCTTAGTCACTGCATGTACCATTGATGCTACGTGGCCTCTTTCTAACGTGTTATCGTCATCCAGATAGATGACATAATCACCTTTCATTAGATAAGTACACGCACCATAAATTCGATGCCCATTGTATCCATCTTCGCCAACTGAATATGGCAAAATAATGAATTCAGTATTTGCGTTACCATACTTATAGATAGCGCTCATGGCATCGCCTTGGCGGTGTTTACCATCAACTACTACCAGATGTTGTATGTTCTTATATGTTTGCTCTGCAACGCTTTTAAGAGTGTACTCCAGAAATTTGGAGCCAGTGGTCGCAGTTATAATTGTTACTAATGGTTCAGACATTTGATTTATATCCCTTTATCATTCTATCATCAAAGACCCAAAGATGGTCTATATCATATTTTTTTCTGTAATGCCAAATATCAGGCTCAGAAATTTCAAGTCGCGGCGTAACTGGTTTGGTATGCTTTACTGGATACTTATCAATGAATGCAACCCAGCCACCTAACTCAGTTCTACCAGTATAAGATTCTAGCACCCATTGCCAAGAATATTCTAATCCATATCCCATACTATATGGAGCAGTATCAAAGTCAAATACGCAATTAGCAAATGCTTTTTGCGAGAAAAATGGACACATGATTTCAACAGTATTAGTTATCCTAAAATCATATCCTTCATGTTTCAATGTCTGGGGATGCGATATGTAACTATCATGAGTCAAAGTTGGCTGGCATAAATCAAATTTATGATACTTTGCCATTTTAAAAATATTGTCTATTGTTTCTGGCGTAGTTTCAATATCATCATCAATATTTCCAATAAACTCATACTTAGAATATATTTCAGGAGTTATATGACGCTTCATCAATGGGAATTTATATCCCTTGTCTTTTATTACCCACTTTGCTTTATTAATAACTTCGGGTGAGTAATCCGCATCATCATAAATCAATAAAAAAACATCAAAGTTGTATTGAGAATAATCTCCCCACTTTTGATGTAATGCATCTTTACCGCAACATATTACTAGTAAATTTGGCTTCATAAAAATACATCCTTAAATTTGCTCATTACCAACTCAGGGGAGAATGATTTAACTCTTTTACTCCATTCAATATTAGTCATGCTAGGCAACTCTTGAATTTTATCAATTAAATTTGATTCTTCATAAAGAAGTCCAGAGTTATTTAACATCAAAAGATGATTTAAGTCATGTCCACCATTAAATGCTAATATCGGCTTATTTAAGTATAGAAATTCTGCAATGGATAGTCCAAAAGATTCGCCCCGCATTCTAGCATGAATTCCCGCATCGCATGAATTGATAATATCAGTTTTTAATTGAACATCATGAATCTCTTGCGTAAATTTTACATTTGGATGATTTATCCATGGAGCAGTGCCAATAAACAAGAATACAAATTTATCGGTTTTAGATACCAAATATTCAATTTGCTTTTTAACAAACTCAATATCAAAAGTATAATATCCACCAATTCTACCAATTAAAAATTGATCAGGTCTTACGCCAAGCATATCTCTATAATTCTTGGTTGGCTCCGGCAACTTTACAATATGTGGAACATATGGAACTTTTTGTTTTGTGATAGAATATACATGCCTAGATAGCCATTCTGAAATATATGCATACCTATCTCCATGCGGCTCAAATTCTTGAAACACGCAATGCACAGCAGTCTTGGCAGTATTAATAACTTTCTCATCAAATGCATCATATGGAAGTTCTTGTGCTTTGCAACCAGCCTTAATAAAATATGCAAGATCGAGATTTTCTTTCTCGCATATGTTACTAACTTCTCTGAATGCATGATCGCCATTATAACCAATAACTTCAAATTCTTCTTTGAATTTATCTATTACTGCTTGCTCGTTGCCTTCATCTTTTACATATTTGTGATTAGAATTATATAAGATTACGCTTTCATTCCCCAATATTTCTTGGTTATATCTAGCGTAATCTCGTACTGCAACAGCAACACCTCTATAATTTAGAGTATGTGTATGAAACAGAACTTTCATCAGTTATCCCATTTTTCCAATACAGACTCGATATATGAAAATACCGCATCATTATAATGAGGTGGGCAACCAACAAAGAATACATGACTCAATGCCCGATTTGCATTTGGATATTTTGTATAGTCATCTAGATGTTTGTAACCGGGATGCATTAGAATATTGCCAGCAAAATAGTTGCGAGTTTGAATCTTATTTGCTTCTAAGTGTTTTTGCAAACGTTCTTTTTGAATTTGGCTACGGCAAATAATAGGAACTCCAAACCAACTTGGATCAGCTAGATCATGATGTGATGCAACACGAATTCCGTTGACATGATTAGTCAAAATACTTTGAAACTTAATTTTATTCTCTCGGCGAGACTTGTCAACAATTTCCATTTTGTCAAGTTGTGCCAATCCGATGGAACCTTGCATATCCAATGGCTTTAGATTGTATCCCATGTTTGTAAATAGATACTTGTGGTCAATGACGCCCTCATAGCCATCAAGCCACTTATCAAAGCGTTTGCCGCATGTGCCACATGGCAATAGATTATTAGCACCTACGCAGTAGCAATCACGACCCCACCATGCAATGCTTCTAACAGTATTCATGAAATCTGCATCATTGGAGCAAATCATTCCACCTTCACCCGTAGTAATATGATGAGCAGGATAGAACGAAGTTGTCCATGCAGTATAATATTCAGTTAGAAATTCACCATTCCAGCGTGAACCAAGACTATCGCAGTTATCACCAATCAACATGATATCATGGTCAAATGCAAGTTGTTGCAAATAATCCATATCAGGAGGATTGCCCAATACTGGAGACACGAAAATAGCTACAGTTTTATCAGTAATCTTTTCTGCAATCTTTGTTACATCAAAGTTTAATGTATTGAGTTCAATATCAACGAATACTGGAGTAAGATTGTTTTGTGCAATTGGCGCAATTGTAGTTGGGAATCCAACGGGAGAAACAATAATCTCTGCACCATCTTCCCATTTATAGAATTTTTTAAGTGCAGTAATAAGCACTAGATTGGCTGAACTGCCAGAGTTAACCATGTGTGCATGTTCGACATTGAACATGGTAGCAAACTTCTCTTGAAACTTCTGAACTTGTTCACCTGATGGCAACCATGCACCAGTTAGAAAAGTCTTCATTGCACCATAAATTTCATTATGATCCCACAATGGGCCAGCATAATAAACGGGACTTACTCCGGGAACAAATGTTTCTTGATTGTAGGTGTATGGAGGCTTAACAGTTTTGCTAATTTCCATGAGAATTTCATCTAGATTTTCCATAATTTTTCATTCTGTAGTCAAAGGGGGTTAATGTAAGCGTCAATTATAATATAGCTTTAATATAATATCAATACATATTTATATTCTTCCAAGTAGCCAATCTAACATTTCGTCTTCTTGGAGCGCGTAGCCTTGGTCTTGGTAATATTCTTTACAGTCTTTGCAGTAGTGACCGTATTTGGAGGTGCGATTTTTGTTTTCGTCGAACGATTTGATAGAGAGATAAAAGCCGCCCCCTTCTTTGATATCGTGACCACAGGTTCCAGTGAGCATGAATGATAATCCTCGTATTCTTGTTTTGTTATTTTCTTATACGTGGTATTATTTATCCATTCTATGCTTTCATTAGTTCTTAGCATACTGGTCAACTCAAATCCTCTACAATAAAGATCATGGGTGAATCCATGTTTCCATACTGTAGTTAAACAAATATAATCGTCGCGGGTAACACTATCCATATTATTTTTATTATATTTTGGTCCGGGATGACGGAATCGAACCGCCATTTAGGGAGTAGAAATCCCCTGTATTATCCATTATACGAATCCCAGATAATTTATTCCGCTTACGTTTATGCGGAAACACCTAAGTGTTCGTGGGGTCTAATTACTTAGAAAATACGTCTGCACCAAACATTTTGTATGCCAATGCAACCGCAGTTGTGCTATCACCGAGTTGGTAAAAAGTTCCGGTCTTGGTTTTGGTGGTATAGATTGCGTGACCCTCTGAGCGGAGTTCGCTAATGCGACCATGAACGGAATGACTTCCACCCGCAGCAACCATCGATACCAATTTAGCAGCACTAACTTGTTTACCGCTCTTCAAGACTTTCAAAATTTTTGCTTTAAGCATAATATAACTCCATAAAATAAATTAAAAAATATGCAGTAGCTACCGCATGCTCACATTCTACAACAATTCATCTTCATTGTCAAGAGAAATTTTATCTAAAGTTGATTTTAATTTATCTCGGTAGTCCATCCCACCAGTTTTAATTTGTAATCTTATAGGATGCAATAACACATTTACTAACTTATTTGAAAAATCTTCTAACACAATGTTAGCATCTTTTCCGTTCTTTAATTGTATTATTGCCTTCTCTATATGATTACTCATTCAATAGAGTTTTATTTGCTGGGATTGAATTTTCTGGCATAGTTTCAGTCAATGGCTTATATTGAGTATTGTCAATATATTCAACCATTACTTCTTTTCCAAAAATTTCATTCCATCGTGTAGCATATTCTAAATTAGAAACGCTAAATGGTCTAGGAGAACTGCCTTTTCCGCCGTCTGATGTTGCCATATAATTACCTTAAAAATGGTGCGACTTGTTGGGCTCGAACCAACGACCAATCGATTATGAGTCGAATGCTCTGACCAACTGAGCTAAAGTCGCATAGAGAACCAGTCCGTACCAAATGAGGCAGAGGGACTAGCCGTGTTAAACTGCTGCTTCTGCTTGCTCCTGTTCAGCCAGAATACGTTTCAATCTATCAGCACAGAAGCTGGCTGCGGGAGCATCTGGTTTAACCATTGGTGTCATGTTACATGTACCTTTGATATAACCAATTGCTTGCTGAACCACGCAAGAGCTTCCATGCTCATCGGATTTGTTCAAATCCAAATGAACTTCTACGTGACGATCTTCAAGAACATCTTGCAATTCTTGGAACAATTCAGAAACTTTATAGACTTCTGACATTAAACGCAAAGCTGGCTTAGATTTTTTGTGGTCGTAGTCAATTTCACGTTGAACATAACCAAAAATCTTGCAACCATGTTTGCCATCAATATGAACAACTACCGCCAAAGCATAGTCCGCATACCAAACTCCATCAATGCGGATTCTTTCCGAATCTGCCCCAAGATAGATTTTTGTTTCTGGCCCCTGTGCCAAGATGAACTCTTTAGTTTTAGCTATGTCGAAGGTTTTCATTTCATGTACCAATGTAGTTAATGTGTGACGGATTGTACCATCGTTTTTCAATGTTGTCAAGCATTACATGTATTTATACGACTTTGAAGATAAAAAACATATAAATATAGGGAATAAGTAAAATTAAATTATAGTGATTGCAGATTTATACTATTGGTTGATTATATCATCTAATCCATTAAATCCGCCCTATAATGTTTGCACATATTCTAGCATTTCAGCTTTCATCTGTCCACGTTTTACCATATGAAAATTATAATCATTGGTCAAAATTAAAGGAAGTCTGCGAAAGTAAATCGTCAATCAATGGTAAACCAGTAACCTATTCCGCAAATGAATATGTTAAATCTGGTAGTGGAAATTCGTTCGTTATTTGCAGATGGGCATTAGTGCCATTAAAGGATAAAAAATGATAGATCCATTTACCGCTTTCGCTATGGCTCAGGGGGCAGTTAAAGGAATTAAGGCAGCAATTGCATTGGGCAAAGATGTTAAAGGTCTTATAGACGATTTTAGCAAGTTTTATTCAAGTGCAGATGCGGTGCATGCGGCAAGCACCAAAATGAAAATTGATAATATCGGGAAAACCGATGCCCAAATAAGTTCAGATGCTTTAAAAATTGCAATGGCATCTAAAGCATTAAGAGAGCATGAGAAAGAATTAAAGGATATTTTATTTTGGTCAGGTAATGCGCCGGTATGGGAAGAAATGATGGCAGAGCGCACACGTATGACCAAAGAACGTAATGCAGCAGAAAAAGCAATTGCTGATAAGAAGCAAAAAGATAGAGAAGCAATGTACAATTTATTCATGAATATGTTAATTTTTATTGCATGCGTTGCACTCTCTGCGCCTATTATATGGCTAACTTTTTATGTAATAACGAATCGAGGATTTTAAAGTGGCAATATATATGCAAATTGGTGCGGGGGCAGGGGACAGAGATTCTAGATTAGATTTCAGAGACGGATTTACTGAGTTAGTTAAAAAACAAGATAAAAGTACAATTGATAAAATAATTTTAATCGAGCCCAATTTAACAAATATTCCAGAATTAACCGTATGCTGGAAAGATTATCCACAGGCAGTTATTTATCAAATTGGTATATGTCTAGAATCTGCAATGGAAAAGTCTATAACATTTTTTTATGTAGAAGAAGATGCGCCACATTTTCAAGTATTTTCCATGAATAAAGAACATGTCCAAAAACACTATCCAGATAAAGAAATTAAATCAAAAATTGTTCAATGCAAAACGTTAATAGAATTTTTAAATGAAAATTTAAATGGGGCGTCTATTGATACATTGGCAATAGACATTGAAGGAATAGACGCCGAATTAGTTTTAGAAACAGATTGGACTAAAATAGATTGCAGATATATTTCCATTGAGCATTTACATTTAGGAGATAATTCAGAAAAAGTAAAACAGAAATTGATAGATGCGGGATACAAATATAATGGAGATGGAATAGATCATAAAGGGTATGATTGGTCATTTATAAAATAAATAATAAAGGATTTTAGAGTGAAAAAATATAAAACAATTTTTATATCGGATATCCATTTAGGAACGCGGGATTGTAAAGCAGATAAATTAATTAATTTCTTAAAAAATAATAGCTGTGAAACATTATATCTAGTCGGGGATATTATTGATGCTTGGAGAATACAGCAAAATAAATGGCAGTGGAAACAAAGTCACACCAATGTAGTTAGAAGTATACTTAATCATGCTAAAAAGGGAACTAAAATCATTTATGTGACAGGGAATCACGATGAGTTTCTAAGACCACTTATTCCTTATAGCATTGGATTTGGTAATGTAGAGATATTAAATCAAGTCACACATGTGGGAGTGGATGGTAAAAAATATCTCGTAATACACGGTGATTTATTTGATGGCATTACTAAACTGGCTCCGTGGATATCTTTCCTTGGAGATAAAGCGTATGACTTTATTTTAGGAGTTAATAATAAATACAACTGGATTCGCCATAAATTTGGATTTGGATATTTTAGTATCAGTCGATATCTAAAGCATAAAGTAAAAACTGCGGTTGATTTTATTTTTAAATTTGAAGAAAATCTTACTAAGTATTGTAAGAAACGTGGATTTGATGGCGTGATTTGTGGGCATATTCATCATGCTGAAATAAAAGAAATCGATGGAATTGCTTATATGAATGATGGTGATTGGGTTGAATCTTGTACCGCTTTGGTAGAACACCATGACGGAAGATGGGAAATTATTACTTGGACATTGGAAAAAGATAATGAAAAGAATTCTAATAATAACGGACAATCTACCGGGCCAAATTAATGGCGTAGTTACTACATTTAGCAATATTGAACGCATCGCTAAGGAAGATGGGTATGAATTTTTTTATATCAATCCTGAGCAATTTACATATATAAATGCATATGGATATCCAGAAGTAAAATTATCTTTCCCATGGAGAATTGGGAAGAAAATCAGGGAAATAAATCCAGATTATATTCATATAGCAACTGAGGGGCCAATAGGTCTGGCTGCAAGTCTATGGTGCTGGAAATATGATTATAAGTTTAATACCAGCTATCACACAAAATTTCCCGAATTTTTAAAAGAAGTTTATGGAATACCGACATGGATAACATATCGGTATGTCAAGTGGTTTCATAGACATTCTGGCAAAGTATTAACAACGACTCAGACAATGGTCGATGATTTACATGCACATGGATTTAAAACAAATATAATCCCATGGACACGCGGAGTTGACAGAAATATATTTAGAAGCGAGTTACGAAACGTAGAGAAAGTACATCCACCCGTATTATTAAGTGTTGGCAGAATAAGTAAAGAAAAGGGGCTCGATGATTTTTGTGAATTGAAATATCCAAAGGCAAAAAAGATTATAGTTGGTGATGGGCCATATCGCAATGAATTGCAAGAAAAGTATCCAGACATAGAATTTGTTGGAACTAAAACTGGCGTAGAACTTGCAACTTATTACGCAAATGCTGATGTGTTTGTATTTACTAGTAAACATGATACATTTGGGATAGTGATGATAGAAGCATTGGCAGTCGGCACACCAGTGGCGGCATATCCTGTTGCTGGCCCAAAAGATATTATACAGAATAGAAAGACTGGATATATGCACAGTGATTTAAAGTATGCGGTGAAACAGTCTCTTAGTATAAATAGAAAATTGATTGAATCCGAAAGTTTAAAATGGTCTTGGGATAATTGCTGGAAAATATTTAAAGAAAATTTAATAAAGGTAAAATAATGGCAGAAAAAACAGCAGAATCAGCACACGAAAAAGGTGCATTTATAGAGAAATTATTATTTGCTCTATTACCATTGTTAGTAGGATCAGTTGGATATTTAATATCTGCACTGGGCGCATTACAGCACGATGTAACTATTCTAAATCAAAAAGTAAGTCTTGTTGTCACAACAGATAACAAACAAGCTAGTAACACTGGTGCAGAACTTGCACGTGAAAAATTACGTCAAGATTTAGAAAAAGAAATCCAAAAGAACCGCGATATGATTGGTGAAAATCGTCAGCACATTGCTATTTTAGAGGAAAAAATAGGTGCTTCGAAAAAAATAGGATCAATATCTAGTAAGGATTGAGAATGACAGAAGAAAAATTATCACGCAGCGAACGTGAAGCAAAGATCAAAGATAAAGCGGGATGGGTA